TTGTATTAGAAGTTTATAATAGTGGATCTACTAGTTACTGTTCTTGTATTGATGATATTAGAACTTATGATGAAGAAGGTAATTTAAAAGATTATATAGGCTTTGAAATTAAAAATGAGTTAAATACTATATTAGAAAAAATAAATACATACATAGAAAATAATACTAAAAATGTAAATGATATTAAAGAAAATAATTATAATTCATTAGAATTAAAAAGTAGAACTAATAGGGTATTTAAAATTGATCCTAGAAATAAATCTAAAGTCAAAGCTATTACAAAACCTTCCGAGATTATAGAATTAGTTGTATCAAATCCGAATGGTGATAATATTATTATTACAACCAAAGGAAAACAATTTATGTTTAATCGTGACAAGATAACCAATGAACCAAATCTTCCATTTGTATTAAAATCTCATCCTGAATCAATTGGAACTTTAAAAATTTCAAATATTAAGGGAGTTTTTGATGAATCAGATAAGAAAGATGAAAATTATTATCTTGACGATATAATGAAATATTCAGAAGATACTATTTTAAATAAAGATAAAATAGTTTCAACTGATGAAAAAAATTATAGTGAATCTGAAATTATTGTTGATAATGAAGACTTTATTGCTTCTAATATTCACGATGATGATGATTCTATTATTGTAGAATAATTAAAAAAGAAAGGGGAGTGTATTCTCCCCTTTCTTTTTATTTTGATTTCGGGTGAAATAAACAAAAGTAATATTCCATATCCATCAACGGAGTACCAACAAATGCGCCCCAGAACGTGTCTGTAACCATATCGTAATCAAGACGGAATTTCTCAAATGTTCCTTTAAAACGAACAAAGTTAAAGGGAAATTTAAAATTGAATTCAAACTCCTCTCGTCCATTGACTGGAAATGCATAAATTTCTACAGGATCATCCTCGTCTACTTTCCCATTTCTATATGGAATTTTGATTCCACATGTTTCAAGATTCAATTCACTGATATACAACATCTTATTAATCTCCTTAATATTTGATTTCGATAAATAATATATATTAAAATTAATTTATTAATACGAAAACGAATTAATATAGGAGAAATATTATGTTTTTCGATAATATAAATTTATTTAATTGCGCAGTTAAAAATAGTAAAAAATATAAATGTCCATACTGTGCAAAAATATTTAATGAATCCGAAATGTTATATAAACATGTAGAAGTATCTCATGAAGATATGATTACAAAAGATAAAAGTGTTAAACAGACAATTTATGATGAGACTCACTCTGGAGATCATTTGTGCCAAATATGTAAAATAAATAAATGTATTTGGAATGAGAAATCTGGGCGCTATTCTACTCTTTGTGATAATCCACAATGTCGCGAAGAAGCACGTAGAAGATTTAAAGAAAATTATAAGAAAAAGAACGGAAAAGAGCATTCTATAAATGATCCAGAAATTCAAAAAGAAATGATGAAAAAACGTAAGACGTCTGGTATTTATAAATTTCAAGACGGAGGTACTCTTTCTTATATATCTTCATATGAAAAAGATTTCTTGGAATTTTATGATCTCACATTAGGTTATACATCAGATACAATTATCGAATGTCCCTATGTATTCAATTATGTATATGAAGGAAAAAATCATTTTTATATACCCGATTATTATATTCCGTTATATGATCTTATTATTGAAGTTAAAGCAGATGATGACATTACACATCCTAAGATTTTAGCAGTTGATAAAGAAATGGAAAAACTTAAAGATGAAGCTGTTAAAAAAGATGGAACACATAATTTCATAAAGATAGTAGATAAAAAATATGATCAGTTTGTAGATTTATTAAATCTTCTTAAAAATAATTATCTTTCTCAAAAACCAATTAAAGAAAAAATTATTATTATTCCAAAACGAAAAGAAGATATACGTGGTTTTACTATGCCTAAATTAAATTTTTTAGCATCAGATAAAACTATGACAGAATCTTATATTATGAAGAAATTATTAGATTCGGTAAATGGAGTATTAAATCTTTCATTAGTTATAGATAAAGATAATATTAATTTTGACGATCCGTTGTTTAAAAGTACTAATAAATTAATTTGTAAAACTTATGAATGTGATTTTAAAAATGAATCTAAAGTCAAAACTATTTTTAATGAATTTTCACATTATTATACAAAACAGTATGAACATTTTATTAATCAAGATTATATGAGTATTCGTATGGATATTTCAAACCTCGATAACTGGTTTATGATGAAAGTAAAATTTATCGATCTTAAATTTCAACAGAAGCTGATAAATTTATTAGATTACGTATGCGTAAACAATGATATCTTAATTTATTCATTTATAAGCACCAGTACAGGTTTTATATTATTAGCAGAAGTTTCTAACGATCAAAAACGAATATTAGAAAAATATTGTAATAATATTATGAAACAGTCTGAATACTCAAAATCTTCTATAAGTTATGATAAAGAATCTGTACAGTTACCAGGTTCTTTTGACGCTAGTACCGAAGTAAAAATCATACAATAAAGGAGAAAAGGAAATGTATATGGTTTTAAATTTTGTATTGTTGTTGATGTTCGTATTGTTATTTTGTCATTTTAAGCATATTATTGATATAGCTTATGGTAAAAATAAAATCGATATCAAATATGTATCAACTGACGAAAATCTTCATCAGGATTTACATAAAAGTTTTGCATATGAATATGCATCATGTTTCGATATTCAATCCGCTGAAAAAGAAGATATTATTATCGAACCTGGTAAATCTTATACTGTAAAAACAGGTTTGTATTTTTGTTTACCATTTGATTATGAAATTCAGGTTCGACCTAAAAGTGGTATGAGCAATGATATGCATGTTACAGCATGGGGAACTGTCGATTCAGATTATCGTGGTGAAGTTGGGGTAACAGTTTATAACATGACATCAGAACCATATACAATCTATTATGGAGATAAAGTTGGTCAGGGTCATATTAGTAAAAAGACTTTTATGATTTCGCATGGTGATAAATTGACACGTGTTAAAGATCAATCTGAATTTCCAGCAGATTTACGTAATACTGAACGTGGAAGAAAAGGATATGCTTCTACTGGCGTATAATAACGTATAATTTTTTAAACTTCTCCCTAATATTAGGGAGAAGTTTTTTACATATAAATATATAAACTATTTAAATTAGGAGATAAAAATGAGTACAATGGTCGACATTATCCCTTCTATATCTCCAACAGGCGGTTTTAAAAAAATTTCAGATGATAATACATATAATAATAACAATAAAGTTTCTACATTATTTAATATATTAGAATATAGTGAGGGTAAAAATTCATTATATCCTGAAATGGGTGTATATAGATTATTAAACTCTATTCCGTACTCAGAAAATCCAGAAACGATTGTTACGCAAATATCTGAAGTATTGTCTAAATTTTTGGATTTCACTGTTGATGTTGGATATGAATACACAGATGAATCGAGAGAAAAGATAATGATAAATTTATCTATAGCGGGTTTACCTGGTACAATAAAAGTTGGGGCAAAAAAGGCTAATAGTGCAGTTAAACTTATCAATCCTGTTTATATTAAGTAAGGAGAAATAAAATGGCTGATTACGTTATAGATGATGGAAAGGATTTAACACCTGCACAGTTAGCGGCTAAAAGCGGTCAGCAAAGAACAGCTAGAGATATGTCTGTAGCTGGTCTTATGAGTGATCGAAACGGTACACCGCCTACACCAGAGCAGATGAAAGAAATGCAAAATAGAATTATGGGTCGTGCCCCTAATTTTGATAAATTGCCACAGGCAGAAAAAGAAAAAGTTATGTTTCAAGAACTTCAGAATTGGCATTTTTCACAAATGCCGAGTATCGAAGAAATGAAAGCTGATATTGAAAAACATCCATTGACATGCGAAGTTAAATCGTTTAATGAAGATGATGTTAAAGGATATAAAAACCAACATATAAACTTACTTGCTGGAAATGTTTCATTGAGTGTAGTTTCAGATGGAAAAACGATTAAATTTAATAATGCTGAATTACTTGAACAGTACAGAAATGCTGTCCAGAATAAAGAAAATAAAGAAAATAATATGAGTGATTTACAAAAACGTGGACAAACATCACATTCTAGTAGATCTTTTGATGATTAAAAATATATGTATATTATTAATAGAAGATAGTTAGACGGATATCCGTCTAACTATTTATTTTATAAATAAAATAACTATATACTAGGAGGAAAATATGAAACCAATTTATTTAAATGAAGAACGAATTAAAGATTTAAACGACAGGTTTTGTTTTATTTTAAATAAAGTTTATGAAAACGCATATTGTTCATTGATGAAAGGGAATATCGATTTATATATTGCAGAAAATGAATATGAAAGTGTATTTTTAAAATTAACATTTGAACCGATGGAAAATGAAAACAAATTTCGTTTAATATCTGGGGTATTTCTAACACGTTTTAGATATGAAACTAAACATGATAAAGAAATGTATAAAGAAATGCGACGAAATAAAGAAACATATGTACGGTTTAACGATTATGTTAAATATGTTGAAAAATTTGAAGAGGAAAAGAAAAATGGAAATTTATCATGATAAAGAAACGGATAAAATAAAACGTTTATATACCGGCAGAGAGATAATGATAGCTCTTGGTGTTAAATTAAATATTATTCATGAAGTATATAAAAATCATTATAAAGATCTTTATGATTTATTTGATGAACGATATAAGAATTCTATGGATAAGATACCACTTTTTGAAAATGAACTTGAATTTTATAATTGTTTATTGGAAGGAAATGAATCGCTTATTAAAAAGAATGAGATTAAAAAGAATCCAATATACAAAAAAACTAAAAATCATTTTAAAATTAAAAGATACTCTGATATAAAAAAGTATGATGAAGTTATCATTACATCTACTCGTCAAATAATAATTCAAACAATTTTACATTATATCTTTTGGATTGGTGTAGGTGTTTGTATCGGAAAATTTATTATAGGATAAAATATGAATATTTTAGAATTTTCGGATATCCATATCGGTTCACGGCCTGATGTGGTTGATATGTATAATAATGAATTAACACAAATTCATAAAATATTATATGAAAAGAAAATTGATGTAATTGTGTTAAATGGGGATTTGTTTGATAAACGAATTTCTACAAATAGTGATTTTAATACGTGTGCAAATAAATTTGTAAATAAAATTGCTATGTATTGTAGAGAAACCGGAGCAGCGTTTTATATTGTCAAAGGTACTCTTACACATGATTTATATCAGTTGGATTCCTTTTTATATTTGATAGAAGATCCAAAAAATAATACATTCATAATTAATACTTGTCAAGAGATGTTTTGGAAAGGTTGTAAATTTTTATTTATACCGGAAGAATATGAAGCATCGAAAACAGAGTATTATAAAGACACAGTATTTAATCCAAATAAAAAATATGATTTTGTATTTGGTCACGGAATGTTTACATTTGCAGGTGGTTATGCTACCGAAAGCGGTAAAAACAATCATATTGTATTTGATGTAAAAGATTTCGCAAATAATGTGTATGGATTAGTATTATTTGGACACATTCACGTTCAAATGAGAAAAGGAAATTGTTGGTATGCTGGATCTTATTCTAGAGATTCATTTGGAGAAGAAGATCCTAAAGGCTGTATATTTGTACAATATGATGAATCGCAACACAAAATAATTAAGGAAGAATTTATCGAAAATAAAAACGCTCCTATATATAAATCATTGAATGCTAAAGACATTCCTGAAGAAAATGTAGGGGTATTCATTAAAGATGAATTAACAAAATGCGTTAGATTGAGAATTATAATTGATTCAGATATTACAGAAAAGAAATTTAATGATCTTAAAGCATGTTCATACGAAAATCATAATCTTATTCTTTATAAAAGAATGAGAGGTCTTTCAAAGAAAGATGAAGATGAAAAGAATAAAGCTCTTGAAGATCACAGAAAAGAAAGACGAGATCTTATCGATAAATATTCAAAAATGAATTTTTATGAAATTACAAAAACATTCGCAAAAGACAAATATGGAGTTGAAATAACAATTGACGAAATAAAAGAAAGTCTTAGCTGATGAAAAATTATACACACAATAACTTATTGATATAATAAAATTGAGTTTCGATTTTATTTATATATTATTTAGTAACCTATAGGAAAAAATTAATTTTTGGAGGCCTCAAAAATGCAGGAAATTTATTTACACGATGCTGGTGGTGTAGAACCAGATGCATCGGACATTTGTACTGATGAACTCGTATGTTATTTAGACGGGATCAATACAAAACTCGGTACAAAAGAAGATCCACGATTTGGTGAATATCAGGAATTCTGTGCTTCTATCGATGAAGCATCAATTCTTAAGATTGAGCCTGATCAGATCTCGAGTGGAAAATATGATGGTTTGGATCTTACTGGCGACGAAAACGATTCTACACTTGTCGCTATTAAAGAACCAGAAAATAAATCATTCTTCGGAACATTGTCTATCTTGGATTATGTTAAGCTGAAAGCTATATTCACTACTCCGATGACAGAAGGCGTAGCATATGCTGGTAAAGAATATGCTTCAGTTCCAGCTAATGGTTTTGTAACACCATAAAAATACTAAAAATAAAAATAAGACATATAAATTTATATGTCTTATTTTTTTGGAGTTAAATATGATAAATGGAACCTATGAACCTTTGTTAACATATCTTGATCCTATTGCATATAAACGTTTGACCGAAATAAATGAACGAAAATTAAAAGAATTTGAATTTAGATTTAAAACGTTTTCTGAAAAATATTCTGATCGATTTATAAATGATGTTATAAATCAAATAAAGAATGCTAATTTGGAAAATGTTTGTTTTACAGAAATTTGGAAATTCGGTTACAAAATGTTAGGATCAGATATTAAAATTCTTGATCCGGAAGAGCCATCGAATGCAGAAATTGCTATTTCTTATTTTTTTAAAAAATGTTTTGAAGTTCTTTCGGTCGAATATATAAAATTTGAATTTGAAAGACAGGATGGAGATGATGTATATATGACTATATATATTAAAAATCCTGTTAAATTTAATTTAAAGGATGAAATTGAGAAATTTGATATATAAAAGATGAGCAGGGTTTTCCCTGCTCATTTTATTTTAACAATTAAATATAGGTTATATGAACTAACGGAGGTTTATAATATGATACAAGGTTATATATATGATAAAGCCAAAAGAACCAAGCAGCCCATTTATATTCCTTCTGAAAATAAATTTTCTAATTTATGTGTTAATCTAGATTATGGATTTGTAGCTGGTTTAGATAATAATAGAATAAGAATTTTTAATAATTACAGAAGTGATAGTGGAGATGAAATAGAACTAACTTCAAATATTGAAATTAGTGATGTAAAAACATTTAAAACATTTGTTTTAAATGGATTTTTATATTTTGTTTATTTGATAGATGTTGGGGAAATAAAGAATAAAATTTATATTGTTTCGCTTAATATTAATAAAAATCTTTCAGTAACTGAAAAAATAATTGATATTGAAAAGTGTGAAAAAAATTTAATTTATGTCGCTACAGACAATACAATAATTTTTTCTATTAATGAAAATAATATTAATTATTATTCTATTTTAGAAAATAGAAATTATTCAATAGAATTCAATAAAAACAATGTAATAGATTTGAATAGTATATGTAGAGTGGACACTAAAAAATATATAGATGAAGAAAATTCTGAAATGTATTCTAAATATAAAATTAAATCTGAAGAAATTCCATTATTTTTTGGAAAATATTCTGAAAACAAATCTATTCTATTTTTTATAAATACTAAAAAATCTATAATATATAAACAGTTTATTCTCAATGAATCATATAATAAAATAAAATCTTGTACGATAGATTATGATAATGATTTATGTGTAACATTTAATATTTTTAATACAGTATTGAATAAAGTAGTTAAAACGCATTTTACATTCGATAGCACTAAGAAAAATAATGTAAATCTATTAGATACAGATATTATTATAGATGCTGGTGTTAATATTTCCGAAGATGAATGTGTAAAAGTTAATATGAAAACTTATTCGCCTTCATATTATGGTACAGATAACGAAGTTAAAATATATTCTAAACCAATTAATGTAGACAAACAAATTTCAAATGTATTGGATTCAAACGAACAAATTGAGACAAATTCTGTTGATAATTTGAATGTTAAATCTGAAGTTACATTTGCTAATGGAGATAATATTTATAAAGAAAGTTTTGATAACATCGATGATATTTTTAATATTATTGAAAATTCTAAGTCTTTTAATAGTCTTGATGATTTTGGCGATGATCAAGATGTAGATGCCTTTAGTGAAAATACATATAAAGAAAATTTAATTGTTCAGGAATTCTCAAAAGATAAAATTGCAACAACGATTTCTTCAGTTAAACAAAATGATGAAAAACGAAATATACACGAAGTTAGTTATAATTTTGATAAAAATAATAATATTACAACTACAATAGATGGTGTAAATTCAAATACTACTGACAACGAATATAAAAATAATGTTGTGCAAATAAATACATTAGATATTCCTATGAATGAGTTTAATGATATAATTTTCCCATTTATTAATATTGCATTTAAGAAGTTCGGATCTATGTCTTATTCGAGAGAAGATCTGGATATCATATATTCATTATATATGAAGAATGTAAAATTTTATAAGAGAGAAAAAACATTATCTGAAAATACAAATTATAAATTTGGAAATGTAAAAATTAATTATATTATTAGCAGTATCGTAGATAAAATGAACGGAGAAGGAAAAAATGTATCTGATGATGAAGTTGCTAGATTTGTAGGTGAGTTCTTCGGACCTAATGGTTCTAAAATTTATCTTGATAGAGATAGTACAAACATATACAAATATATAAACAAATATGGTGGTTATAAACTTAATTAGGAGTAGATAATGAAAGAATTTTTTGATTGGTTATCTAATCCTGGAATTGGTGAAGAGTTGTTTGTTCTTATACTTCTATTGATTATATTAGGCGTATTTATATTTATACTTAAAAAATCAGACAGTGTAGATACTAAATGGTTTAAAATTAAAAATAAGAAGAAAGAAGAAGCTACTACAAATAATAGCGAACAAACAAAGGGAAAAGATAATAAAAATGATAATTTATGTGGTAGTAATGCTAGTATTATAGCTTCACAAGATTATCGTATAATAAGTCTTATTGTACAATCACATGCTGGTAGAATTCGTGAAGAAATGAAACAATACTGTTCCATAAACGGATTAGATAAAAAGACTAAAGATGAATATATGATGTATGTAGATGAAAAGAAAAATCTATATATAGCAGAATTAAAAGAAATGTTTAATCACGAATATATGTCTTATGATATAATAGATATAACTGATATCTATGAAATTATAGACGAATCTAAAGAAGCTCTAATGAATAAGCTTGAAAAACTTTATATCAAAGTTAGAGATATCTCGATAGAAGAACATTCAAGATTAAATGCTGAAAAAATAGAAAAAATCTCCGAAGTAAAAAATAGATTTATGACGTGGTATCGAGCTTCATACGCTACTACCGAAGAACGCGAATCTGCTTTGGCTGGTTTTATTGATGAATATAGAGATGTGTGTGAAAAATTAGTCGTAAATGAACGTATAGATATACTGAATAAGCAAGTTCAGAAAATTGATATGGCTAAAAAAGATTTGATTGACATCATAATGAAAAAAGTAATTGAAAAGATGACAATTAAATTAAATAGCTAAGGAGAATTATCTATATGGAAGAAAAAAAGGAAAATGAAGAAATCAAAATTTATTCTTTGATTGCTAAGTATTCAAACTTATTAACAAAGTATAAATCTGCAAAAGGCGTAACATTTCCATTGACAAATATCAGAGGTATTGTTATTCATCAGTGTTCTGAGAATAAAGATGTAACTGAAATTGTTGATGAAATGGTTGCTAAAAAAATCAACCCATATCATTTTATTATTGATGAAAATGGTGATATTGGTCAGATCAATGAAATTACAGAATGTGTTGCACACGCAAGAAGTAAAAAATATACTTCTTTTGCAAATACATTCTTTGGAGATTCAACTTGTCCAATTTTTGAAGAAACACCTGAAACTCCTCACGGAGAAGCATCTGTCGACAATTGTACAATTTCTATTCTGATTCCTTATTGTTCAGATGGAAAACTTGATTCAAATGTCTACGAATCATTACAGAAACTTGTTGCATATATCATCAATAAATATTCTAAATCATTACAGGCTACATCGGCTGTAGTTTCTGCTTTTGAAATTTCAGAAGGTTTTGATGATCCAAAATGCTTCAAGGATGATCCTGATTTCTATCTTCGTTTTAAATATGATGTAGAAAAATTAAGATCGAAATGGCTTCTTCATTATGAAGGATTTAAACGTGGATATCCGACTGAAAAGATTTTACCGGTTGATTAAAAAAATAAATAATATACTCCTCATATGAGGAGTATATTATTTATTTGTTTTTTTCTTCTTTTTCTTTGATTAAAGTTTTTACAGCTTTTTCGTATTCTTCGGATGGCTCAAAACTAGTTTTTAATGCATCTGCTATTTTCATTTTATTATTGTCAACCATCAAGCATTTTATACATTTTGATTTATAAACGCTAGGATCAACGTTTTTATATTTACCATAAAAACAATATTTACATGAAACAAAAATAGCAGATAATTTTTTAATATCATCATCATTAAGCATTTATAATAACCTCCTTAATTTAAATGTTTAATGTCAAGAGAAACCTCTTCATTGATATTTCCGAAATCTTTATTCTTTTTATTTCGATAAACTGTGATTTTATTATTCTTCAAAATTTTTGCAAATTTCTTATAATAAAAATCTAAAGGTATATCTTGATCACCATATATAATGATGTCTGCATCAAAGAAACAAGAAAGTTGAATCATTTTCATGAGACCTCTATTATATGATGCTGCACTACCTACAGCTCCGAAAATAATATTATATGCATCTTTAGGGAAGAATCTGTTTTTTATACACATAATATCATAGGCACCTTCCGCGATTACGATTTTTGGAGCACGAGCCATTAAATCAACTTCTTGTGCGGGAAGATATAAGAACGAATAATTACTTTCATTTATTTTAATATTTACATATCGTTTATCGGTTCTTTTACTATCGACGTTTCGCATATTAATAATATTATTATTATAGCTTAAAAAGCCGATCCAATGATTTGTTAAATCCTCAAGTGTTGCATCAGAGATACCTAAATTTATTTTATTGATAGTAACAAAATCTCTTAAGTTATATATCATTTTATAATTTTTGATATTTTCAGCTTTTGAAAAATCTATCCCTGTTCTATTTGAAGAATAAGAAATCTTTTTCATATCACTTTCTTTTGGTCTCGTTGGAATTATGAAATCATTTGTAATATCTGCCGTATTTTTTATTTTAGAAACACCTTTTTTATTTAACGAGGATACATAATTGTCAAAATCATTATTTATAATTCCGAGTTGATGTAATACTTCTGGTGTCATTAATCCTGTTGGATTTTGACAATCGCCATGAAAACAATGAACTCTCATACATTCATCATTATCTATTTCAATATAAAATTTAGGTGTTTTATGTCGATCTTTACAAAAAGGACAAAGAGTAACTATTTCTGTATTACCACTTTGATATTTGGCTTCTGGTAATTTTAATAGTTCCTTAATTAACTTATCTTTTACTGTCATATTTAAACTCCTTTTATATATTTATTAGTTAATCTATAAATAATATATAATTTAAAACTATGACTACATATTAATATAATTAATTCATATGAGAAACCAAACGCTAAAGAATAAAATGAGTCTAAATGTTTATAGCTGTTGAGAGAAAGAGTCGGCAAATTGCAAATGGATGTCAAAACGTATATCCGCGTGAAGGAATTATACAGTGAATAGAAGCATTTAAGAAAGTCATATATCTAATTAAAAACGATCAACTAATGAATTAATTAAATGGGTCCCTCTTCGATTAGAGGGACCCTTATTTTTTAAGGAGATTTAGTGATATGAAAATAGTAAATAATAGAACACTCGAAACACAATTATCATTAGATCCAACAAATGATGCTGCTGGTATTGTAATCGGTGATCGAGATGAAACTGGAAAGAATACCATTAAAGTATATATTCCTAGATTTATGCAAGGTATTGCAATTGATGAAGGAAAAATTATAGAAGAAAATGCTACTATAAAAGGTAAAAAAGTTTTGAATTCTGTTAATAAAAATATTGGTTCAACTTCAATAAAACTTAAAAATTATATTGAAGTTCCACCGTTTTTAGTGCCAGGAATTAATCCACCTAGATATGTGGTTGGCGAACGCGTCTTTATTAAATTCGTTGATAATGATATTAAATCACCAATTTATTATCCATTCCAAGTACATGATGTTATAAAACGTAAAGAAGATATTATTCGAACTTTTGTACCGTCAAAAGAAAATGAAGATGATCCTATTGTTGATGAAAATTCATATTTTATAGAATTAAATTCTAGAGATAAATTTGTAAGATTATATACATCTAATAAAAATGGAGAAAATTGTCCATTTACATTTAATATAAATACTGCAGATGGAATTGTTACATTTAAAGACGATAGTGAAAATCGTTTGTTTGAATGGAATCATGATGAAGATAAAATATTATTTCAGACTGATGCTGGATTAATATTTGAAATGAAAGAAAAAGCGGCTCGGCTTGAATGCGATACTCTTAGTATTAAAGCCGAAACATCAATTGATATTGAAACATCGAAGTTTAGATTAAAAAGCGATCAGGGTGATGTATTGATAGATAACATGTTTGTTGAAAATAAATCTTCATATGAACAAAAAACTCCTAATGCTAAATTAAAATATGATATGGCCGAATTATCTGGTTCATTGTGGCAAATTATAAGTTCTGGATTATTTTTAGATGCCCCTGCTACTATAAATACTGGTATGAGTGTTTTTGCAGGGTTTTATGTTACAAAAATACCAGCCCCTGGAAAAACTCCATCAGTATATTCTGGCGGATGTTTAGATGGTTCATCCCCTAGTTCATCATCTAAACCTAGTCAACAAAAACCTAGTTCTAGTTCACCACAATCTAAATCGTCGGGCAGTTCAACACAAACTGATATGAAAGGAAAAGGTGGAAAACCTTTAGCATATGCTGAACCTACTATCGAAATGATTAAGGAATGCGCTAAACAAGCAGATAAAGCTCTTGGTATTGCCAAGTATCATATGCATCCTGGTGAATATAAACCTCTCGCTATGAATCCAGCTTCTCCAGCTGTTAGCAAACCAATGGCTAATCTTGAAATGACTGTTCAGATGAAAGGTATGAGTAAATGTCCTAAAATAAAAGTAAACAATTTTAAAGTATAGGAGTGTAGTATTATGGGTTCTTATATAGAAAAACAAATGACTGAAACAACCAATTTTATTAATAATGTTAGAAATATGTTTGATAATACTTTGAATTTTGAAAATTGTTCATATAGAGAAAAATATGTAAATGATGATGTTCAATTTATGGATAAAAGTGAAAAGAACTTAATTTATTTTAGAAATATATTGCAAGAAAAATATTTAACTAGAATAATTAATAATAGACATAAAACTTCAATTACAATTGAACAGAAAAATGATTTTGATATGAATCCATATTTAGCTGCTCATACATTATTAGGTAATAGGGAATATTGGTGGTTGATTCTTCTTGTAAATAAAAAGATAAATGTTGAATCATTTACTAAATTAAAAGATTATATTTATACTCCTGACATTAGTGACATTAAAGAATGTTTAATTAATGAAATGAGTAAGAATGAAGATGTAGGTCAAATAAAATAAGACAATAATGATGAGAGACTCTTTTTGAGTCTCTCGTTATTTTATAATAAATTTCACAAATATATTTTTTTATCATAAAACATATAATTATTATTATAGATAATTAATATTATACTCTTATTATGAATTTTCTACTATATAATGCTAGGGGAAATTTTCTTTGAGTTACCATATTGAGAGGAGGTACCATGAAGTGGCTAAACGAAAAAGCGACTTGACGTCTTCTTACACATCAAGTACAAACAATACAAATACAGAAACAACCGGTGTACAGAGCATCGACAAATCGCATATTACAGATGAATCATCTACACTTTCTGGTATCATCGATGGTCGATATCAAGAGAAAACATCGAACTTGAATAAGCTCAGTGGTGCAAGAACTGAAATTACTTATTATCAACAAGTTCCATGTGGCGAAAACAATGCTTTAGTAAATATGGCTGGTTTTAATACTAGTGATCCAAATTTAGGTAGATTCTTACGAATTGAAGATTTGGCCGTTAAAATGGACAATATCGAAATGAATTTTGATTCTACAGAGGGCAATGGTCCAAAATCAGCGGAATCAGAAAGTAAATTAGTTATATTACCAAACACAGTTTTGCCTAATCCAAACGACAGATTTACAATGAAATACCTCGATCGAGTTCGATTATATAAAATTACAGACGTTACTCCATTATCGGGAGATTCTGAGAGTGCATATGAATGTACCTTTATATGTGAAGACAACGACTTTAATTACGATAGTTCCGAATTACGAAAGCAGGTAGTAGAAGATTATATTTTTGACGAAACTTATCTAGGTACCTCAATGCGTACGGTATTTAGAGAAGAAGAGTATGATACATTAACTGAGCTTAAAGAGCTCTATTCGTGTATTGGAAAAATATACAAGCGAGATTTCTGGGATAAACAACTTGAAACATACATCTTCACTTATGAGGATAATATGGGAGTAGAAGAATATCGATCTAAAGGCGTCTATAACTTAGAAATGTCTAAGATTGAATATAAACGTGCATATCGCTTAAAGCAAATGTATGATGGTCAGTTAATAGATTTTATTTTAAAGAACAGAATCTTCTATTCAATAGAATATTTTCCAACTGTTCCTACACAGTATACTACCCAAGAAAATGCAAGAATTTATAACGGAACGATCTTTAGTGCATTGGAAAGAAAGAATAGGAAATCGTTACGAAATAAGTTTCAGATGCCTATGGAATTAAATATTTCAAATCCTGACGCTCAACCAGTTTTATATGGTAAAATGAATCTTATACACGTTTCAACACAAAATGATTCAATTTTAAATTTGTATCCTAGTGGAATGTGTGATATCATTGCAGAACAGGTATCGGAGGACATGCCGGTGACTCAGATAGATACAAGTTCAACAAAAGATCTTATTGTCTATACAATTGCATTATTTATAAATAATAAGACTAAAAATCTATCTAAGTTAATCAATGCCATTTATGATAAGATGGATGATTTAAATTGTCATTATGATATTCTTCCTACTTATCAAACATTTTATTTATTACCTATACTTGGATTTATAGCTAAATCATTAGCCGATGATATTGTTTCTAATAAAACTGGAGATAATATTTTATCAGATCCTATTTCTGCTCGTCGAGTCGAAAGTAATAAATAAAAAATACTATTTTTGAGGATACGAAAATGGCAACAAAGAATAAAAACTTTTTTACTGGTCTCGAAGATGATGAAATTTTCGAAGATCAGACAGATCTCGTTGATCAGAATGTAGATGAAGACGGAGAGATCGAAGCTGTTATTTCTGAAACTGATGTTCCAGAAGATGGAGTTCCTGGCTCAGTAGATAATTCAGATGTTGTATCAGTTGAAGACTTCGATCATTTCTTCAATGCCGATATGGGTTTTGAAGATGACGAAGAAATCGTTACAGACGAACCAGCTGATGAAGAAGTTGTTGAAGATGAACCTGATGGCGATGAAGCTCCTGTTGTAAATGTATCAGATGATATCGAAACTGGCGATACAGATGAAACTGTAGATGATACAGATGACGTTGCCGGTGAAGAATCATATGATATTTTTGGATTCGAAGATGAAGAAGATCCTGTTGATCAGGCTGCCGATGTTTCTGACGATGAAGTTCCTGCTGAAAATGAAGTTGGTGAAGAACCTGCTGAAGAAGCCGAAGATGAACCTGAAGAAACAGATGACAACGATATCGGTGTTGATATCAATGTTAACGTAAATGTCGATGATGGATCTGATGATTCTGAAGAACCAACTTCTGAATCTGAAGAAATTTCTCAGGAAGATTTTGATTTTGGTTTCTATGGTCTTGAAGACGATGAACTAGAAGTAAATGTTGAAGTTACTGTTGATGGTGAAACTGAAGAAGTAACAACAACAGATGATGAAACAGATGATGAAACAGATGATGAAACAGATGAAGTTTCTGATGATCCTGTTGATCAGGCTGTGGCCGCAAACGAAGAAACATCTGATGAACCTACTGAAGAAGAAGTGGGTGAAGAAGATGATGATCTCGATGAAGGTGAAGAAGATTTCAATATCTTTGGATAATCATCATAACTTTTAAAAATATAGAGTATTCTCCTAATAATGGAGAATACTCTATTTTAAATAAAGGAGAAAAAATGGCTAATATTGTTAAACTCACAGAAGAAGAGCTCAAAACTACAAAGCTCAAAAACATTATCACTGTTGTAAAAAATGAACTCACAGCAGACGAAATTGAACAGATGAAAGCTGTTGGAACAGATGAAGAAAAACGTCGTGTATTTGTAACAGAAATGTATAACAAATACATCGATACTGTTATTGCAAAAGCAAAAGAAGAAACAATAGTGTCTACAGAAACAGGTACCGATGCTTCTTCTGAAACAAAAACAAACGATGAACCAACTGTTGTAACACAGACTTCTGCCGAAATTGCCGCTGAACCAGTTATTGAAACAAAAGGTGATGTAAATACTGATGTTTCATTCAGCGTTGATATTCGTGGAGTAAGTGGCCATAATGGTTCTTTCGTTTATACATGCGAAAGACTTTTGGTACTTGCTTTCAGAAATCCAGCTGCCGCAATTAAATTCAGAACAAAGGCTCGTGCTCAGGAATTCATTTGTATCGTAAAGAACGTTTCAAATGTTAAAGGTATTTTCAATCTTTCTGAAGCAGATCGTGCAAGAGTTGTTGAAAAGATCAAACTTGTAAATGAACTCTAAATATAAAGGAGGTAATCTATGAGTAATTTAAATCCTGATGGTTTTATGACTGTTGAAGGAGTAAGATATGGCGAATGGATTCCTCCTTTAAAAGCATACGGTCCTTTAGGTCGATGTACTATAAAAATAAAGGAAATAATAAATCTTTTAAATAATGACATTGACGTTGTTTTGCGAGATGATCAAAATCAAGATTTATATTTTTTAGTGAAGCAACATAATGAAACAGCAAAAAATTTTAAGCAAATGGGTTTAATCCCTGCGCTTAAAGCAGAGGAAATTCTTTATCAACGCGTTTATAAGAAAACGCTTGTTATTGAAAAAGAAGATGATAAGATTAATCCGTTCATTTCTGATGAGGAAAATCTCGATTCTACCGCTGAAGCTATTTTATTAACGCCAACTAATACTAGTGCAAATACTATGAAGGATCCGTTAAAAAATATAAGAAAACAAAACAAAATTGAAAGACCACATGCTTATGATATTTTTGCTTCAACCGTTGAAGAAAAAACATTAGCTCAACAACTTGATGATGCCAATGATCTTTTAGAATTTGGCGGAATCGATTTTGAATTGTAAAAAAATTACTGCAGGTAGCTGGATTTAAAATCCAGCTACTTTTATTATATTCACGCAGCAATTTTTTCGTCCTCTTCATTGTAATTTCTACTATACCAATCTTCGATAAATGGATAGTCTTCTTTTTTAATTGAATAACCCTTAAGAATCTGAACATCAAGATAGCAAAGATTTAATGTTGTAGAACAGCGACCATTTAATCGAATATATGCCATCACGATTAAAATGGATGTTTCATTTAATGAATTCAAGAAACGGAATAATTTATTATTTATCATTTTTCTCCTCGGATATTATTAATATCCTTTATCACAATATAATATGTGATTGAGAAACGTGTTTATTACGATTCATAGGATTTAAAAAAATATACCGGGAATTTTATCCCGGTATATTAATTATTTTTTTGCACTATATACGATAGTTTTATTTATAAAATCTGCTTTCTCCTCTGTTTCAGATAATAAAATTGCATCTGCCGGAGTATCGCCAAATTCATTATTGTGTGAAATTATAAACGCGCTACCGCAATCAAGATCTGCCATTCGATTATTCAAAACGTCAATAAAAGATTTTCGTCTATCTGCATCAAACGGTCCATCTAATTCATCGAATCTAAGAATATTATATTTTCTATATCTAAGGTTAATTTCAATTACTGCAAATGAAATTGCTAATGATAATGTAGATCTTTCACCAGCACTACATTCAGATGCATCCTCTATAATTTCACCATTTCGATTAATAGAAATATTAAATTCATCAGCACCAATCTTAAATTGTTCAATTTTGAGTTCTGATCCCCACATTTTCTCCAAATCGCTATTTGTTTGAATTGTGAGATCATCTAACCATTCTTCCATCTGGAGAGCAGGATATCCAATTTTTGGACTCCAAACGTCAGACAAGATATCATATCTCTTTTTCTTTCTAAGGAGGTTATCTCTATTTTCGATAAGTGTCATCATTGAATTCTTTTTATTCTTAATGATTTCAATTTTTGATTTTAATCCATCAAGATCGGATTTTGTTTGATAGATACAAATCTCTAATTTACGATCAGATTCTTTAAATGAATTATACAGATAATAATTTTTGGATAATTCTTTTAATGTCTTTTTCTCAGTAATTAAAAGATCAGCTTTAGAATTATATTCCTCAATTTGTGCATTGCTACGTTCATTGAGTTCGTTTAATGCTTTAAGCTGTTTTTCTTTATTTTCTGTCTGAGTAAATTCATCAATCAATAATCTTCGTGTTTTATTCATTTCTTCATATTTTTCATGAAGTTTAAGCCATTTATCATTTATAGATTTTCTCTGTTTCAATAAATTGAAAGTAATACTTGATGTTTCTAAAGACTTAGCAGTGGTATCAATTTTTTCATTTAGATAAATATATTCTTTATAATCATCAGTTTTATCTAATAAAGTAGGAATAGATGTGAGTATAACACAAATATCGGGATTTTCAAATAAAGTTCTTATATCAGATGGCATCTTTGAAATGAGATCTTTACGATTAAAAATCTTATGATTCATTTCGTTAATAGATTCAAGTGCAAGAAGCATATTATGAGATTCATCTGATAATTTAATGATCTTATTATTTAATTCGGTTTTCTCAATAATCAAACCATCCAAGAGTTTTTGAGTTTTATCGATCTCTGTTCTAGGATCTGCATATTTCATTAATTCTTGAACAATACCACACGTGCGAGTACAATCGGTTGGTTTAAATTTGAGCATATAACTCATATCAGAATTTTTCAATAAATATATTTTATTTGAAACAGATAATATATCAGCTTCTAATTTATCTAAATTCTTTTCATAAGTTTCTTTTAACTGAATAATTTTATCATTTGATGAGTTTAAATATTCATTATCTTTTAAATAAGATGAATCTACTAAAGAAGTAATTTTATTTCTTAATTCTTTAAGATCATCCATAAAAGATCTAAAAATATCTATTTCACTTTTATCAATATTATCAACTTCAGAATATTCAGGTTTTTCTTTAAGAATATCATCTTTAGTTTTATTCAAAGATTCCAATTCAGATTTTAAATGTTCAATAGTTGATTCGATAGATAAAAATGTTGATTCATCAATTTCTTGATTATTTGAATTTATTTCATTCATTTCACTTTCAATAGAAGAAAGATTTGAATCGATGTTTGAGATCTTAGTTCCAAGTATAGCCAAATCATTGGTACACTTATTAATCGTTTCTTCCATTAATTTCTTTCCATTTTTACCAGAGTATTTTGATAATAATGCTCTTGCATCCATTATTTCAATACGTTCTTGATTAAGAAGTTTGACTTTATTTTTGAACATATCAATTTTTGATACTAAAACGTCTCTAGTAATAGGTTTTAAAATATTTAAATATGCTTGAGTTTTACTCTGCATTTTTAAATATTCATGATATGAATTTTCTAATTCAGCAATATTTGTAGTATAGTTTGTTATTAATACATCATAATCTGTATCCGAAAGTTTACCAATATCGGCATTAAGCATGTTTACTTGACGATTGATAATATTTGCTTTTTTAGATACAACTTTATATGCATCAATAAATTCATTTAACTGTGGTAACCATACGCTTATATAAGATGATCGTTCCGCCGGTTTCATACTAATAATATTTGTTACATTATCAGATAAATAACCAATATTGATATAGGATTTTGTAAATCCTAATTCTTTCTCAAGAACGTCATAATACGAAGTCACATTACCGTTTGGATTTAATTCACCAAGATCTTCATTAGTATATCTATTATATTTATGAATAAAACAAGATGTTTTCTTTTCATAAATAATTTTTATTTTATAGATATATTTTGCATCTAATTCAAGATCTATTTCTTTAATACCAGTTTTATCTGGGATCGCAGGATTTACAGATCGATTTTTAACTAAATCGAAAGGTGTTGGACTAATCCAACTCATTAAGAAACTTTTACCAGATCCGTTCTTTCCAATAATTATACATAATGGATTATCTGAGAAAGATATTTCCATTTTGTCTTTTCCCATTACTTCTTTAAGAATCGTAAAATTTTCTATATATAATCTTCTAATCTTTACCATATTTTTAAACCTCATTCAACAAATAATATATATTGAAAATTATAATATAATTTTATTTGTATATTATAGTTTGATACAAAATCATTAGGAGGATTTTGAAATGATAATTGAAATTTTGAATTGGGTAGTATGCTTAGCTATTATGATAGCATGCATATTTGGAATCGTTAAAGGTATTATAGCTACAAAAACTTATATCGATATTAAGAATCCAAACAATGCAAATTTTACCGGAAGAAGACGAAAAATGAGTATTCCAGCAGCATTTGGAATCAGTATCTTCTTAACAGCAACATTTTTGTTTTTCGCAATAATGCTTATAGGTAGAGTTTTATTATTCATTGTTTAAAAAAAATAAGATAATTAATATCTATATATTATTCTTAGAATGTGATTGTATAAAATTTTATACATTACATAAAATAATAATATGATTTCGGATTTGAATGTCATTTAATATCCCTAATCGTAAATAAAACAAGAGGAGGCCCAAAGATGGCTGAAAATGTAAAGACAATTAACTGGACTTCGGTTAATGAAAGAATTGAAAAAGACTGTGGTATTCCTAAGAGCACATCTCAGGAAGTATTGAATGCGCTCAATAAAGTCACTGATGACATTGCAAAAGAAGAAGCCCCAAACCTTAAAGAAAATGATGTACTGGTTATCAAAAATCCACACTGTGCAACTGTACTTAAGCATCTCGGTGCTCACACAGAAACAGATGAAAAGGGCCGCAAATACGAAGTATCTGCATCAATTGGTGTTCATATGACACCACGTCAGGAATTCGTCGCAATCGCCAATACTGGTTTTAAATGTGAAAGAAAAGAAATCAAATAATGATCTTCTAACATTCCATTAAATACTCCTTTGGGCAAGGAATACGCATAACCTCCTGTGTTCCTTGTCCTTTTATTTAAAAAATAAAATTGAGCCGAGATGGTGGAATTTGGTAGACACCAGGGACTTAAAATCCCTTGCTGTGCAAACAGCGTGCCAGTTCAAGTCTGGTTCTCGGCATCTATGCGATGCAACATAAATCTCTTCAAAAGAATTTGGAGCATAGTAGTATATGACATGATTGCACGTGGATGTATACAAGAACTAGGAATAACCAATATGCATTCGATGTATATGCGATCGTGTCGCTTTTCCGGGGGTTACAGACAGATGAAGACAATATGTCAAGGCTGTCATTTCTTGGGCCACTAGCTCAGTGGTTAGAGCAGGGGACTCATAATCCTTTGGTCCTAGGTTCAAATCCTAGGTGGCCCATATTTGAATCGGATAGCTAACTTTGTCATTTAGACTCCTATATAAATTTGGTTTTGATTTTCCGGTTATCCGATTCATATTTTATTTTTGGCCTTTTGGTAGTAATGGTAGCTACATTATGTGCAAACTAAGAGAGATACTTCTACTGTATCTGTTGTAATCTTTAAGCCCTGTTTGCATATAAAAGTGTGCGTTCAATTCGTACAGTGGCCGATAGGCAGCGTTGCTGCTAGAAGAGATAGTTATTAAACACAGGAGTAGTTACGCTCTTGGAGGCAATAAACGATGTAGACTTCTTTTAACGGCTATCTCTTCGCTTTTTATTTTTTCGGCTGTCGGTAAGCGGTATGCCATCGGCTTTTGGTGCCGAATTCGCGGGTTCAAATCCTGCTGGCCGAGCTAATCATCTGGCACTGCTAGATGGGATTTGTATTACACACAATAGTTGTCCTGCTTATGTTCGTTGGACTGTTCATAAGAATCAAGTGGTAAAAAGGTGTAATAGAGAAACGAGCAATTCTCTGAAAACAACGAGATCACGAGATGTGTTAAAAGAGATGATTTTTAAATTGTTTCAACTCGAATGGATTGTGGTGGAGTGCACCATGCTCGAAACAGCGCTATTGTCGTCAAATAGTCTTATCATAAGGAATGTGATGCCATTGGGTAAGCACTTTATGATTAAGGACATCGATACTTCTGTTGATGTCGGACAAGTATTAATTAGACGGACTAGAGATGAACGTTGATATTTATATCGATTTTTATCTTTATCTAATTTTAATGACAAATATGGGAACAGAAGAAGGCTTTTAGAAAACTTTATATGATTAGCAATGAATCTGAGTTAATTATACGAGGCGAGTAAATTAGTGACCCAAATGTTTATATTATTCCTTATAAGATTCAGCGACAGCTGATAATGTACGTATGTAGCAGAATTCGCATGCGTTGAGAATCTTCGAAATAGTAAAGTGGAACGTAGTCCATCCATTTGAAAGTAGAATTCAGTTAGTTTCTACAGAGATATTAAGTAAGCTATGAAAATAGAATACTTGAGGGAGTAGAAATAAATAATCAGCATTCCTATGAGCGCGGTGAGGCTCGATCGCGAATAAGAAAATGAAGAGGAGGAATGCGTCTGGTTTTGGATTGTAAGTCGGAACTTCTGCAAGGGCTACCATATAGGTAGATTCCTCGACAGCCTGCATTTCTGATTGATCAGTGTCTATACGAGAACTAGACAAATTTGAAACTCCGGAGAATATCTCCGGAGTTTCTTTTTTTTATTTTTAAGGTGCATCATAATTAAGAAATGAACCAAATCTACTAGCATCTTTCCAGTAATTCTTTTCAAATAATTCTATCGATTCCTTTCGTTCGTCTTTTCCTTCTTTAAGACTAGAAAGAAGTTCTGTTGTAATTTCAACACCCTGATAAGTAGTAGTACCACCTTCAGAGATGTGTTTATATTTATTATATAAAGAAATTTTACAATCAGCTAAAAAGAGATTTTTAAAAGGTTCGAAATAATATGTAGGAACTTCTGTTAATCTAACAAGTCTTTGCATATTTACTGTGAAATTTAAATGTTTCATCGGTATAGGATCGATTGTTAAAATATCAGGAGCCATAAAAGAAAAACTGTATCTATCAACTCCATAATATTGTGAATTTGGTAGATAATCGGATACTTGACCTAACAAACCATTTAAAGCTGGTAGATTACTACTAGCTTGATTCATATTTAAATTTCCAGGATAAAAAACCTGTTCAAAATTTATATATTCGTCATTAGGATTAAATTTAGGTACTTTATACATTCCAGAAGTACACATAGTTCCAGTTTGAGGATTCTTTAAAGGAATAGCATCTTCTTGTTTGATTTCAATTCCTTTTACAATCTTTGGAAAATATGTACTCCAGAATAATAAAGTTTTTTTATTTAAGATATCTTCGTAGAAGCTTGGTTTCTGTGTATTATAAATTGGCTCACCCAATTCATCTTTTAGATGAAATAATAATAAATTCATCGTAACCATAGCGCTCTCCATAATTTTATCTCATTGTTTTATTCATGATGTTGTTGAACATGAACGCATTTAAGTTCATAGAAACTTCACGTCCATCTTCCTGAGAAAATTTTATTTTTAATGAATCTGGATCAAGAACTGCACGTGCTTTCTGCATATCCATATCAAAAAGATCGCCAACGATATTTAAATCTTCCTGTGAAGTTGAATTTAAAAGATCTTTTAAGTGTTCTGATGATTTAGGATCAAACCAGTCGATGATATAGTTTTCTGTACCATTTTCTGCACGACCATTTGAAACGTAGAATTGATTCTGTGCAGCAAAGCGTTTAGGATCAACAAGGCGTACATTTTCATATCCAGGTGTTTTAACAGCATCGAATGTAACTGGGAACATAGGAAATTTCTTTTCTACATATTCAACACCATTACCATCCTTTTTCTTAATATAGTTTGGTGTATAAATACGAAGAGAGAATGCCATATTCATATCGGCTTCAGTAATCCAACGCCATACGATATCTCCCATTGGAGGAATGAACTGAACACGACCCATTAAGAAATCGCCCTCAGACCAGTATTTGTAAATTTTATGAGAAACACGATTATTATCAATTTTCATAAAACGAGAAAGATCGCAATTTCTATCTGGATGTTCAAGTTCGCCTAACCACAAGCCTTGAGCAATTGATTCTTGAACATATTTTGAATTATTCAAAGATTGAAGAACTTCTTCCAAACCATAAAAAGATCTGTTGCGGGAAATACCATTACATTCAGCAAGACGAGTATTTACAATGCGTTTCTTTTCATCTACAACGTCCATGATTTGAGTAATTGGTTTAGGTTCATATCCTTCAACAGAGCATAAAAATGGTTTATTAAAATCGATCAAGCTTTGTTTTTTAGAGCTGATTATTGTTTCCATTTTATAATCTCCTAAATTACTTAAAATATTAATATATATAGAATTGTTTTGAAAAAACAATTAAATATGTAGTATTAAAATTAATTAATAGGAGATATAAAATATGAGTGGTATTAGACCTAGTTATCAATTTGGACTTCCATTTGATAATGTCAAAATTATTTTTAACTCATTAGTTGGTGACCCAAGATATCACTTTAAGCCAACTATGGGTCGTGTTGTTGCACACAATGAATATGATGCTGAAGTATTTGATGTTGTACCTTCAGAAGCACCAATTCTTGATCATGAATATGCTGAATCTATTATTTCAAAAGAATCACTTTTGAATGTAAATGAATTCGGAAAACTTTTCTATTCATACGGTTCAGCCGCTTTATCAGAAATTGCAGCATCTATTGTAAGAATTAATGATGAAGGAAATCCAATTTTCAAATCACCAGAAATGATTACATGCAATAAACTTGGAATTGCATTTAACAGATTCTTCGATCAGTATATGGCTGCTATCGGAATTAAAGAATTTGTTTCGGGTTCATATGCAAAATCTACAGATGAAAAAAATCATCTTCAGATCAGCAGACTTGTTGATGATGTAAGTTATATGTATGAAAAATCTATCAAATGCGAAAAACCATATTTTGAATTTGGCGAAGTTTTAAGTCTTACATATTTGTCATTGACAGCATACCTTACTGGTGTATTTATTAATTTATCTGAAAAATTTGGAATTTCCCTCGAAGCTTTATATTCTGATGGTAATACACATACTATTGATGTATTTGGTGATAGAATTATTTCATCTGAAATTTTAAATGGAGAAAATAAATATAAACTTATCTCATTACTTTATACATATTATCTTGTAACAAAATTCTTCGAATCGCATCTTGGGATTTCATTTACAGATAAATTTATTGCACCTTTTGTATTAATCGGCGAAAAGATTTCTAAAATGGATCTTACTGAAATTGAATCTGAACTCGATATCTCATATCTTACACAATCTGGTCTTGAAAGAAAGAGTACAAAAACAATGCTCTCTATTTTATCAGAAGTATCAGTTATTAAACAACCTACTGTATTTGATTCATATCTTGTAGATCACGATTGCGCTGATATGTGTACACAGGCTGCATATCTTGTAAAATATCTTGAATGTCCAGAAGTTGGAGATGCTAAACTCGAATGTTATCTTGATGATTCTGGAGTTTCTGCTACAGATATTGATGTATTATATAATCACTTTATTGATGATATTGCTTATGCGTTGCCTCATACTATTTCTCCAAAGTATTTCTTTATGATTACAGTTTATGCTGCAGCATTTAGAAAACTCAAGAATAGTAAATCTGGTGCAGCTAAAGAACAGGCTGCTCTCGGATTATATCAGGCGGAAGCTATTATGGTACAACTTTATAAAGAATGGTTTATTTCAGGATATGCTTATAATCTTGGAACAGGGATCTATTGTCCAGACATTCGTAAAGTAGCTAAAGATATTAAAGCTGAAGCATATGTAAAATATAGCATTTATAACTATAATGAATATGTGTATAAAACAGAAATTAATTCAAAAGAAAATGATGATGAACCATATTGGATTTTGAACACTATTGAAAATTCTTATCCTGTCGAAGCCGTAAATTCAAACGAATCTGATTTATCTGCTGCAAAAGACTCTATTAGAAATTTTAATACATATCCGATCAATTATGCAGGTTCACTTAAAACAATCACAGAAATGAATTATGAAGAATATGATGAAAACGTTAAGCTTTTAAATGAATGTAAAATTTCTTTCATTCAGTTCTTCTTATCTGCTATGGAAAATAGCGAAAGTTATAATCATAAGTATATCAATTATGTACTTGAAACAGATTATCAACAGAAAGCTATGGACGAACTTGTAAATATGAAATCTGATGAAATGAATTATAATATGATACACAATTCAAAACTTGCAAAAGTACTTTCAAATAATATTTCTGATATTTTTAAATGTGAAAAAACAGAAGATAGATTCGATATCTATTTTAACGTATTTATTAAGTGTCTTATTGCACGTTATCTTTGTGCACTCGTATTTGATAATACATCTGTAAATGAAGAAGATAAATTAGGTCAAACAAGAAAGGAAGAAGAAAATATTTTACCTAATATCAGAAGCAACAGATTATTTAATTTCTTAGACAAATAATAATTAAAAGGTAGGTTTATCACCTACCTTTTAATTTTTTCTATAAAATATAGATTAATATTTTTAACATTTTATTATATTATATATGGAGAACAACTATGAATTTCTTAGATAGATTTGTAAGTGGCGAATTTAGTCACGGTACTGAAGAAAAAAAAGTAGTTATGGATAAAACAATTTCGGTTTCTTCAAATCCATCTGAAGAAACAATTAAAGTTGATAATCTCGATTCGGATAATTCTATTGAAAAAGATATTTTTGAACAGAGAAAAGCCGAAAGAGATATTATTGGAACAGTTCCTCTTCCTTTATTTAGATTTGAGGATAAACAAAAACCAGAAATAATTCAATTAATTAAACAGATTGCTGAAGTTGCTTCTGAAGAATTGAAAAATAATATTGGTGGTCCATACACTCCACTTTTTGGTTATGTTGATGTAATGAATAAAAAAGATATTGAACATCTTGTAAATTTAACAATTTCAAGAAATAAAGAACTTTTTAATACATCTGCAAAAGAATTTGAAATTGAAGCAATCACATGTTATGTAGATAAAAAACTTAGAGTTCGTTTTAATATTACAGAAGATAAAGTTATTGATGAAAAAATCGATGTTGAATATTCATCTGCTAAACGTACTATCGAAAGAGCATTTAAAAAATTAGCAGAAGCTGTAATAGAAAGAATAAAACTTAAAGAATCTGGAACAGAAAAAGATATTAAAATTTATGTTGCAGAATCTGCAGGTGATGAAAATTATGGTACAGGTTATTCTATTTTCGTTAAATATGAAAAACTCATTGATTATTCTAATTATAAACGAGGTAAAGAGGACTATATATTCTCAAATCTCTTTGATGAAGACTTCAAAAAGAGTTTAGAAAATAACGAAAATACATATAATATAGAAGAACAAATAAGTATAAATCCTTTTAGGTCTACAGAAGCTATTGCCGATGGAATGAGTGAAAACTCCGAAGACGAAAATAGTGAAGAAGAAAACCAAGAAGGAGAAGAAACAGACGCTACTGAAGATGAATTCGAAGCCGAATCTGGTGACGAAGAAGGTGAAGATGATATGGGTGGCGATGATTTTGGTGGAGATGGAGAAGATGGAATGGATGACGGTGATGATTCTAACGATGATTCATCTAGTTCTGATTCATCTGGATCATCTTCAAAACCAAAGATCGCTGGTCAAAATCCATTTGCCGAAATCAACAGTAAAGAAAAAGTTTCTATTGAATTTAATGAGCTTAAAAGTCAGATTGACAAAGTATTACTTAGATTGGATCAATTTAAATCTAACGTCGTGGTCAAAAAGTTGATTGAACTTGATTCTTTTGTTGGCGATGCTTTGAAAAATTCATATACGGTTCCAATTCACGATTCGTTGATTCGTTATTCGCTGTACATGACTCAATTTGAGGATTTAATATCAGAATTGGAAAAATATTTTGAGTTGTCAAAGAGTGCTCAAAATACCAAATGATTCAAGACGCGTTTTAAAAAACTCTTACAAAAATCTCCATGGAGGACATAAAAATGGCAAGTCAGATGACACATAAAGATCAGACTTTGCGCTTTCAGCCTTTCCAGAATGTTTTACGTAGTTTCGAAACTGCAGCTCGTGCTAAAAACATCCAGAGTCCATTCTCATCGATGGGATTCGAATCAGTTCTTCAGAATGAAGAATTAAAGAATTCTCTCGTTGCAGGACTCGCTTCTCAGTTCAAAGGAAGTGAATCATTACAGGATGCATTTAAGAGCTGTGTAAAACACTCATTCCAGGAACACTCAAATCCTTTCTCACAGTATACAGATGTTGATGGAAATCAGATCGGTGTTGAAGGTTATGGCGCAACAGCAATTACAGGTAACTATAATACATGGACACGTTTGTCTCCAGTATTAACAGCCGGATATCTTGCACGTTCACGTGCATTGGAATTATTTCAGATTATTCACGACGACAAACCAACATTCTGGCGTCAGTACACAGTTACTTACACACAGAAGGGTCTCGGCGGCGAACGTTTAACATTCCCTAAAGCAATTCGTAATGGTGCAGTAGCAGGTATGCTTGATTTACCTCTCTGCGATCCAGTACCAGTTGACAAGAATGCTGATAATAAAAATATTATCAAAGCAACAACTGCAGATTCAAAAGAAATACATATGGTTAAAGTTGGTACAACTGGTAACCTCATGGATCAGTCTGCATTTGCAGATGGTACACCAGTAGATAAGAGAAAACATGCTCTTGAACGCCAGTGTTCTATCGATTATGTACAGGTTAAGCTCCCAAACGGAACTAAGAAAGTTGTACATACACGTATCGAACGTGATCTCAAGACAGGTAAAACTTCTGAAAGAATGTTCGATCACGTTATCAAGGTTCCATATGGAACTTCAGATGTAATGATCGCACGCGTTTCTGCACTTATCGATCTCGATACTGGTAACTACCAGGTTCTTACAGATGGTACAGACAAAGTTGAAGCAGTTCATTTCAATGTACGTGTAACAAACGTTGCAAATGAAATGGAAACATACATGAACGGTCAGGATAACTATACAATGTCATTTGACGTTGAAAACAAAATTTATGGTTCTATCCCAGTAATTCCTGAAATGATGGCTGACTACAATGCAGGCGGTGAAAACGTTTCTTGGATGGCATTCATGACTGATCAGATGACAGAAACATATGCCGGAATTCGTGACAATGATCTTGAAAACTTCATTGAAGATGAATACCAGTATGGTGCTGACGAATTTGAACTCGCATTCAAACTCGGTGGCTACAAATATTCTGCTTCTTATCCAATCATTCCTCGTCACCCAGGTGGATCTGATGATATTCTCGGACCACAGCGTATGGCATTCAAACAGTATCTCAATCGTATCTTTACACGTTCTGAAAAATACTGTAACTTCGACAAAAATCTCCAGCGTCAGTGGATTATTATGGCTAACGATGAAGATGTTGATATTCTTCCAGATGTTTCTTGGACATCTACACCTGCTGAAATCACAGGCGGCGAAGGATCTGACAACTTCCGTTATGGATTCTCAATGGATGATGCTTATGGATATATGGATAACTTCGGTCGTAAGACACGTGTTATTGGTTCTAAAGATGAACGTTGGCTCGGCCGTCCAATCTGGGCAGTTCAGAAGTCACTTACAATCGCAGCTCCAACAACAATTTACTTCCCATACATGTTCCGTGTATTCTCAAGTATCTCTCCTGATATGCGCAATCGTCCAGCAATGCTCTTTGCTTCACGTGATGCAAAACGTATTTCTACTATGGTACAGGCTCGTATTACTCTTGAAGGAAATGATCTTAACCTTTGGGCAAATGCTGCTGCATTCGCTGCTGGTAAAGAAGGTATCGGTGCTGAAAGTGGTACTCGCGAAATTGGCCAGGCTGATGCATTCGCAAGAGAAAACATCCCAAATTACATTAAACCAACAGCTACTGAAGCTGGCTCAGGTGAATAATTAATGTGATCTTGATGTTGGTTATCGGTGTAGTGAATAACTATGCACGATTATAACATATAACAGCAAGGGCTGGGTTAACGCCCAGTCCTTGTTTTTTTAAGAGGAACTAAAATGTCTTTTGTAACAAGCAATGATAGAAACATTGTAGATGACTCCGTTAAATACGTATTGGATGCTATGCCAAATGCAATTAAACGTTTGACATACATTTTCGTTAAATACGGAAAACTCATCGATCAAAAATATGTTGAATTGTCACAAAGCGATGAACGTAGAAGAATTAGAAATATTAATGATATAAGATCTATTTTATCTCTTTCATTCGACAAACTTCTTTTTGCGCTCGACAAAGATTCATATATTGATTTTATGAATGAAATCAAAGCGGTTGAAAATGATTGCTTCTGTTTTTATTCAGATACAAATTATAAATGGAAAGAATGTGTAGATCCTATGGGTATTTCTACTGTAAAATTCAAATACCTCGTACATCCTTCGGTATGTATTTCAAGAATTACAAATGAAGGATATGGTGATCTTGGTGTTCCAATGATTAAAGTATCTCCAAGATTCAGAATTGAAGAGAAAGATAAAGGAGATGAATTCTGGTATGCAGAAGAGAAAGATCCGATGACAGGTTTTGGAATTGGATTCGAAAAACCAGATTGTGATATTCTTATTGATATTACATCTCTTTTTGATATCATTTCTTCATTCTGTCGTAGATCTATGAAATTATCTGCTACAGGAAGTCGTGAATTTGAAAATACTTCATATTTTCATGGTCTCGTTTGTAGAGAAGAAGAATGTGTAAATGATTGGGCGGATGAAGTAAGTAAAATACTTACAAAACGTATCTCATATTCATTGGTAACTACTTATTTAGCTACAGTGACTAAGGTTAAAGAATTCACAAATAATGAAATGGATTCAATCTTCAACGATATCTTAAACAGTTGTCGTAAAACTATGCTTGGTGGATTTGACTCACAGGGTCAAGATATTAACACAGGTATGGCATTAAGACATATGACGATTGATATCAGCACACTTCTTAATTCAATTTCATATGCTGCAACTAAGGATTATACAAAAAGAAATGAATATTGTATTCTTGCAAATATGATTACTTATTTGCTGACACTTAAATATGAAACTTATAATTATAAAAGAATTCCTTTTAACAATTTAAATCATAAAAAATTAGTTAATATTGCCGATGTTGCAAAAACTCAGCTTTATTTACTTAGTCCAGAAACAATTGCTGCTTTACAGTGCTGCTTTACAGATTCAACATTTAACGGGTCAACATGTAGTGTAAAGAATAGTTGTTTCTTAAATACTGATATGATTAAAACAGATGGAACATATGCATTAAATAAAAGAATTTATGATACTGGAAAAGACTTTATTGATGTATTTGCCAAATTCATTATTATTAAGAAAAGAATGGCAGATGCAGGCGGCTTAAACTTTGCTGATGGAAACATTGATAGAATCGGAAAAAGATATATTGATTACAAACAGTATATGAAGAGTACATATAATGAAATAAAGGTATCGTTAACAAATATCTTTAATCGTATGAGAAGTGTTACTATCGGAAAACGATATTTAACAAATAGTATTATGGTCAAAGATGATGATAATGAAGTAATTCGTAATTTAAATGCAATTGTTTATGGAATCAATACAGAATGTGTATTAAATGAGAGTTGGGAAACTAATGCAATTTTTGATCAATGGGTTAATAAAAGTGTAGATTATAATAATCCTAAAAAGGAATATGTTTACATTAATCCTAATGAAAAAATTTCAGATATTAGAAAAATTTATGATGTCTTAAAAGAAAGAGAATGTACTTATAGTACAAAAAATTCTCTTTTAACTACAGCAATCAATACACATGGAAATAGTTCTTCATTGATTTCATTTTGGATCGCAATTAATGAAGCTATCGGATTTTATTTCGATTCGCCATTTGAAGATGTTAAAAATAGTATCGGTGAAATTGCTATTGGATATACAGTTAATTCTATTAACGAAATGGCTCCTAAACAGGATCTCTTTGATTCAAGCAAATATACTGATGAATTTAAATCTTGGATTCCTATTGAATGCGCCAATAGATCCGTAGAAGATTTAAGACTTGCGTTTGAAAATTTAAAAGAAAAAATTGAAGAAGAAGCAGATGAATCTGTTGTTGGTGGTTTATTATTTTCGGATTTTGGAGGGATTCAGTTAGCTCAAGAAATGAGTCTCAAAGAAACTGAACTTGAAAATGAAAAACTTTCTGTGACAACGGTTCCTACTCCCGAAATGGAATCTTTTGAATCTCTTTGCAATGAATTTGATGAATTCTTAAGTAATATATTATAAAAAATAAGAGTACGGGAAAATATCCCGTACTCTTTTATTTAAATATCTAAATATTTTTCTACAAATTTATTTGAATTCATTTCTTTATCTTCTTCATAGTGTTTGCAGGTTCTATCATAAGATAAGGGTGTCAATGTCCAATGATGTTCGTATTCACCTTTATCATCTTTTTTATATAAAAAATATTTTGATTCACCATGTTTTTCAAGCGCATCATTTGTTCTTTTTTCTCTATTATAAGGATAAGTGTCCGAAGCCATTAATTCTTTAACTAGTTCTTCTCGTTTTCGACAATACATAAATTTAGAAATATAAAACATATTTTTAATTATTCTATTATCTTTAGAATATAATCTTCGTACACCTTCTAAAGAAATTTCAACCCCATCATTACCCACACATGAAATTTTTTCATAAAAATGCTTACATTTATAACATTTAAAAGAATCAAATCTGATATGATTTCTAATCATATTATGTTTTTCTTCCTCATCAAACATTTGATTATAAATATCTAGCGGAATATTAAAAAATTTATATAGTTGATCATTATCAATTTCATTATTACATATAAAATCAAAATAAGTATAGCATGCTTTTTTAAAACTTTCATCGTTAGTTTCGATTTTCTTAAACGATTGTAGGTTTTTATATTCTTCGCAATTTTTTGTGAAAATATTATCTTTAATAAGATTAATATATAGTTTAAACCAATTTAAGGAATGTGAATATTTTGAATATCGTATATTCCCTAAAGCTTCAAAATATGTAACCGCATGTTGAAATTCAAATATTTCAAATGGACACAATCCGAACATATTTTTACCTCTCTATAAATTTAATATAATAAAATGTTAAAAAAATAAAGTGGGTATAACCCCACTTTATTTTCATTAGAAATTTGGAAGACCACAGTCTTCGTAAAATCTATAGAATGATAGTTTCAAATTTTTATAATTTTGAAACTCCATTTTATTTTCTCTAAAATCATTCATGGTTACACAAATCTCTTTATAGAAATCCGTAAATCTATCTAAATTTTTACCAAAACGTTCGTGTATAATCTCCTGTGTGATTGCATATGAACATTTGCGTTCCATATCGATAAGAGATTCCCTCTCAATTTGTTTGGCCCGTTTTCTATGCCACTCTCTTCGTTTTAGTTTAAGATAAATACATCCTATGATGAAAGTTGCTGTAGCTGTTATTGTCATTAATAATTCCATATTTTACCTCCTGGAATGTTATTATTTTTTCATGTTATAATATATATTAAAAAATATATTTAATACAAAAAAGAAAACCGCTGCAACTCTTTCGAGTATACAGCGGACGAGATATGGAAGTAGACTAACGACCAGCATCAGGTCTACCAGTTCTTAGCCGACATCCTGATGTTTTATTTGGGTCACAATAACCTATTTGAATAACTTTACACAGAACCATAACTACTTTACCGTTTGAGTTTTTCTCAACGCCTTTTTTTGAGTAGCCAATATCCAGATGTATTTGATTCCGCTTTAAGATTGTAGTATTCTTCTAAGAGGAACCATTCGAAGCCATTAGCTAAATAATACATTTCCTGTTCCGATGTCATGATGTGTTTTCCATTTACTTTCATAGTTTTTCTCCTTGTGATTATTGCCTCTCTGGGATCAGCCTTTCTAACTAGGCGGCTTTTCATTTCTCCTACTCAGCCTTTCACAATATAATATGCGATTAAAATATATCGTTATTACGAAAATAAGAATAGTAGCACATATAGTGCTACTATTAAATTTATTTAACTATTTCTCTCCACATACGAGGATCTTTGTTTGTAGGATCAAAGCCAAGATCTCTACATCTATTTTCAAGATATTTAATTACTTCATTTGGATTTTTAGCAACATTATTGAAATTCCCAATCCATTCTACTTCAAGATAATAGAATTTATCATTTACACAAACAAACTCAATATTGTAATTATTTCTTTGTTTGTCTTGTAAGAATTCTACATTAATAGCTTTTTTCATTTTCCTAAAGAAAATATTGTGTTTACATGCTTCCATTATCTTTTCAAAAACAGTATGATCTTCAATTAAAGTTTCATACTCTTCTGTAATTTCAGATAATCCATCTGACGATTTATTTTTACGCTTATAACACAAATAATATTTTGAATCTTTATTATTTTTTCCACCTGGTTTGAAAAAATCATCAATAGATTTAAGAATTGTAACTCCTCGAATTCTCACAACATTTCCTTTATTTGTTTCGGGATTTTCAAAAAATTCATCAAGTTTTGTTTCTACATATTTCGTATTAAGATTTAATGATGTCCATAACGGTTTATTTTCCAAAAATCTTTTTAAATCTTTTTCTTCAATTGGAACTTTGAATTCAATTTCATTTGCCATATAATGCCTCTATACACATTTGTTAATAAAGTTTTATTTTCTACATTTATATATAGGAGAAATTATGATTCAATATAATACAAAAAACCTTAGTTTTTTAAAGATGTATACTATCTTAAAAGACTTTGGTGTAAAGAACTGTGATTTCTTTCTAGAACTTAAAGATGAAAAATTATTAAATGTAGATCCTTTACGAGATGATCTCGATAAAGAAACTATGTTGCGCGTTCATAATGAGATTGCAAATAATCCGTGGTATTACTTACGTGAAATCGTACGTATTCCTACTGCTGGTGAAAAACGACCATTTGAATTAACACGTGCTACACTAGCTGTTTGTTGGGCATTATTAAATAATTTGTCTACATTTATTGTATTACCACGTCAGTGTTATAAAACATACACTATTTGTGCTATGTATAGTTGGTTTTTCTATTGGGGTTGTAGAAATACAGAATTTATGCTTTTCTCATACTCTGATGCAATCTTACAAGGTAACATGACTCGTATTAAAGAAATACGCGATACATTTCCGGCTTATTTAAATTTGTACAACGCTGCTACAGATAAAGATAACTCTCGAGAAATGAAATTTGTAACAGATGAATATTATAATCACTTACGTATTAAAGCTCCTTCTAAATCTCCAGAAGAAGCTTCTAAAGTTGGTCGTGGTTTCTCGACTCCTTGTATGTGGTTTGATGAGTTAAACTTTATTCCTCAGATTGGTGAAATTTATGACTCATCTTCATTTGCTTATAAAACTGTTGCTGATATTGCAAAGAAAAATGGTTCACATTATCATCGTATTATGAGTTCCTCTGTAGGACGTCTCGATGATGATTCTGGTATGTGGGGTTTTAACTTTCTTAATTCGTGTTGTGATTTTACAGAAAAAATGTATGACTATGAAATAAAAACAGTTAAAGAAATGGTTTTCAAAAACTCTACAAACTCTTTCTTGCGTATCGAATATATGTATTATGATTTAGGTAAACCAGATACATATCTCGAAGAGATGAAGAAAGACTCTACATCAGAAGAAGCATTCCAACGTGAAGTTTTAAATAGATGGCAGAAAACTGGTGGAGAACATCCATTAGGAAAAGAATTGGTTGATAAAGTTGCAAGTCAAATTCATGATCCATCTGATGTTTTGGTAATAGATGATGTATATTTCTTAAAGTTATATAGAAAGATTGAAGAAATTGATTTCAATAAAACTTATGTTTGTGGTATAGATACTGGTGGTAACCTTTTACATGACTTCTCGACATTCGTAGTTGTAGATCCTACTAACTATGAGGTTGTTGCTGTATTACGTTCAAATCAGTTCTCTACAAACCGTTTTGCTAAATGTATTGCAAATATATTGGTAAATGTATTTAGTAATTCTATAGCTGTGATCGAAAGAAACTATATTGGTGTTGCGTTATGCGATTCATTGATTGAAAATGGATATGGATTAGCAAATAGAATTTATTGTAGTGAAGATGGAAAACCTGGTTTTGCTACAACTTCTAAAACACGTCCTATTCTTTATAAAGATCTTTTAAGAGTTGCAGTAGTAAATCAGTATAAACAGATACACGATTCGCATATCATTAATGAGATTATAGGACTTGAAGTTACAAGAAATGGTAGAATTGATCATCCTAAGAATGGACACGATGATACTTTAATGGCTTATTTGTTTGTAAGATGGTTCTTAACTTATGCTAAAAATGCTAGTCATTATATTGATGTATCTTTAATCGGATGCGTTATAGATGGTGAGTCCAAAGTAGATCAGGCTCGTGTAACCAATAAAGGTAATTATATGACAAATATGAAAGATATAATTACTGGCGATGTAGCAGATACTTATGTTAATTCTGATGGAACTATTAATTTTAACAATATTAATAAAAATATAGATCATTCATATAATAATGAAAGTGATATCAGTGAAACTATGAATAATATTAATATAAGATTATATGATAGTAAAAATAATAAATTTGAAAGAAATATTGAAATGCTTCAAAATCCTGAAGAAATTATGGAAGATGAGGAGGAGAATTTTGATACAACTCCTGATAAACTTTCTGAACGAGTCAATAGTAAAAATGAAACTATTCGTAATAATATGGATTTTACAATTCAAAATCTTTCACAACTTAAAAGTATGATGTTTAATTAGAGTAGGAGAATAAATATGGAAATCAAGTATGAACTTACAAAATATGGATCGCAAATAAAAGCGATTTTAGATTCGAAAAAAATATATCAGGCAAAAATTGCTAGAGCTTATGGGATGTGTCCTAAAAAATTTAGCAAAATGCTAAGAGGATTGAGCCCAATACCTTCCGATTTTACAGAATGGTTTGCTGGTACTATGAATTTATCATTTATCGAAGCAAATATTTTAAAAAATTTGGAGATCGAATCATGCAAGAAATAAAACCTGAAGAAACAAGAAATTTTAATCTCGAAGTCAAATATATCGAATTGCGACATCAAATGGAAGATGGAGAAATCACAGAAGATGATTTTCGTACAGAATGTGAGAAACTTAATATTATTTTGGATAATAAAGGTTCTATGCAATTGGTAGATATAGATAATAGAGGTCAAAATAAAATTAAGAAAGAAAACGAAGATTATAAAACCTATTTTGGAAATAATCAACGTGAATTTAAAAACATTTTAGGAATTTAAAAAAAATAAAAGTAGAGGGAAAGATCCCTCTACTTTTATTTCACACAATCACTTATTTGCGATATACCAATTGTTGAAATCATTATATGCTTTTGTGAAAGATTTGTAACTTGTTACAATAATACTCAACCTTTCATGAAGATAAGGGTCTCTTTTGATATTATAATATCTTTCTATTTCAGAAACCTTTTCTTCTACATCTTTGTATTTATCATCGAGAATATCTTTGATATCTGATAATGAAAAATTGCGTCCATTTGCATTTCTGTTATCCCCAGAATTATTGATGTTAATTGTAATTCCTTCTGGCATTTTTAACACTCCTTTTTAATGTGGTATTTGGAATTTAATGAATCATATCTATTACTAACCAAAATTTCTAAATCGATTATAAAATCAATTTCATTCAATATTTCTGCAAAAGGAACCTGAAGCTTTTCGGCAACGCTTTGAGAGAAAAATACAGAATCTTTTCCTTGTCCGAATTTTTCTAATAACCTTTTATAATAGTTTGTCGAAATTTTCATACAAGATATTTTACCGATGTTTTGTAAATCGATTGTAAATATAAAATTATCAGTTTTTTCTGATATTGTCGAAAGTTTATATTTTATTGAATCCGAAATAGCTCTATAATCTTTTGTAAACTTATCAAGATCTATCTCTTTATCTAATACAACATCGACAATAATAGAGTCTGGAATATCTCTCATATTTTTAAATCTAACTTCATATATTGGTTCATCTTTAATTTCATACTGAATTTTTGTCGAATCATCTTCAATAGCTGCTATTACATGTCTATGAATAGGCGCAGCTTCTAATAATTCATTTTTTGGCTCAGATAATAAATTCTGATTCATAATTGAATTAACCATAGCCATCTGAGTCATTGTATTCAATAAATTACCCATCGGATTTTGTGGCGTCATGTGAAAATGATTTACCGTGATATTAAAATTATTACCACGTTCATCATCAAAATGAAACTCATTATTATTCATTATTTACTCCTTGAATATAATTATTTTGTTTTGATTCTAAAAAATAATATATAATTGAAAATATCATTTACATTTATATATATTAAATAGAAGGAATGAACTATGTTAGAAAATATCGATAAAGAATTAAATGATGGTTTTGAAATCACAGAACCTACTATTAATATTATTTCATTTGTAGATCTTATGGAAAAAATAGATTATCAGTTTTCGCCAATGGTACAGTGTCCATTAGATCAAAATGATTATATGAAATGGTTTGCAATAAATGCGTTAAATGTTCCAAAAGAAGAATTCCCAGAATCTGTACCTATGTATATTAATGAAGATAATAGAGACGATTATGAAAACTTTATGAATTCTGTAGAACGATGTTTTAAACGTAAACTTGGAATTATGTTTAACGATGAGGAACACAGGTTTAATAATGTATACAATATGTATTATTTTATGATTGTTAATCCTGAATCTATTATCACAGATTATTTATTGGATTATCATTTTTATAAACCTGGCTATGATTTTAGAGATGTTTATTATAAAAATAAAACACCAAATATTCAAAATAGCGGAGCTTTAGGTATCGATCCTATTGAAGTTATAAGTGCTGCTAAATCACAATATGTGGAAACAAGAAAGAAAGAATTTGATACATTAAGTTATAAAGAAAGATTTGATGTATTTATGAATTATACAAAACTTATTCTTTTAGATGAAACAGAATTTAAATTCTATAACTTTTTTCAGTCTTTAAATGAATATGCACCATGTGATAATTATGAATATCTTGATGATGAAATGAATATTTTATTAAATATTTCATATGAAGAAGAATCATTAATAACAAGATGGTTCCTCGAAATAATTATGAATGAACAGTTTAGAGAAACATATATTAATAAAAAAATTATTATTCCTTTCTTTAAACAAATTAATGCATTTGAAGTAGAAGTCAACTCAACATTAAATTAAAAAAAGAAGGAGGATTTAAATCCTCCTTCTTTTTTTTAACATCGGTGAATATTAATTAAATTTAATAAACATCATGTTATTTTCGCTGATGCGAAGAGATCTGATTGCTCCGCGACCAACAAATGATCTAAATAGACCAGGTGTTGGATTTTTCAACATTCCAACGATAATGTTGAATTTTGTTTCTGTAGAAGATTCTGGTATGAGATAAACCTTCTCATAATATCCATTCGTATCTTCAGATTTTTCGCAGATTTCATCTGCAAGCTTCAAGAATGAAGCTTCGACATCCAATAGGATATCATTGTTGGTTTTGAGCATAGATCCTGCTCGTGGATATGAGTTGCATGGATATATTTATCATCCATAGCAACTAATTCATCAATTCCTATCATTATAGGCTCCTTAGAAGGTATTTGACTTTTATTATCACCTTCTTTCGTATTATAATGTGTGAGCGAAATATACGTTTATTGCAGTTCATAGGATTTATTAAATTTTTATATATCACGTTACATATTTTTATACTATTAATAATTTATATATTATATAGTACAAAATAATATTTATATGGAGGTTCTTTATGGCTGAAGAAAACAAAGTCGTAGAACAAGAACAGGAACATGTATCAGAGAATCCTGCTGTAACTCAGGATACTGAACACGTCGCATCCTCTGAATCTGAAGTAAAAACTACATCTGATGGTATTGAATATACTATCAAGGATGAAGAAAAAAATGATGTAGTACATTCAGTACCTCCAGAGGCAGCAAAAGAAACATCTTTTGAAGATCTCGATCCAAAGATTAAGGAAGATCTTAAAAAACGTTTGGGTGAAGAAAATATCACACCTCATGAACATGCCACAGAAAAATCTGATGGTACTATTTCTTCTATTAAAACTCCTGAAGAAATTGCTCGTACAGAAGGTGATGGTACAGATGTTTCTATCGATATGAGCAAAATCGTAATGGATAAAGATGGAATTCCTGAATTTACATTTGATGATGCAAATCGTATCAAAATGTCAGGTCTCGCACTTACAGATTTCGAGTTTGAAATTAAACAGGCTCGTAATATGATTTTTGCTATTCGTAATGAATTATCTGATGAATCTCAGAAAGCTATTGAGGAAGAAAATAAGAAAAATATTGCTGCCCTCAACGAAAAGATTAAAGAACTTGAAAATAATCTTTCGAATTCAGATAAGAAAGAAGAAGACGAAAAACTCATCGAAGATTCAAAACTTACAATTGAAATCTATCAGGATGAAATTGATCATCTTCCTAAATATGATCCTAAAGTTAAACTCGAGCTTGAACAGCGCGAACTTAACGCTAAAAAAATTATCGCAACATACCAGAATGTATCTCGTTATGATATTGGTCAGCTTCAGAATGATGGTACTATTGCTGGTTTGATTTCATCTACAGCAAATATGGCATTTGTACAGGCATTTGTTGATTCTATTCGTAAATCAAAAGGCGAAGTATCGATCGAAGAAACTGAAGAAATCAAAACTGTTCGTGATAAACAGAAGAAAATTGAAGCACAGTATAACTGTCTTCATTATCTTGATGAATCAATTAAAGAGCTTGATGAATGTGAACTCGAATTCACAATTCAGCATGCTAAAGATCTTAAAAATCCGGAAAATAAACATTCCGAAGAAGTATCAAAAGCAATTGATTTTGAAAAGATTTCGAATATCACAAATATTGTAAAGAAACTTTCTAATCCTATGATTGATGAAAAGGAATCAGAAAAACTTTCTATTGAATATAATGATATTAAAACTTCATTGATCAGTATCGAAGATGAAGATAAAGAACTTGCTGAAATTAAAGAGCAGCGTGCAATCGAATCACGTTTTATCGATAATATCGAAAAATACACTCGTGCAACAATGCAGATTAATCAGGCATATGGAATGGCTATGCAGAAACCTCTTCCAAAGCTTCTTCCAAAGATTGATGAAAATACAGATTATGAAGAACTCAAAACAACACTTGAAGAAATTAAAAAAGAATATGTTGATCCATGGGAAAAGATTTCAAAAGAATATGAAGAATATGATGATGAAATCGACGATCTCAGAGTTAAACTTGTTGAACCATTGAAGAATTACGTAAGACGTCATGGACTCTTCGCTTCATTTATTAACTATGCATTCTCAAATTCAGAATTGCGAGGTTATTATGGAAGATCTGAATCTTTACTGGAAGCTCAGCATGTTAAAGTATTCGGTGATAAATTCTATAATTTAATTCGTTCGAGAATGTCATCCGAAACAGATGAGGAATATAATAAACACAAGGTTAACATCAATGCAATTTCAATGAGTTTTAACAATATGATTGAATATTTTGTTTCTCTTCATGATAATACTCTTGATCTCGATTTTGCTTCACAATATGATCCTGATTCTATTCTCAAGAAGTTCTATACTGAAAATAAAGAATTCATTGATCCATATATTGACGAATATAAGGATACAATAAGTGTATTATCACATGTTCTTATTCATAATCTCAAATTCTCATCTGCTTATTACAAATTTGTAGCAGATCTTCAGACATATATTCAGGATAATGAATATAAACTTGCAAAACTTAATGAAGGAAAGAAAATTAAAAATAAATATAAGTTTAAGACTGATATCGCATTTGCTTATCAGTTCATTACTTCTTATGTTGATTTCCAGAAGAAAGCAAGTGATATTCAGGATAAAGTTGATGCTAAGAGAAAAGAAGGAAATCTTGAAAATTTTGATGTTTGGTATAAAGAAAATCTTAAATCAGAGGAACTCGAAGCAACAAAACGTGTTATAAATTCATTTGTTCATATGCTTATTGGATGTAATATCGTTTATGCATTTGATGAATTTAAAGATTATTTCGAATCTAAAAATGATAATAAAGCTCTTTCTTACGACTGCACTTCACATATTTTCTCTGAATATATTCTTGAATCTGGAGCATTTAGAAATTGTCCAAAGGATCAGACATACAAAGAATACATTAAAGGACGCGCAAAGAATATCGCATTTAACAGTATCGATTATTCTCTTCAGCGCGATGTTGATGTTGAAACATCTCGCCGCGAAGTTCTTATATATGTATTTGGATATGCAACAAACTGTTTGAGAGATATTCTCGCAAATATTTGCGATACTTCTGATGAAAAGAAAGAAGAAAAAGCTGAAAAGAAAACTGAAAAGAAATCAAACAAAAAATCTCATGATGAACTTATCAGATCTTATCGCGAAAAAGGAAAAGAAAAGAAAAAGGCTCTTGGTGTTTATAAAACTGCTGTTACTGAATATCGTAAAATCATCACAGAAACAACAGATGATAATACATATCACGTAACAGGAAAAAATGATATTTACAATGTAAAAGTATTTCCATCAAAAGATACAAAGGTAATCGTACGTATCGAAAGATTTGCAAAAGATATTCTTGATCTTAATGCAAAAAGAATTTTTGATGAATCTATTATTAAACAAGATGAAACTATTTCTGTAAGAAAAGCTTACATTGCTGCAAAGAAAGTATCTAATGATACACTTACAAATATCAATGAAAAATGGTATTATAATCAGTTTGTAGATGGTACATTTGCAAAACGCGATGGAGTTGATCTTTCTACTATTGATGCTACAACATATACTCTCAGTGAAAGATGTCGTAATTCTGTATATGAATGTCTTAAATTCGCTCAGACAGAAATTATCAAATCTGCTATCAAAATTATCAAAAACACAGGTGTTGATTTTGATGGAAAGAGTATTGCTGTTAAAAACAATTGTAAATTCGATATCAAATATCTCAAATCTAATACACCAAATATTACAGATGGAAATCTTAATTTCTTCAAATCTGGTCTTTGGGATGTAATCACATTTGAATTAAATTATGATATCGTAAATGAAAAGAAATAAAAAATAATTTCATTTAAAAAAAAGAAGGGAGGATATCCTCCCTTCTTTTTATTCATAAATTACCACGACTTTATACATGTGGTCTATGAATATGCTTGTATCTATTTCGGGATCAGTTGAATAGATGTGAATGAAATATGTGTTTATTACAGGTACATAGGATTTTTATTTACACAAAACATTCTTTTATATATAAAGGAGAATATCATGACTGATCAAGATATAATTAAAAAAGCATTTGCTATCACAAATGATAATAGATTAATTGTAAAAGCTCCATTTGTTAGAGCATATATACCACAAGAATTTTTTGATAGAAAAATATCAGAAATGGTAGGATCTGAAATTGCAACAATTGGTGTTTTTTATATAGATGTATATGGAATGGATGATAAAGAGTTTGATATCGATAATCTTAAAAATCCGCATAGAGTTCTTTTCAGAATGCCTATGCAAATGACTCTTTGTCCATCGAATGTAGAAGATACGCGTGATGAAAATAAAGAACTTGTTACAGTTCTCGAATTTCAGGAAGGTGATACTTTTGTTAAATCTTTATTATTCGTTCGGACTTGGAAAACTGTTTCTAAGGTTGTTGACTTATTACTTAAAGGTTTTATTCCTAAAGAGTTAGCATATGATCAACTTATGAGTTTTTTTGATGAATGTTGTACAGAAAATAAAACAAATACACAGATTGCAGATACTATTATGGAAATCTTAATCGGCGAACTTTCACGCGATCCAAATGATTTAACTAAACCATTTAGATTAGCTATTCGTGATAATCCAAAGTTGAAGATGAGTGATAAGCAATTTGTTAAAGTAGAAAGTTTGGGACGTATGTATAATACATTTGCTGCTATTTCTAGTGGTGACCCTAAACAGGGTATTACAATGTCTATTAATCGAAAACGTTATGATGAAGGTCAAAAAGCTTCTACTATTGAAGAAGCACTCAGTGATGTATAAAAAATAAAACTACTCCCTCAAATGAGGGAGTAGCTATTTTTTTCTCTCTGTCTCCTTAAACTATATCGATGATCATCCGATGCGGACTACCATTTTTGAAGCTATAAATAATATTACAGAGGGGCCATTCCATAAGGATAAAAAGTCTGTAATATTCTTCATCGTTTTTATAAATTTTATTATTGTTATTAATGAATGAATAATGATATAAATCATAATTAAAATTTACACTTTTATTGATGAATTTATTATCCACGTTCATTAATGGATGTGAATTAATTTTGGCAGTGTAGATATTTGTTATTCTTTCTACACAATCTGATAAATTTTCATCTTTATACTCAGACCACTTATCGTATGTTTGATTTATAAAACCATATACTTTATCAGCATATAAACATACTGTCTTTTTTAACTGTTTTGAACAGTTTTTATTTTGAGTTCTCCATCCACCATTATATACTTGAAGGGATGAATAAGGTCCCAATTCACTTCTAAGAGACATGTAATAATTGATACAAATACACATGTAATATATATCTTCATCATATTCATATTTTTTTGTATCATCCGTTGCAAATGCATTCATAAATGATTCATTTGCAATATTAAACGAATTTAACATTAATGGCCCTAAATCAACAGAGCCATTATTGTTAACCTTTCCACGAAATACCCTCCAACCACTTTCATGGAGACCAACACCAATAATTTCAATACCAATGTTTTTATTTTCTTTTGTAAATTCGTAAAATGGTTTTACGAACTTTTGCGGAAGGTTATTTTCCAAAAATTCCTTATAACACAAATTATCAGCATCAATTTTGATTTCATCAAAATACATAATTGTAGTTAATAATGTGTTTTTCTTCAATTCAATTGTAGAATCGGAAGATGGCATTACGTTACAAAACATTTTTAGATTAACTAATGCACAAAGAATTAAGATGATTGATAGCTTTTTCATTTTTTTCTCCTTTATTAAGCTATTTTAGATTTTGAAGTGTGCATACATTATTGTTCCCACCCACTTCAAAATATAATATATATTTTATATAAGTTGATAATACTTTTAAATAACATTATAATAAGTTTAAAGTTTAAAATATTAACTTGCACTTAATATATAAAATTTTATAACGAAATGCACGCATAATCCTAAATGGAGGAAAATAAAAATGACTTATAAATCGTTAAATGTTTCAGATGCATTCATTAACACAACAATTTATGATGATTCTGCGGTAGTTGTACCTGATGTTATTCTTCCAAAACGTTTGACAATTCTTCAGCCTATATTTGCTTCAAAAGGCAAGGCTAATGAAATCTTGGACTTTAATTCATCATCTCTCGTTCAGTCTGTTTACGGTGCTGATATGACAGATATCAAAAAGTTTGGTCAGGGCGGGTTGAATCTCATCCATGGTATGGGTGGTGGAGCTTCAGCTCAAGTTTGTCGTTTACTTCCAGATAACGCAACAACAGCTGCACTTCTTGTTAAACTTGAGTTAAAAGAAGGCGAAGAAATTACACGAACTATCGAAGATAAAACTGTAACAACAAAAGAAATCGAATCAAAAATCGTATTCGATAAAACTGCTGATGCTACATCAGTTGTTGATGGAAAAATTACTGTAAATGAAGGAGTTCACACAATTCCATTATTTAAAGTAGTTTACAATGGTGCCGGTAAATGCGGAAACAATATCGGTATTTCTATTTCAAACGATTATGAACGCGATGATGCTGTTACAGATGGACGCAGATACATTATCAAAATTTATGAAAAAGATGATAATGGTAATTCATCAGATACAGGTATTCAGTTCTTCTTCTCATTAAATCCAGATGCACGTCTTATGGAAGGTTCAAGTGTTTACGAAAACCTTCAGTATGTATTTACAGATAAAGATACTTCTGGTACAGAAAGAGCTTATAAATGTAAATCATACATTATGGACAACTATGAATATCTTGAAAATCTTATTGCAAAAGCTTGTCCATCTACTGTAAGTCCAAAAGATATCGATATTCTTTCACTTACAAACAAATCTGGTGTTTCTTATTTCAAATATGATACAGCAGAAGCAAAATATACATATGGCGCCGAAGAACCAACAATTCATTTCGATGCTACAGCTGAAAGACTTCAGTCTATCGGTTCTGATGCTATCTATTGGCTTGGTGGTGGTTCTGATGGTGATCTTCAGCTTGGTTATACATATACTAAGTTAATCGAAGGTGTGCCAACAACTATTACAGTTGATGAAGCAAAAGTTAAATCTACAAAGAACACTCTTCTTTGCAACTTCTTCAAAGGACAGATTGATCCTGCAATCTTTGATGAAAGAATGATTTATTCTGATATCGTATTTGATGCAGATTATGATATTGCGGCAGATTCTGTAAAACAGACAATGCTCGGAAAATTCCGCGATATTCGCCCTGATATTATGGTTATTGCAGATATCGGAACTACAGCTAAAACATGTACACAGGCTATGAATCTTGCTAAAAACGTTTATGGTATGGTTGATGGTTCAGCTGGTTATTCTGCTGCAGTTATCGTACATGCTGGTTATACAACTGACCGCGCATTAAATGTACACGTAACAGGAACTTATGATTATGCATATGGTCTTGCAAAATGTTATGGATTGCTCGGAACATTCAGTGTATTTGCTGGATACCAGGTTGCTAAAGTAACAACTATGGAATACGATTGGTTACCATACAAAGATGAAAACGACACAATGCTTACACCATTACGTAAGCTTGGTTGTATTTTTGCAACTAAGATCGATCGTGCTGGTACTGTAGCTTACATGTCTGAAGAAAACATGTATACTCAGACAACATCACGTCTTAAGTCAATTCGTAACGGTATGGTTATCGGTGATGCTGTACGTCTTGCTAAGTCTGTACTTATCAAGTATGTATATGATAACGATGGTGCCGCTGGTGCTATTCGTAAGTCTTCAGCAGAACTTGCAGAAAGACTTTCTGGTCGTTATCCATCAAATATCACTGTTGCCGCCAACCTCTATCAGTCAGAACGCGACAAGCTTCTCGACACTTCAACTTGTGACCTTACTTATTACTTCCCAGGTATGACTAAGGGTTGGACATTAAATATTTACGCTAAACGCGGTGCATAAGGAGAATGATATATGAGTTATTCATCTAAAGGTACAGACGTAAGTAACGGATTCCTCAATCGTGGACCAAGCGACGATGTTGCTGCTGGATACGGCGTAAATGGACTTCAGGGTTGGAAACCAACAGCTCAGGAATGGCTCGGTTATGAAACAACCACCGTAGGCCCTGCAGGTAACGTTCTTAACCGTCTTAATACACAGAATGGTCTTCAGTCTGCCGATCCTATGGTTATGGCTGCACGTGAACCATTCCGCGTTGGTCGCTTCCTTGTTAAATGGGTAAAGGCTCCTCCTTTCTTCCCAGACTTGGCAGTTAAATATCTTCGTTGGATTTTTGAAGATATGGTTATGGAAGTTTCAGGTGTTCCTGAAAACTCAATCGATAAAATTGATATCCAGAATGGTGCAGTTCATGCAACTACATCTTATCCAGGAATCTACCACGAATCTGGTAACTCTGTTACATTAAAGGTTCGTGAATGTGCTGGTTCACCAGTACGTAAGTTCCTTGACTACTGGATTTCTGGTGTTTCAGACCGTAAGACTGGCGTTTGCCATATGTACGGTGCTAAACTTCGCGCTGTATTGCCAAATATGGCTGGTTCAATCCTCTACGTTTTACTTGGACCTACTTGTCGTCCAGAGGATATTGAATTTGCTTGTATGTGGCATGAAATTATGCCTTATTCAGAAAAAGCTTCACATATGAACTCTGGTAATATTGGTGATGCTGGTTCTGGTGTAGACATGGATGTAGAATTCAGCGGTCAGTACGATCGTGGTCCAGAAATCGACCTCTTCGCTCGTAAAGTTGTTGAAGGTTACAACCTCTATGGACAGAGCTATCTCAATCAGCTCCTTCCTTCATATATGTACGATAGTGAAATCTATGGTGCATCTGGTGAAGATTGGGCTAAACAGAATTCTGTTGATATTGAAGCTCGTCTTAATAACGCTAAAGATCAGGCTGAAGCAGCTGGTGAAACACCAATCTATGATGATACATTACGTGAAAATCGCGCTACATATCTTGAACCGTACTTTGCTCGTTTCCGTCAGGGAACAACTGCAGGTACATTCGGTGAAATGGGTGTAATCGATAATCAGACTGTAGGTAACATCGATGGACGTGCTGAAGCTACAGATAATGCGGCTGGTACAACTAACTAATTTTGAATAAATTTTAGTTTATTATAGATAGAAGGGAATTTCTTCCCTTCTATCTTTATTTTGTATATTGTAATATATCAAAAACATTATTCTATATACTAATATTGATTCTATTATATAGATAGAATTGGAGGAATATTATGGCTAAAAAAGGTAATATGAATATAGATAATGATGACTTTGAATTCGATGATGAGATGTTTCCTCTGGATGATTCTGTCTATGATGATGACGACGATCTTGCAGGATTCAAATTCGATCCTAATGAAGATGGTCCTGGCGGTGCCAAAGGTTTCTTTGTAAATACAATGAAATCAATCAAAGGTATTGGTGTAGATTTCGTTGATGAATTTTTACCAGAAGCTGTTAGTCTTGGAGACGACATTAAATCTGCTATAGGCGATTCCAAAGACGTTTTTCTTGAAAAGAAAGATAAAGTTTTTGAAGGACTTAGCTCATTTAAAAGCAATTTATCTAACAAAGCAAACAAAGAAAGTGCCGAAGAATCAAAAGGTGCTTTTAAAAATGCTTTCGGTGAAATAAAAAATAATATCAAAAGTGGTAAATTTTATACCTCAAATAGAGATATTAAAATTGATATGGATGCTTTTTTGGATGATGATGATGAAGAGAACGTCGGAGAGTCCACAGAAGAAGATACAAGTGGATCAATGACTACGTCTTTTAATTATAAAAGACCTAGACGCAAAAATAATCTTATCATAGTGAATCAATCAAATGATGAAAGTGATATAGCTGCAAATGCTGCATTACAAGAAACATCTACAGCATCTATCAATTCAAATAATAAAAAACTTTTTGAGACAAAAACACACATTGATAATTCTAATTTCAAAGATATTATTGCTATCTTATCAAATATATCAAATAATATATATGGATTATCTGATTTCTTAGAGCATTATGGAAAAACTAATATCAATGCTCAACTCGAATACGATAGCAAATCTTTAGCATTTTTAACAGATCAGCGTGCTTTATTAAAAGATATCTTAGCTGCTAATAATAGAGCAATAGGTATTAAATCGGAAGAAGAACTTGCTGAATTAGAAGAAAATGAAGATTTAAATTTGTTTGGTGGAATTGGTTCATTTAGTATGGATAAATATGCTAAACAAATTAAAGAAAATGCAATGAATATGTTTTCCAATACGCAGTTAGGTCAGACATATGATATGATGTCTGGTATGGCCGGTATGATCGGTAAAGATTCTGGACTTAAATTAAATCCATTAGATATTGGAAGAAGTATGGCTAAAAGTTTTGTATTCAATAATTTATTGGGTAGCGAAACTAAAAATAAATTAGGCCGATTAAATGATTTATATGGAAATATCGGTGGCACTATTGTAAGTAAAATGAATAGACTTAAAGATAGTGATAATAGTTTCTTAAGTTTTATGGGAAATTTATTAGGTCAGGATACTGCTATCGATAAAAATATAGATCTTACAACGACAGACTTAGATCAACAAACAGTTTTTGACGGCAAAACAAAAGAAACCATTACCGAAACGATACCTGGATATTTGGCTCAAATTTTAAATGCATTAAATGGAAGCGAAATTCAATATTATAATTATGATTCACATAGATTCGAAACACAAAAAAGCATTAGTGAAAAATATGATCAGATACGCGAAAATGTAATTAATGGAAATGTTAAATTTTCTAAAGGTATGTCTATTATAGAAGGTACTGGTGGAAAATTAATAAATGATAATAAATATTCTAATTTTGATATTGATGAAAGACAAATACAGAAAGCGATGGATAAATTTAAAGAAAATTTAATCCAATCCAAAATAGAACTTAATCCTATAGAATTATTTAAAAATAAAGAATATAGAGATAAGATGTTTAGAGGTTTTGAAGCTATTGGTGAAGATAGAGAACAAACAGAATCTATAAAAGATTTAATCGCAGAATCTATTTCTTCATTATCCCCTGGTGACTTAAGAGATATCAATAATAGTATATTAAAAGTTGCATCTGAAATCGAAAGTACATCTAAACAATTTAAAGAATCTATGGTTAAATTCGGAAATAAAAGTGTTATTTCCGAAATGCAAGAAAAAGAAAAGTGGGAAAAAATTGATTACGATTTACAATATTCATCTAAATATAATGAAGATTTAGCCGGTAAAAATGAATATAATAAAATGACAGCTAGACGAAATAAATTGCTTGCAGAACAATCGATGTATGGTGAACGTGTAGGAAAAGTTGATTTATTACCACAAAATATAAATTCGAGTGTAGGTTCAATTTCTGATAATGTCAAAAGTAGTATTGACAATATATATGATCTTCTATTAAATGGTATAAAGGTTTATCCTATAACACCTGAGACAAATTTAAAAGATTATAATAGAAGAATCAATGAACTTGGCGTTACTTCTTTGGATTATAAAAAATATAAAGATAAAACTGAAGAAGAAAAAAAGAAAAAAGAAAATGATATAATAGAACTCAGAAAAAGCAATTCTGAAAATTCTAGACTTATAGCCGAAGAAGATGAAAAACGCAGACGTTCTTATAATTTTATGGGAGCAGATGACGATTCGATGATGGGTAAAATGAGATATCTTATCGGATTTGATAATGTTGCAAATGCAATAATGAATCCATTTGAATCGTTAATGAATGGCATTATAGGTAAAGAAGCTACTGAGGATTATTTAAATAATGGTGGAGTTTCTAAAGATATTACAAAAGAAGCATTAGAAGAGGCTAAAAAACGAAAAGCACTTAGAGTTGATACGCTTAAAGATGTTGAAAACGCCATTTCTGGTAAAAAGAAAAATAAATCAAAAGAAAAACAATCGTCTATTTCTAGTCTCGTAGAAAGTATACAGGATATATCAGAAAAAGGATCTAAAAAATTAGATGTTGTTGTTTCTAAAAAACGAGAAAAAGAAATTAAGAAAAAATATGATAAACAAGAATCGATAAAAAAGAATGGTACATATTTACAACAGATTATGGGTAGCGATTTATATAGTAAAATAGGTACTACTTTAAACAATATAAGCGGCGACGGACGAGCTTATGTATATCTTGATCCTGTATGGTTTGAACCATTAGATGATAAAACAAAGCTTTTAATAACTCGAGATATTATTAAAAATGGTGGTATGATTGTCGATTCATTAGATGAAGAAACCGATATTTATTATGGTAAAATTGGTAATTTGGATTCAGATGATAAAAAATTAATAAAAGATATAGGTATTAAAGTAATTGATGGAAAATATAAAAATATAAATGAAGTATCTACTTATTTAAAATCAAATAATCGTCTTGCAAGAGATAACAATAGTAGATTTCATAATAATCGGATTAAAATAAATAGTGAAATTGAAAATATAAATGATCGAGATGAATATTATACAGAAAAAACTAAACATGCATTTGATGTTAACGAAGAATATTCATTTAATGAAATGGATAATGATACAAAAAATGGATCAATTTCGCGTCAAAATAAAAAAGAATATAAAAGAATAAATAAAGAGATTAGTGATAAGAGAGAAGAGCTTAATAATAATGTAAAAGAGAATGAAGAAAAATTAAAGCAATTTTATAAAGATAATTCTGATAAATATACTGAAGATGGAAAACGTTTATTTTCAGATAATAAAGATGAAAGATCAGATGAAGAAAATGAAATTGCTAAAGTACATAAAGAATTATTAGATAATTTAAATAAATCTAAATCGGAATTAAAATCTTTTAATAAAGAAACAAAAGATAATTCAAGAAATACCGGAATTTTAAAATATAAAAATTTAGCAGCTATTAATAGTCCTAAATCGGCGGGTAATCTTTTTATTAAAGAACCTAAAACAAAAGATGAAATAGATGCTTTATTAAGTTCTGGTGATGAAAGTGCTATTTTTGAATTTGCAAATAAAATTAAGAGTAGCACACATGAAGGATATAAATTCAAAGATCGTCAAGATCATTTGGAACATCTTGATCCTGAATTTAAATTGCGTTTAGATAAAATGTTAGCTGATCCTGCATTACAAGGCGCTAATATTCAAATTAAAGATTCTATTCGTTCTCCATTGCGTCAGTTTGCTTTATATTCTAAAGGTCGCGTAGATCCAAAGATAACAAAACAGCTGATGTTTTATGCTGGTCTCGATTACGATACATATTTCCCTGAAAGCATTAAAAATGCAATGGGAGAAAATGGTATTGTTGCCAGAACACTTTCTTCAAATCATATGACTGGTAGGGCTATTGATCTTATTAACGGAAACATGAAATATGGAAAAATTGCTTCTATTGCTGCTAAATATGGTATTAAATGGGCTGGTAAAAATGACCAACCACATTTTGAATTTGATGAAAGATGGAATGAAAATAAAAAAATAACAGACGAATCGTTACTTGGTCAAATAGAACAGGAAAAGAAAGATTTTATGAAATCACATAAAGTTAAAACTCTCAGTGATGAAAAATCTTATTATTTTGATCATAAATATGATAATGCTGTTAAAAATGAAGATGGTACATATACTACAAATAATGAATATAAAGAAGTTATAACAGGCAAGCCTCTCTCATTCTTCCAAAGCGATCCTGCTGGAAGCGTTGCATCTGGTGAAGTTAAATTGCCTAAAAACTTCAATAAATTAAAAGAAAGAGTTGATCGCGAATATGAATTCTTCAATGGTAAAGATTCTAATAACTTCTTTGAATCTATAATTGATAAATTATTTAATCATAAAAAAGATGAAAATAAAACAGATTCTAGAAAAGCAAACGTTGAATTTAAAACTAATAAAGATATCTTAATGGCTATATACAATAATACAAATCGAATTGCTGATAATACTGAAAAAATAGGTTTTGGTATTGGTATTCCTGGAGTAGTTGGATCTGGTCTTTTTGGAAAAATAGGATCTACAGCTAAAGATATGGCAGGAAAAGTATTTGGATTTGCAGCTACAACTCTCGATAAAGGTTTGGATTTAGCTAAAAATATAGGCAAAGGTACACTCAATGCTGGCAAAAAAGGTGTTGATTTTATTAAGGATAAATTTGATTTGACTAAAGAAAGTGTTGAGAATCTTATCATCAAATATGGTCTTGAAGAAAGACTTGGAATGTCTATTGAAAATATTCGTAAAAAATATAGTAAAGAACAAATAATCAAGATGATTAAAGATATTAGAAAAGAAAAATCTTTAATTACTAAAGGTAAAAATCTTATATCTGGAACTATTGGAAAAGGAAAAGATATTTTGTTTGGTAAAAAGAAAATAGTTGATACCAAACCAATCGTTGAACAATTAAGTAAAAAATTGAAAATTAGTAAAAGCGAATTGAACGAAATGTCGTATGATGATTTAATTAAATTGGCTAAAGAAAATGGTATTGATGTTAATGATCGTGAAAAAGGAATTTTAACACACGTCAAAGATTTTGCTGAAAAAGGCTTAAAAGGCGTAAGTGGATTAACAGGAAATATTTTAACTAAAGGCAATGAATTCTTATTTGGTAAAACGACTGATATCGATGACGATACACTGATAGAAAAGATACATGATAAAACAAAAATTAGTTTGAAAAAATTAAAACAATTATCTCATGATGATTTGATTAATTTAGCTAAAGAGAATGGTATCGAAACAACAAATAAAACCAATGGTCTTGTAAATAGTGCACTTGACGCAATTGGTTTGGGGGATAAAACAGCTACTACTCTTACAGGCAAAGTTATTTCAAAAAGTAAAGATATCTTGTTTGGTAAGAAAGCTGATTTAGAAACTTTAAAAGATGAAATAAGTAAAAAATTAGAAATACCTAGAGAAAAAATAGAAAATTTATCTAGAGAAGAATTACTTAATTTAGCTAAAGAAAAAGGACTTGATATAAAAGATAAAACCAAAGGTTTAGTATCTCATGCGCTCGATTTCGGAAAAGGTGTTATAAAATCTACAGGTAATTTAATAACTGGTGGAAAAATATCTTCTAAATCAGTTAAAAAAATTATTGAAAAAATTGAAGAAGTACGAGATGCTGTATATGAAATTGGCGGAATCAAAATTGAGAAAGTCGATAATAAAAAATCTTCAAAAGATAATAAAAGATCTTTAAGTGGAGTAAAACGACGCCATAAGAAACAAGGATTAGATATAATTAATAGATGTGATTTAACTACACGGCTCAATATGTCAGAAGATGATATTCTTGAGATTTATTCTTACAAAGAATTAAAAGCCATTGAACAAGAAATAAATGAAAATGGTAAAATAACCGATGTAACAAAAATAAAGAGTAAAGAAAATAAAAGTAAATCTAAAGTATCTAAAACACCAAAAGCAACTTTAAAAGCTGCTGCTGGGGATAAAAAATCTATAGGTGATAGACTCTCCGGAACATTAGAAAATCTTAATGTGGATAATAGAACTTTGGCATTACCTGCTCCTAGTGAAGGATCATATCAGGATCAGAAAAATGATAAAGAAACTAAAGAAGAAAAAGAAGATAGACATAATTTAGCACATAATATTGCTTCCATTGCTGCTGTAATAGGTACACCTCAAACTATAGCTGCTGCTGCAAAAGAAACAGCTATGCCAAATCCGGATATTGGTAGTTTGTTAATGGCTAATTATCAAAATTCTGAAAAACAAGGTGAATTACTTGAGGATATAAAAAATAAGCCTGTTGGAAAAGGTGATGGTGGTGGTAATAGTTTATCTAAGTGGAGTAAACTCGGAACGGCTGGTGGTAAAATAGCAGCCGGGATACAAACCGCTGGTGGCGTTGCAACTATTGGTGCAGCTGCCGCAGGTGCAGCTATGCTTGGAAAACAAGTTGTTAATAAATTTAAAACTACAAAATTAGATTGGAAAAATTCTTCTGTTGGAGAAAAAGTTTCTGGTTTATTTGGTGCCGGAGGCTCTGGTAATTATGATAACAATGGTAATGAAATCACAGATAAAAATATAAAAGCTGGAAAAGGATTTGGATTAAATCAAGCAGTACATGTTGCTACATTTGCTAAGGGTGTAAGTAAACTTCCTGCAATATTTACTAAATTCTCAGGTTTAGTTGCTAAACTATTTAAAGATCCTAAGCTTGTCGCAAAAATTGGTGGTAAAGCAGCTGCAGATTCTGTAAGTAAAGCATTTATCAAATCGATGGAAAAATCCTTAACTAAAGGTGGAGCAAAATTAATAGCTAAAATATCTAGTAAGATTACAGCATTCTGTGCTAAAATATCTAACGGGGTAGGTTGGGCTGTAATGGTTGCACAGTTAGTTTATGATATCGGTACAGGTATGGCGGAAGCTCCTAGATACTTTAAAATGGGTAAAGGAATGAAACCTACATGGCCTATGAGAATAACTGCCGGTTTAGCTAAAGCTATATCTGGTAATTTAACATTAGGATTAATTCCACCTGATGCAATTGCTAATTTAGTATTTGGAATCATTGGTTCTAAAGCTACTAAAGAACAGATGAAATCAGCTGAAGAGTTCGATAAACAACGTGCAAGTATTATGGAAGTTGAGTATGGAAGACTTGTTGAATTCGAAACTATGACATGGACTGAAATTGTATTTGGTCAAGATAAGAAACGAGCTACAATACTTGGCTTTATGAAAGATAAAAAGGATAAAGGTGCAATAGAACGTTTCAAAACATGGTTTGAGAAAGTATATAAACCTTTGGATGATATGTATAAAGAAATGATTAAAGCTAATGGTGGTAAAGTTGACAAGAAAATCAATCCTGATGATGTAGCTGCATTAGATAATCAGGCTAAATTCAGAGAAGAATATTTGAAAGCTGCGAAAGCATATATGGCTAAAAATAAACTCTCTGGTCTTGGTCCTTTAGGCAAAGGTAAATCTGAAGAAGATGAAATCAAAAAACATGATGAAGAAACAGCTGTTGTAGAAAAAGAAACAGATGAAAATAATTTAGCAAAAGAAAATGCTGAAGGTACAGCGGAATTATCTAAAGAAGGAATAAACCTTAAGAGTGAAGAAACTGTTGTTAAACCTGATCTTCCGGATGCTAAAATGGATAATGAAATTAATACTGATATTTCAGGTTCTTCTAAAATATCTGTCTCTAATAATGAAAAACCTAATCCGGTAAGTAATGCTGAAGGTACAGCTAAACCTATTACTGGAGACAATAAAGATACTAATAAAGAAAACGAACTTCAAGCAGACGGTATTAATTTTAAAAAGATGACTGATTCTAAATATTTTGCAGGATGGAATACTCTTGCTAAATTAAACGAATCTAAGAGTAATGCTCTTGATAAATTGACCGCTGTAAGAAATGGTATTAAACCTCAGAAAAAAGGATTTAAAGCGGGTCTCAAAGCTGTTGGTGGAAAGCTTGCTAAAGGTGCAGCTAATCTTGCTAGTAAAATAGTAGGAGCATCAAAAAATGTTGCATCTGGAGCCACTAATATATTTAGTAAAATTAAAGGTTCTGCTAATGCCATTGGTGAATTTGTCACTAGACGAAAACAAATGGAACTCGAATTAAGTTCTAAATTCAATGATGAAACCGGAGTAAATGATGTAATTGCTCTCCAGAAAAATATTGTTGATAAAAATGCTTTAGGACAACAAAAGAGTACATCGGTTCTTTCCCCTGTATTTGCCGAAAGAGTCGAAGCATTCTTAAAAGATCCTAGAGTTCAAGGTCATGGTGTTTCTATTCGTGAATCATACAGACCACCTGCTACTCAGTTAGCTTATTATTCAAAAGGAAGATCTCCTTCTTGGGTAACAGACAAATTGATGAAATATGCAGGATTTAAAGATGGTATTAATTTCTGGCCAAAATCATTCCAAAAACCAGGTGATTATATTACTTGGACTCTTGCTTCAAACCATTTCAATGGTTCTGCCGTTGACTTGGAACCAGGAGATATTGGATATGATAAACTTGGTGCAATTGCAAAGGAATATGGAATCGATTGGGGTGGATACTGGTCAACGCCAGATAAACCACATTTTGAATTAGGAGATCCTAATTTCAAATTACCTAATACACCAGTAGGTGGATCTGCTACAGTTGCACAAACACAACAAGCAGATGCTATTAATTTCAGATCTACTTTAAAGAATGTAGCTTCAAATGCAAGTAAGTATATTTCAAATATAGATTACAAGAAATTACCTGCTAAGATTTCTAATCCACTTGTTCTTAATGGTTATAAGACTGTTAAGAATAAAGCAAAAGAAACCGTTTCTAAGTTAAATGAAAAAGGAAATGCTCTTGCCGAAAAGAGTGGCGTAGTTACATCTAATCTTGTTGTTGCTAAATTTGATGAGTTATATAATATAGCTTCTGAGGGTGTAGAAATAATGAGAGAATTATTAAATGAAACTAAACGTCATAATCAGATCGAAGAGGTTTTCTATAAAAATTTAATGGCTGGAATTGCTGGTATTGGGGCAGCTATTATTGCAAGTAACAATAATGGATTCTCTACAGCTGGTAGTTCTACAAGTATAACCAAAGGCATGTTTGATAAACTTGCTAATGGTTTATAATTAATAACTAGACTCCTCATATGAGGAGTCTAGTTTATTTTATTCTTTATACATGACATAAATATATAAAAGATATAAAGGAGCATTATTATGCCAAAGAATACAATAATTTCAAAGGAAATGAGTTTAAGAAATCTCGCATCCGATATTACGCGAGAAATAAAAAATGAAATAAAAGAACAAGATATTTTATCGATTCCTCTTAAGACGTTTAGAGATGAAAATTATGCAGCATCTGGAGGTTTAGACGCTATAAATGATATCAACGAACGTGTTGAGGATCTTATGGAATCTTCAAAAAGAGACGGAATTACACATAAATTGTCATTTGGTATGTGGAGTCGAGAAAATGATTCAGACTCAGCGTGTGAAGATATTTCTTTACGTGTAGGTGAAAGTCCGGTTATAAATCCACCTTGGCAATTTAATGAATTAGATGATGTAAGGAGTAATCCTTCATATCCACATATGGGTAGAGTTTATTTAACTTACATTTATGCAAACTTTCCAATTTTAACATTTAAACCTGGTAGAGAAAAATTAAATGCAAATATTCTTTCATTTTTCACAAAAGGTCTTGGTGCAGATCATAAAGTTTTGAATAATTATATTAGAAGTGGTGGAGATAATAGTATTGAAAATAAAATAGCTCTTGGATTAGTTAGTATTAAAAACGTTACACTTGGAGCTATAGAAGGTGTTTTAGGTTTATTCGGTGCCAATTTTGGAGATGTATCTAAATTTATAACATTTAAAGATGCAATGCCTTTATATCGAAATATGGCAAATAATTTATTAAGAGAATTTGCAGCAAATTTAGGACTTCTTGATTTAACTAAAGAAAATTTTATAGAAGGATTAAATTTTGATTTGGTTAAAGGTAGCACATCCGATGAAATAAAAACCGAAATTAAAAAGGATAAAGAATTAAAAGAAGTATTTAAAAATATTCCAGAAAATGAAAAGAATGAAATATTTGGAGATGGTGCATCTATTGAACAGAGCGAAGATGGAACTCATAGTAATTTTGGAGATTCTAGAGTTTTACAATCTATCACATCGTCATTAAGAGAAGCTAAACTTAATTTAGCTTCTTCATATAGAGGTTCATTTCCTAGATTAGACGTTATCGATATGATTCCTCATAGCACATTTAATAACGGAAAAGGTCTTAGCCCACATTTCGCTAGTATAGAAAGTATGAGTTATTTACCTTATTTGTGTCAATCAAATATATCTATTTCAGAAACATTTAGCAACTCTACCAAAGAACATCCTATAGCCGGAGAAATCAATTCTATGTCAGAAGATAGTGCTAACAAAAAAGGTTTTGGCTCATCTATGACAATGGTTTCAGGAATGAAAGATACATTGATGAATGGTGGTGCTAAAAGTGTGGATGAAATCATAAATAAAGTAGTTACCGAAGTTGGTGCAAAAGTCGGAAAAGAGATATTGTCTAATGGATCGGAATTAGGTGCTATTATGAATGGTGATGGTCGTATGGCTATTCCAGAGGTATGGGCTGGTTCATCATATTCTAGATCTTATTCTATAGATTTCAAATTCTGGTCTCCTACAGGCGATACTGTTTCTATTTTTGAAAACGTTTATATTCCTTATCTCCTTCTTATGGTATTAAGCGCTCCATTACAAACTGGTTATTCATCTTATATGTCACCATTTATCATCAAAGTATTCTCAAAAGGATTATTCTCTATCGATATGGGTATCATTGAATCTATGAGTGTAACTCGTGGCGACGGAGCAAATGATAGAACTAAATTTAATTTCCCACGTTCTATTAAAGTATCTGTAACTGTAAAAGATTTGTCTCCAGTTATGATGCTTTCATTGGGTAATGGTGCATTCTGGAAATATAAACGTGCAAATGGCGGTTTATCTGAATATATTGCTACTATGTGTAACTTATCTATCGCAGATAGATACGATATGGCTCGTAAATTCGATAACTACGTTGCACTTATTCGCGATAGTATGAAAACTAATTTTTCATTACATAATATCGGTTATAATTTTAATAATTCATTATTGATGAAACCTTTTGTTGCTTGGAATAGAAACAAAGTAACGGTTGATCATGTAAAAACAGATAATATTTATATTTAAAAACATTAAAAATAAACACTACCCTATAATGGGTAGTGTTTATTATTTTTTTTATTGATTATGCACCAATATATTTTTTAAATTCTTTTGTATCTGTTTCATTCATTGGATTGAGTTTATCTACAAACTGATTAAGAACACAAGATACAATTGCCATATTTTTAACTTCATTTGCAGATTCCTGACCAATTTCAAAATCTTTTCCGCCATCTTTTTCAAGAACTTTATCTGTTCCGAATTTGATAACAAATTTTTCAAATGGTGTAGGAGCGAAGTCACTTGTATCACGTCCATCAATAATAGCACGAATGATTTCATCCTGTTCTATATTGATGTCTTTACCGAGGAATGACTCGATCTTTTCTTTTGATTTTCTGTAGATTTCTTCATTGATTTCAGATTCAGTTTTTCCAGGTGGTGTAACTTTTACTGTATCAATTGCAATCTTCAAATTTTCAAGATATGTGTCTTCAATAAGAGCTTTTGTATCAATGTCAAGATCAGCAAGCTGAGGGATATTTTTAATCTTATCCTTATCAGCGCTTTCTGTAAGATCAAGAACATTGTTCCAGAAAAGATCTTCACGACCAGATAAATCTTTTGCGAGAGCAATAAGATCATCATTATTTTTTGCTTTACGTGCAGTGTCTTTTACTACAGCAATATCAAAAGCCGCATCGATTGCATCAGTAAGAGATTCAAATGATTTCTTTGGAGTAATGTTTTTAACCTTTAAATTACCATCAAAATATTTGTAAGTTTTTGATGCAATATAGATTGAAGCAGAATCTGCATCAATTGGTCCTTTTGCTGTAAGACCAACGGCTCCAAAGGCACTTTGAATGCGAGCAGCATTTTCAAAAGCTTCAGTTGCTGTTGCTTTATATGTATTGAACTTTTGTGTAAGTTCTTCATCATTTTCACGTTTTACAATATCTTCAAGAATATCAAAACGTGCAGTTACAACAGATTCGAGCGAATCAAGTGATTCATGTCCTTTTGCAAAAATAGATGCGAGCGATTTTGCCTGTGGAATTTCGAGAGTATCAAGACGTGTTGGTGAAAGTGGAACAACAACTTTAGCAATATTATTATTACCATAGAGATATGATAAATATTCTTTAGATTCAGTTCCTACATCAGTTTCTGTCTGAATAGTATCGTCAACAATAGCATCAGGAGTTTCATCGAGATTCGATGATGTAATCTGATCCGGTACAGCATCAGGTTCTTCGTGACCAACAATTTCTTCCTCTGTATGATCTGATACATTGATAATCTCACCGGTGTCCGGATTGATATCTGGTTCTCCAATCATAACTTTTCCGTTTTCAATATCGGTCTGAAGAGAATCGTTGAGTTTATTCTCGATATCGAGCACTTCAGAATCATAATCTTCGAGTCCACCTTTTTGCCAGAATTTTTTGAGATTTATTTTTATTTTAAGGAATAAATCATAAGTTACATGTTCACCGTCGTTTAAACCTTGACGAATATAAATTTTTGTTTCCATAACAGATGATGCTGCATTAACTGTTTCCTTAACAACTTTATTTGCTTTCTTTTCATCTTCATCGGAAAGAACAATTGCATATGTTCCGATCCATCCGATGTATGGAATACATGCCAAAAGACAAGAAATGATATATTTAGAATTACTAATTCCGCGAATATTACAAAGTTTCATTTTGAATGAATTTCTACTATTTCCAAATAAACCTTTTTTATTATGAATACCATTATAAATTTTATCTAATCGTTCATTAAATTCTTCACTGAAATCTTTTTCATTCTCAAAATAAGGTTTAAAATGATATTTTTCATCTTTATTATTAAGAAGTTTATCATATTCCTTTGAAAGTTTAGCATAAAAATCTTTAAATGACTTTTCAATTTTTCCTTTTTGAGAATCTAAGAATTTAAGAGCATCTGCACGTTCATCCGAATTTAACCCGATTAATCGTTCAGTTCCCATTTCATATCCTTCTTCAGAAGTTTCATTTTCATCATTGTTTTCAGGTTCTTCACCATTATCTTCCGAATCATCAAATTCTTCATCGTTTTCTGATTCGTTTTTATTTTCTTCATCTTCATCTTCTTCAGTTGTTGAAAGTTCTTCACGAATTTCATCTTTCTGATCCTGAATAACTTTACTTGTTTCATTGATAATTACATTCTTTTCTTCAGCTTCAGCAATTGCAGCACCTACATCTTTACCGATTTCTGTTACAATTTCATCTGCTTCGTTTCCAAATTTAAAATTGATTTCATCGATAAAACGTTTATTGAGTTCAGGAGATGTAAACTTCAGATTTTCAACTGAGAAAAGTTCCTGAATTTTTCCACCAGCAATAGCTTTGTTTGATTCAACGGAAAGAATAGCATTTGCAAGGTCTTCACGGTAATTTGCTTCCATACCTGCAAATTCTTTAACGATTCCTTTAAGCCCACCAAGATATGAACTTCCATTAAGTTCATCATTTGTATATGCTTTATCTGCAATTTCACCGATTCCATTAGTTACAATATTTCTAATTTTTTCATCAGCTAATACGCCTTCGACATTATTATTTTCAATATTATCAATTGATTTTACAACAATATCTTTCATAGCTGCACCGAGTTGTTTCTTAGCGAAGCTTTCTTCAAAATTTGTTCTTAAATCACTGATTGTAGTGAATGATGGAGATCCATCAGCATTAAGTAACTGTTCCATTTTTACTTATACTCCTTATAATATAGTTCGGATTGTAATATCCGGTTTGAATGATACAATACCATTTTTAAGGTCTGTATTATCAATATCAACAACTTGTTTTACACACAACTTATCAGATACGATAGAATTACCATTTGCTTTTCTGATAGATTGCACTTCTGCAGGCGAATATTGATTGATTTTATATAAAATCATATACTCGATCGATGGAAGTTTATCTTTCACTGTTTCGAATATAGTATTTATACCAAAAGAAATATCATCAAATGTATTGATGTAATCTCTGATCGCTTCGACAATAATTTGACTATCTGCTTCAGTATCGTTTGATGCTGAATCGATATATTTAACACCGATTTCAAATGATAATGAAATATCATCAATTTTTTGCCATGATGAAGTATTCATATTAAATACTTCATAGTCCCCAGAACCAGATGTATTTTTAATACCAAGACTGATACTAGCACCATCAGGAGCAAGCGTTTGAAGACTTTTAATGTTTGAAATCAAATTTTCATAAGATTCCAAAATCATTTCGTGTCCATTTCCTAATGCATAAATACGATTATACAAAGGAACTTTCTTAATAATTGCACTATATGATTCATTCTTTAATAATGCACCATCTGTATTTATATCACCAGCATGATGTACGATGATTTTTGTTCTATATTCATTTAATTTATTCTGAAGTTCTTTTTTAACTTCTTCCGAAATAAATTCATTATTATCGGTATTTTTCAATACTTTATATGATGCATTAGTATCATCATCTACGATAGTATAATTTAAATCAAGGAATTTCTTTAAATATAAAACTAAAGTTTCATCATTCATTTCACCAATGTCAAGTTTAATAAGGGAAGCGAGTGTATCTAAAGAATAAGTTTCGTATTCATTATCATCATAAATAATAGAAGCAATTTCTTTAAGTGTAGATATACTCATTTCTACATTTGATTTATAAACATATGAACCTTTTTCATGAAGAATTTTAGATACAGGTGTAGTGATATAAGTATCACCAATTTTTATTTTTACGAGTTCTGTAACAATTTCTCCATTTTCATTTGTTACATATTCATCAGATTCATATACTTTATATACATCCGATTCATATCTAGAATATTCTTTTTGTGAAACAGAAATATCTGAAGGTAAAGAGAAGTAATCTGTATAATCTTCAAATAATACAATTTCATCAATTCCGTAAACGGTTGAAACAAAATATCCATTTGTTTTTTCTTCATCTTTAAGAATACTTTCGTATTCAGAAGATATGATATCTGTAGTTGATGTTTTTTCAATAACATAAATTTTTACAGAAACTTTATCCGAAATACCATAATATTCAATAGGATTAGTTACAAAAGGAACTGGTTGTAATGAATAATCTCTAGATAATAACTTATTTGAATTTGAAATCGCGTCATCGGTTCTAATATATGCATGAATAATAAGAGTATTATTATCTACATCTATTTCTTCAGGTTTAATTTCCGATTCAACTAAGAATTCTCTTCCATCATCTTTAATTGTTAATCTGTATTTTACAATATCAGTAGACTCTTCGTCCAACAAATTACTAATAACAACATTTGACGTTGTAACTTGGAAGGATAAATCATAATAGCCTACAGATTTAGAAGTAATCTTTTTAGGAATATCATTTATATTTTCGATAATAGTATTTCTATTTACATATAAATTTAAAATACTAGATTCAAAATTTGTATTTGTATTATAATATAAGAAATTTAAATTATAAATATCATTATTTCTATTCATATTGAATATACTAGCTTTAACTTCATTTGTAGCCAAGAATCTAATATGATATGGAAACATATACTGATTTTTAATATTATCTCTAAATTCATCAAAATAAGTTTCATAATCCTCTGCATCTTTAACGTATTCACAATGAGAATTATTTTTATTCATTTCAAATACCATCTTTGGAGTTATCAATCTGTTTGATACTTCAGGATTGAGAGGTATATCTAAGAAATTGAATGATATCGTAGAATCGCGTGAAGAAACAATATCCGGTAAAGATTCAAGAATTCCAGAAGCTCTATATTCCAAACATCTTACATCACTGCGAATTTTATTTACGGCAAAACCTAATTCATTTGCTTTACGTTCAAGATCGCCAGGAGTTAATATAGAAGAATTTGCTCCTCTTTGTATAACAAGAGATCTAATTTCATTAAATGAAAGAGCGTCTCTTCCCCCAGTTGCACCATTATCTTTTAATGAGATATATGGATCTGTAAATACTAAACAATCTTGTTTAGGATCATCGCGATCTTGTTCATATTCAAAAACAATTTGATCATATAATTCATATACATTAGGAATTGTAAAATTAGCAGATTTACCTTTAGTGGTAAATACGACCAATTTAATTTCATCACCAATTACAGGCGACCAAGTATTAGGAATTCTATTAAATGTAAAACTGATAGTTTTTTCTTCATTATCAATTTCAAAATTATATCCATTATTTATAAAATTACCATCAAACTTTCCTTCTTTGTATACGTATTTTGATGAACTATTTGACTTATAATAAAGTTCAAATCCATATAATTGATCTTCAAATGTAATTTGAAAATCCGGATTTTCGCTTGTTATATTTATCACATTCTCTGTTCTTACAAGTTGTCTTGCATTAACAAACATACCAAATACTTTTACACCATTATATTGAAATATTTGTGATGTAATATATTTATTATTCACTTCTGTTAATTTTGAATCTCTAGAAGTGTCATAACCAGCGGTGTCATATATAGCATAAACATTCTGATTTTTAGTTCCAGGATTCACTAATATAATTTTAATATTGTGATCAAGTGTAAATGCTTCTTGACCATCCATACTAAATTTACAATTTTTATTGATAACGATTTGATTTCCATTTGCTTTGGCTAATTCTACGAGTCTATCATAATTATATCCTAAAACAAATGTCATATGAGCAGGGTAAGCATAAATATTAGCAATATCTTCAGCTTTTAATTTATTTACGAGCGAACGCATTTTAATAGCTGTCGATGCAGTCATTTCATTTTTATACATCATCTGTTCATAAAACGATTGAGAAGTTAATCTACCAAAATTTTCTAAGAAAATATTAGTAAAACTTGCAGGGTTATCGTTCATCACTTCGTCATCAGTCAATAATCGATTTTCTATTTGCGAAGCGGCTAAATCAATAAGTGCATAATTACTTTTTACCGCACCTAATTTTTTCAATGCCTCTTCTTCATTAGTTTCTCTTTCGGATGACATTCTTTAACTCCTTAAATCATTTTATTTATATTAAGTAGGAATATTTCTAAATTCACTTTCGACTTTAGAATCAATATAATCGCTTCTTTTCTTCATCGCATTATAATTTTCATACATAACTTTAGGATCAATCCATACAAGTTTATGATTAAGAATATATGGAATAGAACCCCAGAATTTATTATCATAATAATTTGTATCATTTGGAAGAAATATTTTATCATCTGTACGTTTATCTTGATTCGAAGCATATGCATAATGATATGGTTTGCTTACATTAGGATCTAAATTCAATACATTTGAAATATCATAACCATCGTGTGGTAAGATAAGTTTGCTAGGAGCAGCTCCTAAATCCAGAACTCGTTTTCTATTACTTTCTTTTGAATCAAAAATAAATTTATTCATCAAGAAATTAAAATCCATCAAAGCTGCTGGTTTCATAGGTTCATATCTATTATATGCAAATGGTATAGATAATTTTCTTAAATGCTCTACATCAGTTTCCATATTGTGTTGAATATTTCCTAAAGGAACTGATTTTGGAAAACAACCTGTATATTTAGCCCATCTTAAAATAGTAGAATTATCTCTATCTGTTTCAAAAATATAAATACTACAAGTATAATCCAAGATACGATATTGAATATATTTTTCCCAAGTAATTACATGACCTTTTGTTAAGTAATGAATATAATGAACCCACAAGTTCATCAAATGCATTACTGGTGATCCCCAAACATCATTAAATTCTAAAGTAATTTCGCCAGGTGCAAATGAAGATTCTGCTCCTTTTGCATATTGCAATTTATTTCCATGTAAGTCTCCTTCTGTTTCTTCAGTTTCTAATGAAAGATCCTGACCGCCACTGGAGGATGTACAAGTATTACTTAAAATAGGAATGAATGGAGTAAACGCATTGTTTTTAAATGAGTTATCCGATTCAATACCATTTTTAAATTCAAATAACTGAATAGGTCCAATTCGATTTCGAATTGTTCTTTCTTTCTCGCCACCTTTTACAAATTCAAGTTCCATATCGTGAGGAAACATCAACCAAGGCATTGTAGAAATGCCAATATTCATTCTTGAAAAATATGAAAATAAATCAACAGTTTCGACATTATGAACACCGGTTGGATTTCTCCAGAAATTTAAATCTGGACGAGTTATAAAAATATAAGTCTTTCCTCCATATGGAGGATCAATGTTTAATCTTTGCATTTTATTAAAATGCGTCATGTAGCCCATATATGGATCTAATAAGTTCATACCATTTGCATCCAAAACATTTGAATACAAAGAATAAACTTCTTTATAATAATTATCGTCAGATTCAACTAAAGTTTCTGGACCTCCACCCAAATCTCCTTTTTGTAAAGGACCAAATGGATCTTCAAAACTATTCTCTTTATTTGCATAAAGTTCATATTGATCATCTGATGCGGGAATAGTATATTTATCACTATTATAATTATCTCCATATGGATCTGGTAAATCTTTAGACATATCAAACTCCATTATTTTTTTCATTATATGTTATATAGAGTTGTTTTTACATATTAAAAAATGAAATTATAAATATATTATTTAATAGAAGAAATTAATATAAAAGGAGATTAATTATATATGCTAGATGATTATGAAAATGGACCCAGTAAACCTTTTGGTGGTCGCAAACCTGTCGATGAATATGCAATGGATGTACTTCAGGATTCATTTGAACGTCGATTGGATCAGGTGATAAGTGATAGAGATAAAAAACCGGAACCTAGTGTTAGAAAGGAAATCTCTACTCTTGTGTGTGCACCACGTAGAAATAAAAGTTATTTTTCTAAACGCAAATAATAAATAAAGCTAGGATTTTACATCCTAGCTTTATTTTTTCTATTCTGTTGGGAACCGTACAGTAAAATGTGTGGTTCATCACTACTGACTAAAAATAATTTTAATATTATAAGGAGGCCAAAAATGGCTTGTTGGGATTCAAATTACGTGAAATATGTAATTGAAGAAAAAATGAAAATAGGAGATAAAATTTCTCCTTCAATTTCAAAGATTTTCTCTGGTGTCGAAGTTTCGGATAAAAAATCGATGATCAAATTTGTTGAAACGATTTTCGCAACAACAAATTTAACAAACGAAGACAAGCTTTTCATTGGATCATTTCAACTAATAACGCCGGATAAAACAGACTTCGATTGTCTAGAATTACCCGGCTATAAAATCACTCTACATCTATGTTAATACCTGATTAATTTTTAATAGTAATCCCTACCCCCTTATTTAGACCCCACAGTAATTTCCACGGCAAAAAAAGGGGTAGCTTATTTTTTCATCATTCTTTGATGATTTTTAGCCTTATACCCCTTATTTTCCACTGTAAATTCCTACTGTTTTCTGTACTAATTCATCAAAAAACAAAATTACGATTTTATCGTTCCAAAAGCTTCTGCAAATACATCATTTTTATCATCACTTCTTTGTGATTTCCAGTTTTGTCCCTCATATTTTCCACTATAAATTCCTACTGTTTATTGTTTATTTTATTCTATAAAACAATTATATATAATAACTTAAAATATTTTTAAAAGGAGATATATATGGGCCCATTTAGCGCAATTATGGACGCCATTTCCGTTGCAGGTAAAGTAGCAGATAATGCTGACGTTACTAGTATGGCACGAGCTCTGAATAATACAAAATCAATTACAGAACGTGCCAGAAAATCAATCTTTGTATATCCTGTTCTTTTTTCTAGCGGAATGGCTGATCTCGATACTGATTTTAATATTTCAAAATTTCTTGAATTACAATACGGTATCTTTACACTCATGACGGTAGGTTTAAATCCTTCTGTTGAAAACGGAGATATTGCTCAATATCTTAATAGTATTTCTGCAGAATCTGTTGATTCAGTTTCTCTTTCATTTAAAACTGTTAACCCAAATGATGTTAAATCTTGGTATGACATGTTTAGCGAAGAAAATAAAGATTTCTTTGAGGAATACAAATATTCGATGGAAGCAAAAGGTGGAAATAATAATAATATAAATAAACGTCTCGATACTCTTGAGAATGATCATGCTGATATCATGAATAATCAGCAGATTTTAAGTGATCAAAATGAAGAAATATTAAAATCACAAAATAAAAATAATAGACGATTTGATGATATAAATTCTAGTTTGAGAAAACTGAATGAAGATAGAGAAAAGAAATATGATGTAGTGGCTAATCCATATGATCAAACAGACGAAACTATCTATCTTAACGATAAAGATATGAAACTCGATAGTAAGCTTGAAAATCTTGAAAAAAAATTAGGTAATGCTGCCCCAACTATGATTACATTAAATCTTAAAATCAAAGGATATGATAGTACATTCACTGTACCTATTGCTTTGAAAGCATCGCCTCATTTCTTAAAATCTAGCGATTTGGCTGCTTTATTTGATTCTGCTGTTGAAGATCGTCGTCTTTTAACTCGTATAGTTAAACTTACTAGTGGAGAAATTTCATTCTTTAAAGATTTTATGTTTAATATGGATAGAATTAAACGCGATCAGAAACTTTATGAAACTTTTGGTCAGCATCCGTGGTATCAGCAATTTATGGCTAGAAAAGAAAAAAATAGAGCTAAACGTATTGGTATCATTGCATCTGCACTTTCAAATAAAGGTAAAGATATTGTATCTGCTACATCAAATTATTTACCTACAGCTTCTATTATTATGACAGTAGATGAACTCGAAAGATCATCTAAAATGAAATATGGATTCTTATTGAAAAATGAAAAAATTATGTGGGATATTCTTCAGCATCTTGGTCTTCTTTGTATCGGTGTGTTAGATTCCGAAAATGATATCATGACTTTCTATTTTAATGGATTTAAAAAACCATTATTAATTAGAACTAAAGATATGTCTAAAGGAAGCAAAGATCCTAACGAAAAAATGGTAGATCTCATGACAATGATGATGAAGAGAGGAGTAATGTAATATGAAAGCTACATATAAAGATATTCAAAAAGAATATTTGAAAATTAATTCTGCTATTAAAAATTCAAATCATAATGATATCGGTGGTGGTTTTTTCGATAAAGCTACTGAAAAAAAATATCAAAGAGCTATCTCTTCATGGAATGATTATTTTGTACGCAATAAAAATTCAACTTCAAATATTGAATATTTAAAGAAACTTACTTTTGGTACAAAAGGTGATATTACAAAATTTAAAGAATTTAATGATTCTTTAAAAATGCATACAAAATATTTGAATGAAATTTTATCTGGATGCAAATCATCGAAAGATATATGCGAAAATTCATATATCAAAATTTTCATGGATGTTTCAGATATACTTACAAATTCAAAATATATCAATGCATTCAAAGTTGCTTATGATGAATATGAGAAATCAAAGACAAATATTAATGGAAATATTTGTAATATTTTCATTATGTGTCATCAGATCATGACTTCATATCTTTACTTTTGTATGGGTACAATCAATCATTCTGTTATAAGTTCATATAATCAAACAAAATCTTTGAATATAAATAAAAATGAACTTAATAAAGACTTTGTAAATTTCTTAGAAGAATCTCAGAATATTTATCATTGTATCATTTCTGATATCGGATTTATTGCTCTTGAATGTGCTAAGAATTTTGAAGCGATGAAAAATCCATCTGATGAAATTAAAAAAGCTATAAAAACTCAGAAAGAATCAAATGATAAAATTGCTAAAGCAAAAGAATCGCATGATCTTTCTGTAATTCAAAAAGCATATTATGAAATCAGTAACGAATCTTATTTGTGTGACGATTCTTCAAATATTAAAGGATCAGAGGATGCTATTGTAGTTGCAGCAATTGTAGTTGTAAGTATCGTTGGTCTCTTTGCTCTCATTGCAGGTATTAGACGTGCGATTTATATTTGTGGAACTTTGAAAACTGATATCAATAATTATATTAAAGTTGATGTAATTACTGTATCAATGAACATCGAATTACTTAAAGAAAAACTTGATTCCGAAACAGATCCTAAAGAAAGAAAACGTATTCAATCGATTATTGATAAACAACAAAAATTCGTTGATAAGTTTGCTTCTAAATGTCAAGATGCTGTTGATGAAAGTGAACAGGTTTCATATGAAGTTACATATACTATTGATGATGAAGACAAAACTGATGAAAAAGATATCGAAACATCTTCATCTGATGACGGTGGTTACGATATTTTGATTTAAAATTATTATGTTACTCCATCGATTTGATGGAGTAACTTTATTTGTATAAATTTTTAAACGATAAATTTATATATTTTTCTATATAACATATATTTATAAATTCATTTATTTGTAAAAGAATGACCACGACTGCAAGTATTTGGATAAAATTAATCGATTATTGATTAGGTTTACTAATCAAACCTTGATCAAGGAGAAAAAGAATATGGGTACTTTAAATAAAAATACTATTTCTTCTGTTCTCTCAAATGACTTTGGAATTGAAGATTTCCAGAGCGGTGCTGCAATGAATCACAATACTGATTCTTTGAAAGATTTTGCTCTTTCAAATCAGCTTGGATTATTCGGCGCTTTAAAGGACAGAAATGATACTGATGTAGTAACATTTGGCCATGAAGCATATGAACTTCTTGGTGAAGCTAAACAGCTCGAACAGTATGCTACACAGCAGATTCAGTCAGCAAACAATCGTTTTGCTATCGCTGCAGAAATTAAGAAGAACTATGGTGTTGAAGGCTTTGATGCTTTCGCATATGGTGTTGAAGGTTTCGCAGATACAATGAAAAATGCTTTTACAGCAGTTGTATCAGCAATCAAAAAAGTTATTCAGTCAATTACTAACTGGATCCGTCAGGTTATGAACTGGGTTGGTTCACAGTTTGCTAAGGGACAGCAGAAACTTGTTGATAAATACAAGAATACAAAATTCACAGATTCAACTGTACAGATTAATGCAGTTATTCCACCTGCTGCAATTCCTTCTGGTTCAGCTCTTATTGAAGGTATGAATAAAGGAATTATATCTGGAGGTCAGCAGATCGCCGCTATGAATAAATCTGCTCTTGCAGCAATCGAACTTCAGGATAAAGGTATTCAGCGCGATGAACTTAAATCTGAAACAAAAGGTTTTAAAGCTATGGAAGTTCAGGCTTATTATGGCAAAAAACTTGATGTTGTTAAAATTGGTACTGCATCAAAGTTGGCTAACCTTCTTGTTTTTGGTGTTGAAAAGCCAAAGAAAGTTCCAGTATCTGCTCTTTCTTATCTCAATAAAGTAGGAAAATGGCAGGTTCTTCTTTCTAAAGACGATCTTAAGGCTGCAAATGATCTCGTTAAAGATGGAAAGGCTCTTATCAAAGTTCTTAACGAAACACTTAAGACTGCAGATAAACTTGCTTCTTCTATGAAAGTTTCTGGATCTACAAAGAAAATGTCTGGAACAGACAAATCTCTTAACAAAGCTGTTAAAGCTCAGAGAGCTGCTATTCAGAAGATTAACTTAAACAACCGTTTGGGTTCTCTTTTGGCTGGTATTCTTTATGCTCTTTTTGCTAACTATCTTAAAGTTCGTTCTTATACAGCTGCTGCAGTTAAAGCTCTCGCTAAAGCTGTTACAACTGGTAAAAACGCTCCTAAGAAAGGAACACAGAAGGCAAGAGTTGCTACAGCTCGCCAGGCAATCAATTCATAATTAAATTAAAAAAAATAATTTAATAAAAAATAACCACCCACTTTAAAAGTGGGTGGTTATTTATTTTTGTTTTAAAAAGAATTAATTGAATTCTTCTTTTGAAGGCTGCTCCGGTGTTGCTGTATCATTTTCTTTTTTTACATCCGCCGTTTCTTTTTCTTTCTTTTCTTCACCGGCATCATCTTCTTCAACGATTTCATCATCATATGCATCATTTCCGGCTTTGAAAGATGTTATGCATTTTGGCTTTGAAAGTGTCAAATAGAATGGAAGTACATATTCACAATCGTCTGGAACACTACAGAATAATTTGATACGATCAAAATATTCCTTTTCAGCATTTGCATCTGTTATAGACATAGATGCAGTGTAGGAAATTATCGGATCCAAAAGATTGATTAAACAAAGTTCAGCTTTGTTTGCCGATGGAACGAAGTCATAGACCTTCTTAATAAAAGCTGGAAGTTCAGAAATCTTTTTGATTTTCTGGTATTCTGCCCCCAAATTTTTTAATTCTGTTCCGATACAGTCGCGAACAGCTTTTGATTTTGATGCGATAAACTTATCATCCATCCATTTGCTCATTTTGAGCCTCCTTTAAAATTATTTTTATTGTTAATAGTGATGAACCACACATTTTACTGTGCGGTTCCCGACAACGGATCAGAGGTTTTATTCAGCTTTAGCTGTTTTTGAGATAGACGCTAATTTATCATCAAGTACGGCGTTTCGAATCTCGCGTTCTTTAGCACAGACTGCACGTTCTGCTGCACGTTCTGCTGCATCTAAATCGCGTTCACGTTTACGATCTTGAGCTTCCCGCATCTCAACTGCATGCTGTTCAATCTGCTGCTGGAATCTGATTTCAGAACGTCTTGCTTCAGCCTCTGCAAGTTTTAGGCCAACATCTACGACTTTGTCCAATGTCTTGCTGATGGCACCGAGACACTTCATTGTCATCTCAAATTCTTTTACCTGTTTTGCTGTAAATTCACCGATCGCTTTCACAAGTACTTCTGCTTCAATTTTAATTTCCATATTGAAACCTCACAAATATAGATAGAGTTTGGTTTTGATTTTTAAGATACATTTGTTCGACGAATAGTATTTGCATCTTTTATTATTACTCTATATCATTGAATAATATATATTATTTTTTACGTGTTATTACACTTTTTGATCCATCCATATTTTTATAAAATATATTTCTCAATGCTTTAAGTAATAATATATCATTTTTTAAAATCTTATCATAATGATCACCAAATTCTTTTTGTTGTTTACAAATCGATATCATTTTATCCTCATTGTATTTTTCTTCAACAAATTTTATTAATTCATACATAGAACTATTATCTATTTTTGTATAAATAAAATATCGACCAAAATCATTATATTCATCATGCATACATGAATTACATTTTGTAGAACTTTGAATTGGATCAAAGAGTTTCGTTTTTTCATCGATGCATGGTAAAATAATTGTTTTTATATATGGCCATTTATCTTTTATAACAATTGAATGAAATAATTGTGGATTTTCACATGAAATTATCGGAATGTCTAATTTCATTTCTGATATCAAATTATGAAGTCTAGAACGAACATATCCTTTTGGATATTTATAAATAGGAAATGTTAATTTTGGAAATGAAAAGTTTCGTACATCATATTGAGAATCAAAATCTGGTATAAAACGCAATCCGGCTTTGTAAGAATTTTTCATATCATTAATATATGAAACTCCTTGATCTTCCATAACAGTTCCAATTTGTATTTCATCAATATATTTCAATATTTTATTCAATGTAAATAATGAAAATGTATTAAAAGATTGTTGTGTGTATGAAAAGTCATTTAATGAACAAAATTGAATTTTTATACATCCGACAGGTTCAGAAATATTTTCAGGATATTTTTCTTTTATTTTTTCTAAAGAATAACATGCTAATGCATATTTCAATCTTTCGCTATATGAATCTATATTAAATAAATTTAATATTGGTACTACATAATTTCCCGTTTAATATTATCTAATACTAATTCTGTAGAGTCTACACCTCCGGAAAATAAAACACCTACAACCTTTTTAATATTAAAAGATCGTTTAATGTCCGATAAATCGTCGGCATAAAAAGAATTCATACGATTAAATGAATTTACAAATTCGTTATCAAAAATCTCTTTAACTTCATGTAAAAATCGATTTGGAAGTTTAGATTTTTTAATCTTATCGCGATATGAAATAGATTTAATATAATATCTATCTCTCCGTTGATATTTGGATAATTTTGTTAAAAGTTTATTTGTCATATTTTAACTCCTTCTATAAATAATATATAAATAAATGACACCTTCAAATGAAGGTGTCATTAAATGTTGGATTAGTCAAAATGTAGATACTTATCTAAACCTTCTAATTCATTTGCCCATTTTTCCCATGGTAAATTATAATACCATTTGACGCGTTTATTTTCATCCCATATCCTTACTAATATGAGTTTATTTATACATGCGCAAATAAATGAAGGTACACCAATTACTAATAGATAAAACCATCCTAGTATTCGTGATTGTTTTTTATGTCCACTTTCGTGCATTAAATCATAGATAGTATCCTTTTCACATATCATAACGAAATCGCCTAAAGAAACACCCCAATTCCTTTTATGTGTGAAATACATATAACAAGAAGCAGAAGCTGTAATTTTACGTCGTTTGTCTTCATTTGCAATTAGAAAAACGATAAAGCCTAATATTTCTTGAGGCAATTGCCATATGAATAGTAAAAATATGACAATGATTTTAGAAAACATAAAATCCTCCACAATATAATGTTTTATAAAATGCTCAAAACATTGTTTTATATACTAATATGAGGAAGAAAAAATGGAAAATACAAATACACACATTTTATGTGAACCTTATGAAGCTGATAACTATATCGAAAAAAATACAATTAGAAATGAAAATTTTATAGAAAAAACATCAGAACTCATCGAATCTATAAAAAATTCAAATTATGAATATATCGATGAAATAAAAAATCTTGATAAAGATATAATTAAAAATTATATGTCTCTTAAAATCCCATATGATTTTACAGATTTTTCAAAGGATATAATATATCAATATTCTAATTCTATCGAATTAAACAAACTTATTTTGAGTTTAAGAGAATATACAAAAGATATTTATAATTTAGATTCCGATGAATCATATGAAGATATTATCGATATATTAAATATTTTTAAAAATAAGTTAATAGATTTTAAAAATGGAAATGTATATAATAAGTCATTTGATACTTTTGAATCTCTTTCATCTTTTGAAAATGTTATATCTATATCAGATTCACTTATGTACAATTCATTAATAGAATGGATATCTGAATTTCCAAAAGATTTATTAAATCTAGAGTTCGATAGATTAACAGATAATATTGGTGAAAATAATCCAACAAACTCAGAAGATGATGAAAATGAAAAGTTGATAGAACTTAAAAAAGAAATATTATTTAATATATTTGAATTATATAAAATTATCATAAAAAATATTATAAATACAAAGATATTCTGGAATTCTTTTTTAGATCTCATTGAACCTGATAACAAAATAAACGAATTCATAAATACAGATGTTGATGAAAAAATCAATTCTATTTTAAATGAATTAGATGAAATGGATGATATCGATTACGATGAAGATGAATATATATATGGTAATGAAGATGGAGATTTTGCAAAATCAAATAAAAAACCATTAGAAGTAAGTGCTAAATTCTTTAAAGAATTTCCTGGTAAAATTAATAAAATTAGAAAACAGTTTAAGATGTATCGAATGAGAGCAAAGAATAATGCTTTTTATATGAAATATATGGGACGAATTGAAGGATTATTTGAAAGATATGCTGACGAAGCTTCTGTATTAGAAAATGGTATGAAAGGCGATCCTGTACAAACTTTAAAAGAAGAAGCACATGAATATATTTCTGGGGTTTCTAATGAATTTGTAGATATTCAAAATTCATTAATTGATCTTTCTAAAAAGTTTGCATCATCTGGCGATCCAAAACAAATGTTTGCTATGTTAAAATCATTTGGCGGTTTATATATGGGTGATGTACAGAAATCAGCATCTATTCCCGAATCATTTTTAACATCTATGAGATTTAAGATAGGTGAACTTATAACCAAACATAATAAAATCTATGGTTATACTGCACAATCTATAGCAGAAAATAAAAAGCTTCCGCCAAGTAATCATGCAATTGTTTCATTATTCGTAGATAGACCAGATGAAAAACCTTTTGAACAAAAAGTTTCAGATGTAATTAAAGATGTAGATTCTTTTAAATTGATTGCTAAAAATGAAAAAGAACCTATTTTTGAAGTATCTGTTATTTGTTCAGATATTCTTACAAAGGGTATACAAAGAGAATCATATAATCAATTAAAAATTAATAAAAAAGAATCAAAAGAAAAGCTTGAATTAAAACTTAGAGATTTGAAAGAAAACTCTAAAGATTATAAAAAAGAAAGACGCGATATGATAAGACAATTCAAAGGATGTTGGACTGCTATGGAACGCGCATATGATTATTGTGTAAAGACAAAATCTTATGTTTCCGATTTAATTCAGTCATATTTCGTAATGATGACTCGCATTGATAATTTATGTAAAGTTTGTTTAACTTCATTGTTACATGTAGAAACAATGCATAGAGATGGAACATATAATACTGGTCATAAAGCTGATAAACTCAAATCTCATAAAGAATATTCTCAAGATGAAAAAGATCTTGAAAATAGAAAAACAGTTGGTGAAAAAGAAATTGAGAAAAAAGAGAAATATTCAGAAAGAAAACAGGAAATTATGGAACATCGTGAAAAAATTATGAATGTGATGAGACACATGAAATAAAAAAAAGTAAGGAGGCTTATGACTCCTTACTTTACTTTTTCGGTTATTCTTGATTTGTTAGATCTATATATCTTTTTGATTCCTTAAGTTCATCAATTTGATTATATACATCTGTCAATTTTGTAAGAAGTTTATTTTTATATACATATAATAAATAATTGATATGAATAAGAATAAACTCACCAATAGTTGTTGTATTGAACACACTTTCTTTTGACACTTTATCATCAGATATTACATCAAAATAGTCATCAATATTCTTGATGATTTTGAAGATATAAAGATTATCCAAATTCGGAGTAACATCATTTTCTTCAAAACTTTTGTAGTTTTTAATAGAATCCGAAAGAGTTTCTTTCATCTGTTGATAAAACGACCACCAGATATCATTCATCTTTTCTTCATCCTTTATCTGATTTTTAAGAATATTAAATTTGTCATATTCGCGTTTCAATGTACAAAGTGATATCAATACTTCACTCAAAGTTTCTTTGTATGTTAACACACAGTCTTCATTTTGTAAAGGCAGTGTATTTATCATAATTTCATCATTAAAAGTTTTTGTGAATTCAGAATATTTTGATGAAAAATTTGGTGAACAAATTGATCTCATACCAACACATTGATTTGCTACAATATCCCAGAAATCTTGCACATCGAGTAATATCGAACCAATATCCTGAATTAATTTCTGATCAATAATGCGATCATTTATTCTAGTTTCGATATATCGAATATGATCAGAATAAGTTTTATAAAAACCAATTAGTCTTTCGATTATCGAATTAAATGTTATGTTCATTTCCGTAATAGGCATATCTAACGTATGAAATTTAAGATTTTCATGTCTTTCATTTAATCTTTCAAATGTAGGATATGTAGTTTTGTCTTTTATACTGCTCATTTTTATAAGCCTCCTTTCTATTTAATAATATATAAATAAATTCTCCCCTAAATAATTAGGGGAGAAATATTTAACAAAGATCTGGATCTTCTTCAGCATTTTCTTCTTGTACTTCAAGCAATGGAGCTTTACCGGCTTCTTTAAGATAATACTGTCTAATCTTTTCTTTATTACTTTGATCACCGATGACTTCGCCATCTTTTTTGATTGCGGCCAATATATGATCAAACCCTAACAAATCCAAAATAAGAGTAAATCTATTCCATGTAAGCTGTCCATTACCATTGGTTATTTCGCGTCTAATATTATTAAAATCACTTACATCAGTAAATAATGATTTAAATGTATTGACACGCATACCTTTAAGTAAGAATTTTACCACCTGCATCAATTCGTTATCTGTCTCTTTTACAGTAACATCGAGGAATTCACTGTTATCAACATTTCTCTTTTTAAGAGATTTGATTTCAATGTTAGTTTTAATAGGCGGATGATGATAATGTAATCTACGTCCAACTCTATATAAAGCATAACTTTCCTTCTCGATCTCTTCTAACGGGTTGTTGACAAACCCGAGATAAACACAGTAGTGATTATCAAATTTTACATAATCTCCTTTATCGAATACGTATAACTTTGTTTCATCACCATTCTGTATTAATAAGCGTTCATCCGTATCAATATTGTTATTATAATACGTATAAAATGCTTCTATTTCCTCTGCATTCGTAAGAGTTTTTCCCATATTTACTCCTTATGTAATATCATAGACATCAAACCAGCATTATATAATGCCAAACTACATGAATAGAAGTTTGTCATCAATTCTTTCATATAATTATAGAATTCTTTAAATTCTGTACCAGTGAGAGAAGCTAAAACGCCTCTATCACATTTGATGTAAATTCCTTGATATCCTGTATCTTTTTGATCAAAGATAACAGCGGGTTTAAACATGATCCATCCTGTTTTAAATCTTGATATTGCAACTTCATTATTGTCGGAAACACCAACTGTATTTCCATTGGCATCGATGGTGAATAATTTTGCATATTCATCATCACATAACCACGAAACACACGTATTTAGTGAATCCAACAATTTATCAAAATCTCTTGGTGTAACAAAAACGAAACCTCCACCTTTTAAACCTTTTGTAGATTCTTTTGATGCAGCTCCATTAATAGAATATGATTCAGTATTATTATTTGACAATACTATCATATCCGATGTTGTTATACTCAAAGCTTTCTTAATTTCATGAACACGTTTATCATTAACGTCATAGCAGTATAATGGAGATCTAGATACTTCCTTTCCCTTATTATCTGTTGCATAATTCATTAAAGAAACAACATGCTTAGCAACAAAATCATTAGATTTATAAAACGTTTTTGTGAATTTATTTATCTTATTGATGTCCTGCATTTATTCCTCCCTTTCATTTTATCTTTGTTTATACATCATAGATAATAATACGTTCATATCTAATCTCATATTTTTAATATCTGCAGCTTTTCCATAGAAAAATTGTTGACGTTTAATGTTTTGTCTAACAATATTTTCATATCCTTCATCAACTATGTTGAAATAGAATAATGCTTTGCCTGGCATATATCTTAAACGACCTATAAGCTGATGTAACAAAACAGTACTCTTGAATGGAACAAAGTTTATAATACACCGAAGACCTTTAATATCCATACCGGCCCCGGAACTTTTAAGAGTACTGAGGATGATATTTTTATTAAGTTCTTTCTTTTTCAATTCAGCTTTAGTATCATTTGTAAAGATACCACAATCAATACCATCATTATATTCAAACAATCTAGCAATTTCATTTATATTTTCCCTTATACTAAATACAATTAAGATTTTTGCATCAGGGTCACTATTAAGAATTTTTGAACACACGTATTTGCAAATTAAATACATAAATGTCTTTTTTCTATCATTTTTGAAAATGTATTTTTCATATAAAACTGCTGAGAATCCTTGTTTAGTATTACAAATACGTTTGTGCCATGGTGTAGGATAAGTATTAATAAATACATTTTTTACATGTACATATTGTACTAAGTTTGCAGTGTAACCACCAAATTTACTAAACGTTCTTGTAATTCTATTATAAAGTATTGCTTCGCGAGTATCCGATCTTTCAGGTGTCGCTGTCAAATAAAAGTTATAATACACATTACAACCACAATCAATTAACGCAACTGCACTCATCATTTCATGAGCTTCATCAATTATTTTAATTCCTATTCCACATTCTTCTACAAACTCTTGAAGTTTATTTTCGGTTGAAAGAATAGACATTGTTTGTGTTGAACAAATGTATACTAATGCTTTTTCTTTAGCTTTTATAGCTTTTTCAACAGTATCCCTTCCTGAAATATAACAGATTTCTTCAGGTTTTATTTTAGTATATTCTTTAAGAGCTTCCGTCCATTGTTTCATCAGATTACTGTTAGCCATAACAATCATCGTTGCTTTTCCTAATACAGATATGGCTTTTGTAGAACAGAATGTTTTTCCATATCCAGTATCTATATTAAGAAATTTCTGATTATCATCCTTTTTATCAATCAAGAATGAAATAGAATTTACTTGATGTTCATCTCGAGCCCCAATTCCAGGTTTCATATCAATTTTAATATCTCTACCTTTTATTGTTTCTGATGTTTTATCAACAACTTTAATTTCGACAATTGTATCTGTTGCAAGATTATTTAAAATCTCATTTACAGAAAAACCTTTTGGAATACTTAAAGTTTTTGAATCAGGATCATATTTGTATAATACCATACTCATCTGATGATTAATATAGTCATACAAAGATAATTTTTTTTCTAATGTTAAAGATTCTCCTAAAGAATAAGGTACTAAATCGATTCTACTTTTATATACATATAATTTTCGTTCCAATTTAATACCTCATTTTTTATTTTTCTAAAGCCTTAGCAATTGTTTCTTTATCAACAGGAATAAGATGCTTTGGTTTATTTACTTTAAATAAAGGATCATAGATTCCAGTTCCTTTCTTCATAAATGAATCAACATTTGTTACCTGTTGCTTAAGTTTTTCAAATCCGAATGCTGTATAAATATCAGAATTCTGAATCGATGATGAAATAGGGAGAATTGTGATTTCAGGATCTGGCTTTGTGAAATCAGGTCTTTCATACAATTTATCCGGTTTTCTCACCAACTGATAGATAAGTGTTTCGATGTTAATAATAGATGTACCAGCAATACCCATATCAATCAAAACATCAGAAATATCTTTCATAAATGCAGATGGAGTTGAATATGTTTTTGTTTTAGATGAGTCAATAATACGTTTGATTTGTTTCAAATAAAGCTGAACCGCTTCTGATACAATAATCATATTGAAGAAAGGCGTATCGTTATCAAATTTAGTTACAGGAATTAATGCCTCTTCAGAATCATATTCCATAATAAACTTGCTCGATTCATTCAAAATTTCACTTGTTAAAACTAAGAACAAACCTTCACATTCAATAGTATATCTTTCTTCACCATCCATAATTGTAATTGATTCAATTGGTGTTGAAGAGTCGACCGATTCATCTTCTGTATCTGTAGCTCCAGACATAATATCTTCGATAATATCACGATCAACACAAACAAAGACTTCTTTATTCTTCATTTCAGGTTTGAAATAAAGTTTACTAGATTCAATATTAAAGTATTTGCTCATGTATTCAGATTTTACATCAACAGAGTTAGTAGTAGTAAAGTGCTTAGCGCGCATCAAACGTTTGGAAATAGGGTTTGCGAATTTGATAGCAGGGAGTCCACCGATGTTTGTTCCGGCTAATCGTTTTGCTTTTTCTCCAAAACAGGTCATACACACTTCGCCTTCAGGAAGCGCACATACGATATGAGATCTCAGTTGTACTACTTTTCCAATAAGATCCTTATCTTTGCTTGCATGCACAAGATACAATTTTCCATTATCTTTTACAATGTATTTAAGATCAATAGACTGAAGATGATCTTCTGTTTCTACATAATATGCAACTGTATGTTGTGTGTGACAGTCATCAATTGCATAATTGATCTTTGTATTAAGATTAGAAAGATTAATTTTTCTCGAAAGATAACCAGAATCGCGAACCGTAATGTGTTTAAGAATCTGAGCATCGCGTCCTGTAATAGCATCCATATATGCGTCTGATGGACACTGATATCCTTTCAAGAAGTTTCCTTTAATCAATTTCGGAAGAATTGTTTTATCTACATCAGTACGAGGACCTACTGCATAAAACATTTGTGTAAACTGATCTGATGTCAAACGACCACCTTTAATATAATTTACCAAAGATGATTTGTTATCATCAAGAATAGCTTTAATTGTTTTTCTTTCACCTTTTTTCAACTGTTGTTCAATTGTCTTTGTTGGTAAAGATTCATCGAGCTGTGTATTCAAACAATCAGCAAATTCAGGGCTTCTTTTTTCCAACTGATGAATATCATAAAGTGAAATTGTATTTGATGCAATTGCACAATAAGAATTCATAAGTTCACAGAAATCATCAATTGTTAAAGATACATTATATGAAAGTTCATTAATACCATTTGGACGATTTTCAGCATCTGGTAAAAACTCTTTCACTAAATCTTTAAGAATTTTTGTAATTTTCTTTTTATCAAAATTCTCAAGATTATAGAATGTATCAGATTTGATAACGACTTTCCTCTTAAGACATTTTGAGTAAATTACATATGGTTTCCAAAAGATAAGATGAATCAAAAGTTCTGCAGCAGTCATATGCGCATACACTGGTTCATTCGCTTCGTTTATACTCACAACTTTTATTAAATTATCTTTTCTTTTATAATCTAAGAAAATATAATTCCATAAAGAATCATAAAGTTTCGAATAAGCTTTTTGTCCATACGTTTGAACTTCACCTTTTAATTTGTCTTTTCTAGTGAAATCAGCAGTATTGATTTCCATAACAACGGGTTTTGTTATTTTTGCTTCATTCATTATTTTCTCCTATATTGTTTATTTATTTTCTTTATATGTTGTATAATATTAAGTTTTATAAAATATAAAATTTTAAATTATAAAACGATTCTATATTTTTATCCATTTTAAACTCCTTAAATAACGCATTCTATATATAATATATTTGAATAATAAAGATTCAAAAAATATAAAAAAAATAAAACATATCCAATACCAAACACAGAGCCCTCCGGATTTGGCTCTGTGCTCGGCTGATATGACATTTCTCTATTCATCTGGTTGATGAAATCGATGGATTATGCATCCAACTATTCTTCACACTTTACACTACTTTCTTATAGCTAAGATTTCGCAACCCCTAACACTCGTCCTCAGGGAAACATTAACATGGCTCCTGGGAGGCTTTTGCATAGCCAAGCCAGGTTCGAATATACTCGGCATTTCCGACGACACGTGATCATACTCTGCTTTTCTTGTGATGGACTCTCTGCGCCGGTTCGCTTGTACCCGAATTTTTAAATTCCTATATAATGCGATTCACTATTAGCGAAATATGTCGCAAAATAGCAAATCTAAACTATCCGATCAACGATCAAACAGAAACATCACTTAGGAAATCTCGAGCTACCCTCCGTTACATCAGTCACCTATAAACACTCTTTTTATCGAGCTTCTAGGTTTTTAGCGCCAACACCCCATCTACCAGCATTGACGTTTCTAGCGTTTTAATCCTACCCTTTCGGGCTAATAATTCATATTCCCTTTCGGGATCACACTGTGGACATACGCTCACCGTTATTCCACTCTTTTGTACCTAGTCTTGACACTTTTGGTCTAAGACATCGGGCGAAATCTCTTTTGGATATGAAGGATAAAGTGTTTCAAAAGTAAACTACTAGATACGTGCGGATTCTCACGCAGACAAACCTTTCTACTTCACTAATACCCTGAGTTCTCCTCAGAAGATATTTTCCTATGATTTTTACTGACGGTACTCATACCTATCAGGTTCATAGGACCATGTGTGATTTTACTCACATCAAGGATTAACAGAAATCAATTATCTGTTTCAAATAATAATATAAATTTATATTAGGTGTTTGATACAGATTTTATAAAAATACAAACGACAATTAAATATAGATAAATATTGAGAGGCTATAATATGAATGATAAAAGAAAGAAAGCCGAAGCACAGATATTACAATTGATTAAAGATCTCGATCCTAGTGGGGTAAATATTGAACCTTGGAAATATAGATTTTCAACAATGTCTGATAAAGACTTCGATATCTTTATGAGAAATATGTACGAAGATCCAGCTAAAACTCATATTTCAGTTGATCTCGATCAATCAAGTACAGCTACCGATAAAGTAGTAGATATTTCACATATTGAAAAAGTTGCTAAAAAATATAATGTTAAATTAAGAGAATATGTTGCTTTTCCACATCTTAATCCTGATGATCCAGAACATCCTGTTGTTACAGCTACACCTGTTCCTGTAGTAGTTATTTATATTCGTAAGATGCAACAGTTCTTACAACATAAAAACTTCTCAGCCGGTACAACAGAACACAGTAACCCATTAACTGGTCAGGTAACAGGTGATAGTAAAGCTGCATCTATTGGTGATATGCAAACATCATCTCTCGTTACAACCAATCAAACTGAGACATTAAAAGAGATGCTTACTATTCGTGCAGATAACATGCCTGGTAAAATGAAAATGTTGAATCAAATTGAACAGCATGGAATGGTTAATTATAGTGATTGTAATGTTAATTTAAATGATTCTCAATCATTGGAAACTGTTCGAACATTCATGCAGGGTGCATGTTTAAAAAGTCGTGTCTTAACTCCAAAACGAAAAGAATAATAAAATATACTCTACCCTATATATGGGGTAGAGTTTTATTTTTAAATGCCTCTTGTGAATTTTTCTACTCCAGCTAACGATGTCATGGGTGTTTCGTTTATTAATTCAGCTACGCCTTCCAAAGTATATTTATCCCAATATTTTTGATTCATTTTAATATCGTATGAATCAAAATCTACAGATGTAGGATTGATATAAGATCCAGATATATAGGTTTTATAAAATGCTGATTTCATAAAATTTTCTCTATCGAATCTAGTTAAATTTAATGCTCGTTTTATATGATATTCAAAATATTCAGGAATTTTATAAAATGTTGACAACTTAACTTTATCTGTTTCAAAATCAAAATATTGATTTAAAGATTTTATAATTTCTGAGTTTGTTGAATCAAATCTTTCTTTAAGCATATTAAAATATATATTATCGTGTGAATCATTTCCATATGAATATATAGCATTAAATATATTTGTTGAATTTCTTTGTGTAACTGGATTTGGAACAAATGCGTTGATAAACATCTGCACATATTGTATAAATCTTTCAACCTCAGGAGATCCAAAACCGGATTGTGGATAATTTGTAAAAAATTTTCTAATCATTTTAATATCAGATGGATATTCTTTACAATGATCATATTGTTTTTTTATTATTTGTCTTAATAAAGAATAATCGCATAAACCAATTTTTAAATATTTATATTTTTCTTCATCTACATCGACTATCATACTTTCCTCCAAAAAATAATAGACATGAGGGCATATCCTCATGTCTATGTTATTTAAATTTCCAATAAAGATCTTAGACCTTTGTAGTATTCTACATCTCTACCTAGTTCTTCGTCATAAAATGTATCGGGATATTCATCATAATCATGATTTTCTTGATTTCCTTTTGCTTCATTATAATCTTCTTCCGACATATTATCGTCAGAAGTAGATGTATATGTTGGTTTTCCTATCCACAAAGTGTTCATAGTCGCTGGGATAGAAATTTTAACCTTCATTTTATTTGATTCCGTCAGATGTAATTTCTCTATCAGAGATTTTAGTCTGACTAAATTTTTTCTCGTTTTTATCTCCGCCAGTCACTGCTTCTACAGCTCTTTCACTACCGTATCGTGTGACATCTTTATTTTTCTCCCTAAAAGTCTCAAGAAAATTCTCGAGACCTTCCTTTGCATTTTCTGTTCTATCCATATAATACCTCCTGGATAATAAAATTTTTATTTTTTATATTCAAAAGATAATATATATTAATAATTAATCATTATTTCGTTTAAGATATAAAATAAATCCTTCAGCTTTTTCTATTTTATTATAAATATGAAAATCTTTTGCTAATTTAACAGGGAAATATTTATCTCCATCGCATTGGTCTTTAATTACAGTAATAATAATTTCATCAACGATATCTTTTTCCAAAGCCTCAGTATAAAGCTTTTCGCCTCCAATTATATATACTTCATTTTCACCCTGATTGTACCGTTGTATATGATTTATAGCTTCTTCTATAGAATCTATAAATATAAGATTATCGAATGCAGATGCTTTAGGTCCATGAGTAATAACATAATTTATTCTATTAGGAAGTGGTTTCGATCCTAATGACTGAAATGTATTATAACCCATAACTACAATATGATTCGATGTGGTTCGTTTAAAGTGTTCCATATCCCATTTTAAATCTTTCCTATCTTTCCAAGGCAAATCATTATTTTTACCAATAACTTCATTTATAGACATTGCGCCTATAATTATAGTTTTAACAAATCCCATAGTTTACACCGCTATTTCAAAATTTATTTTTTCTTCAGATTCATAACCTTCAATTTTTACATTTTTATAATCAAAATCAAAGATACTACTAAAATTTTCAACTTTAAATGTAGGTAATTTATGAGTTGGCCGTTCGAGTTGTACTTTTGCACCTTCAATATGATTTGTATAAATATGAACATCTGCGAGCATACCAATCAATTTACCTGGTTTATATTTGCCCGATTCGAGACACAATAATTCAAGAAGAGCAGCATAAGATGCAATGTTAAATGGCAATCCTAACATAGTATCCACTGAACGCTGATACCAAATAAGATCCATAGTATTATCTTCTGTATTGATAAGAACTTGCCACATTACATGACATGGGGGGAGAGCCATATCTTGAAGTTGATTTGGATTCCAAGCGCTACAAATTATTCTTCTAGATTCCGGATTAGATTTAATCAAATCTACTACATATTTAAGTTGATCTTTGCCTGTATTTTGAATCGTCATTTTTTCTGCTTTATCTAAACCCCAATCGATCCAAGTGTCAAAATTTCTCCATTGAACACCATAAATAGGCCCGAGTTCGGATTCATTTTTCATTTTTTCTTTTGTAACGGCATCATTACTATAAGGAACCAATCGTGGACAACACCAATCATCCCAAATATGATTCTTGTTTTCCTGAAGCCATTTTTTATCATGTTTACCTTTTAAGAAAAATTCAAGCTCTGAAAAAATACATTTATAAGGCATTTTCTTAGATGTAAGTAAAGGAAAACCTTCGCTCATATCATGAGTAAACATATACCCAGAAATAGATAATGTATCGATTCCGGTTCTATTGTGTTTTAATTTTCCTTTTTCAAGAATTTCTTTAACAAGATTTTTATAAGATTCCATAGTCAACAACCTTCCATTTTCTTTGGTTCTTCAACAACAAAATCTTTTAATAATTCAAAGTGAGGAGAATCCCAACCCCAATGTTCACCTTTTCCACCATAACACCAATCGAGACCACAGCTTTCAGCAATATGACCGAGATATTCCCATACAGACTGAGGAGCAGCCCACCAGAAGTTTAATCTTCCCTGATTGTCTTCATATGCAGGTACAATATCAATTGCTGATCCGAGTCCACTTCCATCTCTACATTGATGATTTGAAAGATGTTTAACTCCATCACAATTTGTAACTGTTTTTAAATTTTCAGCTTCTTTAAGAAGATACAATCCGACTTTCTTACGAAGAGCATTTACTTCTTCTAAACTCTTTCTACCTTGAGCAAAATATGCTTCCTGTACTTCTTTATCTCTAAGCGTTTCACTTACAAGATATTTAAAATTTACAGAATCTAAAGTTTTAAAAGTTCTTAAAACTGCTGCTTTAAGTTCTGGATTTAATAATTCCAATTCTCTATGAATTCCCATTTGGAACCTCCTTTAATTATATTTAAATGTAAGATAAAAAATAAAAAAAGAACAGGATTTCTCCTGTTCTTTTTTGGGGTTGTACTTAGAGTTGTGCTTTTACATCTCTAAGTTTATAAATGAACCCGATTGTATTATCGAGTTCACCGTTTTTATCTAACGTCATACAGCCTGTACCGTCAGACACATAAAATGCGTCTGTATTATAACAGCTTCTGATGAATTTCTCATCGAAAACTGTATCGGCCTTTATCAGACCTTTGTTTAAACGTGTGAAGATACCTCTAAATATAACTAGTTTAGCTTCTCTTGTACACATTTTTGGTACGAGTACATTTAGTACATCTTTTGCTGCGATTTTAACACCACCCATAACAACTTTATCCATAGTTGTCCCCCTAAATTATTTTTATGAATCTATATATATGATTCACAATATAATATGTGAATAAAATATATGATTATTACGAAAAAAGAACCACCTAAAAATTAGGTGGTTCTTTATATGGAATTTTATTTATGCTTTATTTCTACCCTGAATTGCGATTTCTTCCGGTGTAGCACGTACAGGAATGTATAATGTTTCAAGATTGTCAGTATTCAAGAAAATACTTGTAATACCAACAATTGCTGAGAAAGTTTCGTAATCAGTGTTACCAGCAACGAGCATATTGCATTCTTCATTTAAATCCAATTCTTCTGTATCAGCAGTCATCAGATTATATGAAATTGGTTTTTTAAGTTCAGAATCATAAATCTTTTTCTTAATTTCTTCAATTTCATCTTTGTCGAAAATAGCATTTGCAAGTGCCTGTTCATAAGCAGTATTGATTGTTTCTGCGATAACTTCAAGAATTCTATGAATTGCAGATTTAAGAGCATCATCGCGATGAATACCGAATGTAACATTACGACCTTCAGCGTGAAGTTTTTCAATTACTTTATCTGTAATCTCGTCGGCTCTATGAGTAACAAGATGTCGCAATGATGTCTGACCGGCAAGAGTAAAACCGTTTCTGATTGTAGAGTTTACGGCATAAATTGCATCTTCGTAAACCAAACAGTTATACTGTCTTTCCTTAAATGTGTCGCCACCGACACGGATAGCAACCATGTTAGATTTAAGCATACCGAGACGGTCCTGGTATCTTGCTTTTCGCAGTTCAGAAGCACCCATATCAGTTATAAACTGCATATGTTTAAGTTCATCCTCAAGCTGTTTTGCGCGAGCTTTGATAACATCAGGATCACCATATCCGCCAATAATACTTGTTTCATGTTCAACACAAATAATTCTTTCAGAACGTCCGAGAACACGTTCCCATTCTGTAGGAGTAGATCCGATTGAATCCCATGTCTGTGTAACGGCAGGAATTGCATGGCCACCGATTGTTGCTTCAAGATCACCATAACGTTCATGACTTTCATCATCACCAACACTCATAATGATTGGCAAAATCTTGTATTCGGGTCTTGCAAACTGCATAGGACGACCTTGTTTGTCGGTTCCTTCAAAAATTGTTCCACCAAGTCGAAGCTTATATAAAAGTTCCTGAATCTTTGAAGAATAATCAGAAGCTACAATTACGAGAGGCTGTTCCTGCATACCACACACATAATCGATTACTGGCATAATAACAGATTCTTCTGCATCTGTAATTGCACCTTCAATCATAAGAAATCTCGGTTCAGTATATTTTGCAGTTGAGCGATCAGGTTCTGTTGTGAAAATACGTTCATAATATGAATGTGGCATATGGAAACCAACTTCGTTGTTTTCACTAGTGTCATTTGCATAGTTAGGTGTAATTTCAACAAATAACTGCTCTCCGCTCTGTTCTTCAATAATTTTATCAAAGAGTTTAGCACAATATTCACCAATTGTTCTATCGTTGTTTGCTGCAATAGTTGCAACTTTCACGATAATTTTCTTTTGTACATCAACATCAAATTTATTAAGGAAGTTGATATAACCGTTTGAAATAAGCTCTTCTTTAAGTACAACTTTAAGAGCTTCAAGAATATTTACTACACCAGTAAGTGAAATGTGTTCAAAACCTTCTGCATGTGAAGAAACAACTTTTTCAAGTTTTTTGTAGAATGCTTCGAGAATTACAACTGCAGATGTAGTTCCATCGCCGATGATTGCATTATTATGAGCAGAAGCATCTTTAATAAGTTTACTTACAGCATCATAGAAATAATCATTGTAATGCATATCCATTACAATTCGATAACCATCTTTCGACTGATATAAAGATGTAGTTCCTGCATCATGAATAAGATTTGCTTTACCACCTGGTCCAAGTGTAGATTTTACACTTCCGATGTCACCGAGTACATCTTCGATGATTCGTTTAAGCGTTTCATGATCAACAAGGTTAATATTTCCTGTTCCAATCTGATTCGAAATCATTTATGTCTCCTTATTTAGTAATTTCAATTACTTTTGATGTTTGATCCAAAGATATATTTTTCAATCCTTTGTTTTCAACAATTTCATCAAATACTTCTGCCTTCAGTTCTGTATCAAATTCAAACTGAGCGTTCTTTCCATTTTTAGATACACTCGCAGTTTTTGGAACAATAATATTTTGCTCTGATGTTTTATTTTGATAAGAACTCATTACATCATATACTTCCTGAATCTGTTTCTGATTTTCGGCAGAGTACGGATTGAATTTCTCTTTCTTTTTAGGAGTAGAAAGAGTAACACCCATATTAGAACCTAATGTAGAAATAAATCCACTAAGTCCAGAGGTTTTCTTTTCAGCGTTTTGCTTTTCCATATTCTTCCACCTATTTTAACTAACGACCCATGGCTGACATATTCTGAGCACCTTTCGGTTTATCAGTTTTGTCACCAGTGCCGCTAAACATTGAGTTAATAATTTGAACAATACCTTGCATACCATAGTATTCTTCTTTTGTATAAACATCGATCTGACCATCTTTTTCGGCTCGATATCTAGATTCTTTAAGATTCGATGTTCTTGCAGCCACCATAGAATTAAGAAGTGGTATTGGATATTTGTAAACGTCTTCAGCTTTTAAATCTAATAATTTAGCAATTTGGTCTACCGCTTTTGCTATATTTTGATCTAAGTCTGTTTTAGTATCGCCTACACTATCATACCACTCTTTTTCTAATACTGATCGATCTGATCCACCGCGGTGGCTGCGCGTGTAAAAAAATTGACACGCATATCGATTGGAATACGTGAAATATTACTTCCACATTCAGTACAAGTAATATTGTGTAAGATATTTGTAATACCAACAAGACGTTTACGTTCAGCAATTTCTTTACCTTTAAATAACTGAGCAAATTCATCAGTTGGAAGTGTTTTCAAAATACTTACGATATGTCGACGATTTTCCATTCTTTCGTTTGGATCTTCAACTTTTGTTGAAAGTTCATAGAATGAAATAACGTTTTTACCTTCAGCATTCTTACCTTTATTAACCGGAAGAATAAGGCTCTGGATCATAGTGTACATTACAAGTACATTGTGTCCATCCATTGTATCATCGATAAGTGCTTCAAGATCTTCGAAATCTTCACTGAGTTCATCTTCAAAAATAGAAAGATATTCAAGAATATCGAGAAGTGAAGGACAGTTGTATGATACTTTAATATTGTGCGGCAAAAGAACTTTTTCATCAAAAGGAGTATTTGCTTTTGAATAAATAATTGTCTTTTTGAATTCAGAAGCCGGAATCTTTTCATGCATTACATCATAAATAAATCTGTCAGTAAGAATTGGATCTTTTCCATTCTGTAACAGATAAGAAAGAGCTCTGTTCTTCTTTGAAACAGTAAAAGACTGATGACAGTTACCACAAGTAATATCATATTTACTTTCACCAGGATATGTAGCATCATATGCTCCAAAATAGAACATTCCAAGATCTTGATACTTTGTACTTGAAAGCCATTCTTCGAATGTAAGTTTTTCGCCTTCAGGCTTAAGGTTTGTCCATGAAATGTGTTCATAAAGTGAAAGTAATTCCTGTTGGAATTTACGAACAAATGATAAATCAGGATTACGCAATGTACGAATAACTTTTGTAAGATCGCCCATTGAATAATCTGTCATTTCTGCATAATAACCAGAAAGAAGCAGCGGGAAACGTGTGATTCGATGATCAACAACGGTAGAATCTTTTGCATTCTTTAAAGTGATATACTGATCAAGGAATGACTGTCTGAGAGAATCGTTTGAATTTGAAATTGGTTTAATTTTATCAGATGGAATATCAAATTCTCTGAGAGCTTTGATATTAGGGTTATCTGATGCAAAGATACACGCAGTTCCGCCTTCTCCACCATATACTTTGAATCCTGTGCGTTTTTCAAAGTATTCATCAACCTTCTTTCTTTTTTCTTCGATATCTTCAACAGTTTCTTTCTTTTCTTCTTTTTCAATGATTGTTTCGGTTTCATCTGTATCAATAATAAAATCTTCTTTCGATTCAGATTCATCATCTACAACACGATGCTGTCTTGCATTTGGTTCCTGCGAATTGATGATAGATCTAATTTCATCATCTTCAGCTTCATTTTCAACATCATCTGAAGTAATTTCAATCTTAGATCTTTCTTTAATTTCATCCTCATCTAAGATTAAATCTGATTTCTTTTTAGAAGTTTCAGTTTTTTCTTCTTTTACAACTTCCGACACAGGTGTAACCGAAGTTTCTTTCTTTTTAGAAACTTTCTTTTCCGGAACTTTTTCTTCAACAATAGGTTTCTTTTCTGATTCTTCAGAAATAGCTTCTTCGAGTTTAGAAGAAGCTGTTGAATTTTCTACTACAGGTTCAGATTTTGTTTCTTTTTCCCTTTCGACTTCTGCAATAATTTTTTCTTTTTCAGTTTTATTTGCATTTGCGAATTCTGAATCAAAATCGCTGAAATCAATCTGAGTCTCTGTGTTTGAATCTTCAATAACGTTGTTATTTTCATCACTCATATTATTTATCCTCCATTAAAGATAATAATTTATATTGTATAGTTAAAGAAAGTATAAAAAAATAAACCTGGAGCAAATGCTCCAGGTTTATTTATATGAACATTTTTATTAATCGCAGAATTCTTCTGAAACTATAGAATCAGAAATATTTATCATATTTCCGTTGTACAAATATCTCTTATTTCTATGATATTCAAAATCGGCAATTGTATTTTGACCCATAACTCGTAGTTTCTCCCCTATGATAGGAAGAGCTGCGAGATTTGCGAGCAAATCAACTTCTTTTTTGAATGTTTCTTTGTCAATTTTATTATCGACAAGCTGTTCAGATAATACTGAGAATCGATTAATTAATTTAAAATCGTCCATCATTTTCCCCTTTTTAACTTTTGATCTAATAAATAATATATATTTATTTTTTATTCATATTACAATCTATCTTGTCGGTTATATCAACAAATTGATATTTTCCGAAAAACTTAAACTTCTTGATAGGTTGCCATATATGTTGATTGTCTGATCCTCGGAGACTCAAAGAAAGATTTCGTCTACTTAAGATGAATCTATCTGTAATAAGATAGTCGACCATTAACAATGAATCGAATTTTTCTTTGTCTTTAAAATATTTTACATTTAATTCAGACATAGAATAACCAGTCCATAAATAAATAGATGAATCTGGTTTTTCTTTTCTTGCATGTTGAATAAGGCGTAAGACAAAATTTTCATTTTGCGGTGCTAACGGTTCTCCGCCCAAAATAGAGAGATTTTTTTCAATTCCCTCTTCACTCATCATGTCAACTATACGATGAATAATTCGATCTTCATCTTTTATTTCAGGGTAATTTGGATCATCAAAATCCCAATTATCTTTATTATGACAACCAGGACAATGATGAGGACAACCTTGGACCCATACGCTGATTGTTACACCATCGATTGAATTACCAAAGTCTGTAGGATTAATAGCGGCTAATTTCATGCAATCCCCAAAATATGTTTCATAGCTAAAGTGTTTGCAATTGTACTATGTTTGAATCTATCTCGTTTCTCATCCTGTTTTCCGTGATTAAATGAATATCTCCAGTCTCCTGTAAGATATCCTGTAACCTTAGCTGGCATAAGAATATTTGTCGATCCACATTTTGTACATTTGCATTCTGCACTAAAATCACCAATAAAACCACAATCAAGACACTGATCTGCTGGTACATTAAAAGCAATATAAGAAGCATCCTTAGATATAGCGTAATCCAAAATATCTTCAATGCCTTTAATATTATTCTGCATTTTACTATCAATTTCGATATATAAAATACTACCCGCAGATGAATATGGAATAAGCTGTGTTTCAATATCAATCTTTTCAATCGGATCAATACGAACCCAAACTGGTACATGAATACTATTTGTAAAATATCCGCGTTCTACGAGTTTACCATTTTCATCTCGATAAGCAGATACGTTTTCAATAAGACCATAACGTTTAACAAACTTTTTATATGCGGTATAACAAAGATTTTCAGCAGGTGTAAAATATACACCAAAATTAAGCTTATATTCTTCTTTATACTGATCACAGCGATCTTTAAAAAGTTGCTCAATACGTTTAGCTAATTCCATACCTTCAGGTTTTGTATGATCGCATCCAATGAGTGCCTGAAGACATTCGGCAAGACCAAGCTGACCGATAGCTAATGTACCATGTTTTAATGCACTTCTAATACCCTGTTCCGGAACATATCCTTTCATGATATCATTTTCGTACATAAATTTAGCTGATTCCATTTTCTGAGAAGCAATATGATTAAATCTTCTAATAAGGAATCTCTTTGTGAGATCGATATTTTTATCAAGAATTCTCATAAATACTTCTATTACATCTTCACCAGTTTCTTTACTTTCTTCTACTGCTTCCATAGCAAGTGTAGGAAGAATAATTGTGTGAGGAGCAATATTACCTCTACCATCTTTCTGCATGCCAGAATACAAATAATTTTTAGGAAGTTTTTCAGTTTTAACGATTTTAAGTAACAGTGATTTAAAATATTTTTCATCAAAGTTAATATCAAATCCATTGTATGTACGACATCCCATAGTTGAAGCTTCTTCCATTGGATTAACTTCATCTGTAACAATCAATGAACCATTAGAAACAGCCAAATTGATTTTCTTTGCATATTCTGGATGTACGGTAAATATACTGATAAGATTTTCTTTTACATCCTGTGTAAGAAGATTATTAATTACATTTCGTTTAATTTCACGATCTTTCTTAATTCCTGCAACTTGAACTGACCAATCGCAGTTTACATAATTTGGATAAAATCTTTTTACAGTTGATTCCAATGCTTTAAGTTTTAAATCATAGTTTGGATCACCTGGTTTTAAATTTACACCATTCTTTAACTGGAAAATACCACAAGGGAAGATAGAAGTTCTATAATATTTACCAAGACCTTTCATAGAAGCTTTAAGTAAAGAATTAGTTATAATTCTTCCTTCTGGTGTAGTATCAAGACCATAGTTAATAGAAGTAAATGGCAACTGATTGCCCGATCTAGATTGAAGAGTATTTAAATTGTGATAAAGACCTTCTGCACCCTGATCAGATTCTCTAATAGTTAATTCAACTGCTTTATAGAACATGTAACGTTTAAAAATATTAAAAATTCCACCTCTATAAATTTTTGAAAGAATAGGAACGTCTCGTGCTTCACCTGGAATAATTAATTTATTATTCACAAATGGAATAATATTTTTTACATCCTTATAGTGTTTGTAGAAAGAATTTCTTAATTGTACTGCCAAAGTAGAGTCAACATGTGTTGCAGACACCCCGCCAAATTCCTGTAATGATTGTAATTGAGATCCAACTGCAAGCATTTGATAACCAGTATTAAGAGAATTTGATACACGAACGTCAGTTTGACGTGTGTTAAATCCGTAATCATTAATAAGATCATCAAAAGTAATTGACATACAGTTATGAGCACCTAAGAAAAGCCAGTCTTTGTCGTGAGGATATGTTTCATTATTATAAAAGCTATCTCTTTCTTCCTCGGTCATCCAGTCGAGAGCCAATTTAGTCATGATAACATTATCCATTTCACCTTTACGACCTCCAAAGGAGTGCTCGTCTACATTAGCATTTTGATTCTGAACATCTTCAGCATTGCCTTTTTTAAGGAGTTCTCGATAAAGTTCACTTTTCTGTTCCCTTATACGAGTTCTTTCATTTCTATATTTGATGTAATTTTTAGCAACCGCAATACATCCGAATTCAATAAGTTTATTTTCAACTAAATCCTGAATGTCTTCGATCTCAACAACGTAATCTTTAATTTCGGTTTTTTTCTCATCATCTTTATATCCAACGACAATTTCAACTTTAGGAATCCCCTCAGGTGATGTATCTTTGATTACATAATCAATACTTTTTGCGACCTCTGTAATCTTAGCTTTTGTCATTTTATTTTTTTTCTGAGTAACCGAATTATTGGCTTTTGTAATAGCTGATGTAATCAAACCGAGGTTATACTCAACTATTCCTGTATTTTCTTCAATACTGCCATCACGTTTTACAACTTTCATATAGTAATTCTCCTATATATTTTATCTTATAACCGTTAGCTATTATAATGTTTATTTTTATCATATTCTTTAAAAAAATATTTAGTATTAACATTATAAATTATAAAAATATCTGTCTAGCCAAATAATGGCTAGATGCATTTTAATTAATAAATTAAGTCAGGATTACTAGATTCTAATTCTTCTTCTATATCATCAAGTAAAAAAGAAAATAAATCTAAATTTGTTAAATATTCTATAGTATCTATTTTTTCCTGATAATGCTGATATGGTCTAAGTTTTTCTTCATTAGGTATAATAAATCCAATCATATAATATTGATCATCTTTTATAAATAAACCACATTTATAATACAAATTAGGTATAGCTACATCATTTCGTCCAATACTACCAAAATTTTCTCTCTCATCATCATTACCTAATATTGGTCCAGTAATTACATATACCTTATCAAATTTTTCTGATAAAAATCTAAAATATTCTTCTAAATTTTTCCATGAACCTCTATTTAATCTAGGATGTTGTGGACTCATATTACTCATAAAAAATGTTTGACTAATAGCATCATCACCAAAATTAAAATCTGCTGCCGGTGCTAAATGACCTTTATCATATCCTGAATTTTTATAATCATTAGGTGTAGCCGATAGTGTTGAAACCATAGGATCGGATCTAAAATCATCGGATCTTTTAGCGTATCCACTTGGTTGCATAACATACATTACCCACTCTGCTTGTTCATAAAATTCTCTATACGATAAAGTATAATAATCATGCACAATAAGTTCTCTATATTCTTCTTTTGTTGCAATTGGTAATTCTGAATCGTCTAAATCGATAGAGAGCATTTCAGCAAAAAGATTAAATGTGAATAAAATGCATATAAATAAAAAAATATTTTTTTTCATATAATTTTCTCCTATTATATTAAAACGTTCAAAAATGGTACCCGAATAATCGGGTACCAACATAATAGTTAATTAAAAATTAAAATCGTCTTCTTCATCATCGGCTGAACTTTCACCGCCACCAAAGTTATCACTTCCACCTGAAGAAGAATCACTTGTAATTTCACCATTTAACATATCTTCGAGATTTTTAGCCATTACCTTTTCTTTAGCTTTTTCAGCTATATCTTCAACAGGATTAGCTTTAATCTGTTCAGCAATTCGTTCAAAATAATCGAAATCAATATTACCAGCAAAATGTTTAACACATTCCTTTTTAAATCTCTGGATTAAATCTTTTTCGAGTTTTGTATCTGCATCTTCATCAAATAAATATTTAGCAAATGATTCGATTACAGGTTCCATATTAGTAAATGTTTCCGCAATATTTGTCATATTAAGATATGTAGGACTTACAAATCGAACACTCATATTCTTAATATTAACTCTTCGTAATTCGCTATTTTTTTCTTCATCTGCTGTTTCTGATTGAAGTTCTTTATCTTCAGGAGAAACAGGTCTTGCCAAATGAGTGTATAATGCAATCAATCGATAAAGTTTTGTCAACTGTTTACCAAATGTAAATTCTTTTTCATTAATAGAATTTCTATACTCTAAGTTCTGATTTACAATAGATCTTGAAAATTCTGCTTCTTGCATCATATTAAGAATTGCTGGAGGAGCAGGTAATGAGGAGAGAACACTTGATAATCGTTTTTCAATAAAATCTGTATCAATAGGAGAATCGCTATTCTTTTCTACTGTATTAATATCATATAATTTTTCACCATCAACAACAGGAATAGAGTATCGTGAATATGTCGCTACGTTTCTCAATACAGATCCGATATTATTAAAGAATGATTTTACATGAATATTACGAGTAGAAAGCTGTTTCTGGATTTCCATAAGTGTCATACCAATTTGATGACTCATACCCATATTAACTTCGAGTTTTTCTTTATCAGAAGATTTGTTTACAATATTCATTGTCATCGATACAATGCCAGCAAGATACATATAGATCTGAAGTAAAGTACCATCAAGAATAGAATGCGGTAAACCTTTATCATCAATATCGTGAGCAAGATATACGACATTTGTTGCAGGTACACATGTAAATTTGATTTCTCTATTTATAATATACCCTTGTCTCATAAGATTCATAATTGCATCTGTAAATGATTTATTTTCAGATAATGATGGATCCGCCATACGTTTAGCAAGAGTACGATAAACAATCTGTTTCATAATATCTACTCTTGAATTATTTTCCATCATATCATTTCCTTGAATTGGCATATTGATATTACCAAAATTTGCAGGATTAAATACTGATGAAAGTGCAGGATCGTTAGGTGTAATAGAAACGCCATTTGATGCTGAAATAACAGCTTTATCATTACCATAACCAGTAGAAGCTACGATATTTGCAAATGATGTCGATTTTCTACTAGACGAAGCTGTAGCACCTTGATATGATTCTGCTTCATAAATATAATACTGAATATGCTGAGAACCGATTGAAACTGGAATTACATATTCTGGATTAAGTTCACTAATAAGAACTTCGCCATCAAAATCATCAGAAATACTTTTTAAATCTTCTACATCTTTTACATAAATACCATCAATAAAGTTCTTTTCTAACTTTTTCTTAGTAATACGTTTATTTAAATTTGATTTACCAAGAGAAAGAGCAGAATAGTCATCATTGACAATATTTATATTTTTATCGATTTTACAAACAAATTCCGAAAGCTGATGACGGATACTTGTTTTAATGTGTTCTTCGTCTATTTTTTCAGCTTCTTCTTCTTTTTCTTCATTAGTTTTTTCTTTTTCTTCATTTGATTTATTTAATTTATCAATAAAGTCTTTAATATTGTTAGATTTTTTATAAATTTCTTCTTCATTACTTTCAACACCATGTGTATGTCTCAGTACACATTCATCATCTGCTTTCTTTTTTTCGATAGCATATCGAGAATATAATTCTTCAAGACCAGATTCGTAGAATGTATCAATCATATTATCATCAATAATATCACCTACAAAATTTTCTACAGATTTTTCATAATCTTCAAAATCTTCTTGAGATTGATATTTATATTTTGATCTACGTTTAATTCCATTTTGTTTATATACTTTTTCAGATTTCAATTCTTTTTCAACTTTAAAAGGATCGATATTTTCAATACCGAATTCTTCAAATGTTTCAAAAGACATATTATCCAAATCTTCCATAGACATAGCTACATTTGTACCAGTTTGTGTATGATTACTCTTTGTTACAAATGCACCATCTTTATTCTGACATCCAGAAAGTGCGAGAGCTTGTTTAATGATATCTTTATAAGGTAAAACTAATAATGGTTTAGCACCAGTTGTTAAAGCCTCATATAACCAAGTTTCAAGCTTTTCTTCAATATGATATTTTGCAGTAATTTCTGTATCAATAAGTTTATTAATTTTAGAAACATCGTCATCAGTTTCATCGGTATCGTCGTCAGGGATAGAATAAACATCATGAATACTACGTTTTGTAATTTCATTAGCATTAATTATATCGCGAACGATTAATTTAATAACACGTTTTAATTCAGGAATTAATTCGCATGAAATACGATATTCATCCATAAGAGCAAATGATTCAGATGTAATTTTTTGGAAAGATCCAATAATTCCTTCTTCTACATTTGTTCCAGTATCTTCGTTTACAATTGATCTAATACCAGAATCAAGATTGGAAGGTTGTACATCCATGACACCACTTTGAATAGATCTAGTATCAATAGTATTTAAAAGGACCCTATTATAGTTTTTTAATGGATTAATAATATCAGCATTCGCTTTATTATTAAATCCATATGATTTTACTATATTATTAACAGAATCAGAGATTTCTTTAAGTTTATCTTTATATTTTTCAAAAAAAGTCGGTATTAAGTTATACGAGTCCGCAGCAATCAAACCATCAGCTTGAAGCTTAAGATCCGAAACATTTATATCCGCCTTATTTTCAGGTGTATATGACATTTTATTCTCCTTTATTTGTTTTCATATCTAAAAGTTAAATTAAAGAGACCAACTTGAGAGATCTCTGCAAATTCACGCATTGTACCACCAGACACATTGACGATATTCATTTTACTTGTAATATATTTTCTACAAGCTTCATTTGCTTCTTCTGTAAATACACCCTGTGTGGAAATCTGATCACCATCAAAGTCTCCACCAAGAGCTTTTAAGAATGTAGGGAAAACACGTACAGTATCGACAAATAAATAGTTAAGATCATGTGCATGTTCTCTATCATCTGAAAGAATTGGCCATCTTGGATATTCATCTCCCAACACGATTCTCTTTTCAGTGTTAGTACATGGTATAATATTAAACATTGTTGGATAAATATTATGTTGATCTTCGATAGGATATCGAGTAATATACATACATTTATTATAACAAGTTTTATAAGCCGCAATATATAATGCTTCTGTTACAGACATTGGTCTAATAGTATACTTTGAATTAACTTTCATTTCATCACTGGCTTCTGTCATAACAGCTTGTTCATTGTCGGGGGTAAAAAACATCAATGGTACTTTTTCAATAGTTTTATCTTTTACACGCACATATAACGGTTCGAGTCGATATTCGTACGATGTATCATAAAGCTGAATCAAATCGTCAATGTGATCTGAATCGAAATCATCCATATAATCTATAGCTAATTCCAATCGCATTACTTCTTTAGTTTTTTGATCAATAGCATAGATAAAGTTATTTCCAGCAATGATTTTATTTACAAGTTGTCTGAGACCGTATTTGATGAATGGTGCAAAACATTTACAAATTGTACAAAGAGGCATAGCTGATGTTTTAAAATCAACTTCGGCAGCTTCAAATGTATTACTATCATATTTAGGCATAGAAATAACAGCACGAGCAGAATAATCTGTTGCTTTACCCATTACGTTTCTATGAATAAATCCTTTTGTTCCACCAATAATATCAATAAAATATTGATAAATTTCTGTTAATGCATCTTGAATCTTTCTATCAGATGATGTGGTTCCAAAGATTTCAAGCATACCTGAAGACGATTTAAGTGCCGCAGCATTACCTAATACTTTACGATACATAGTGTTAATTTCAGATACACGTTCATTATTAGAACTCATATCTCTATAGAATGCAGGAATAACTGGAAGTTTGCTCATGAAAACTTCTTCTTTCTTTAAAGAAGATAAAAACTTCAAACGCATTACTGTTGAGTTTGATGTAATTCCTGTTGTATCAAAATTAATTTTATCCCACACTTTATATAAAAATCTTACACCAGTTCCATGCATAGTGCCATTTGGAACAGGATCTTTTTGTGTAACCATTGTCATTTTTCCAGTAACTGGACTTACAAAGAAATCTTCATTACCATTTATAAGAATTTTATAATTAGCTTGGTATCTACATAACTCATAAAGAACATGAGGATGAACAAATTTATTAACTAAATCAATATAACCCCAGCTTCTTTTTCTTTCCATTGTACCTGGTGCTCCAAAAATCTGATATGAAATCAAACCATCAGGATCAGGTTCAGAGGATTTTTGTGTAAACATAATTCCATTTTTTACTTCTGGGATATGATTATCAATAGCCCATTTATCACAAAAAAGTATATCAACATCTGTCATTTTTTTGTTCCTCTTTTTTAATATCTTCTTCCGTCGGATTATATTCCCTCAGAAAATCAAGACTTATATTATTTGGACCATCAAGTCCATTATTAATAAATTCTTCAAAATAATATGCAAGAATAATAGGATTCATTCCATTATGATCTCTATATGATAATATAGTAGAATATTCTTTATCGTTCTCCATCATAGTTTGATAATATAAACCCATATCAGGAACAACGTATAATTCTTTTAATGGCAATTTCTTTATTGCTTCTATTTCATATTCTTCTGAAGGATAAACAGAATATTTGCAGGTGACTTCATTATTAAATTTATCCTCTGATATCTCCGATATTAATTTATCAAGACCATCCACTTCATATCTAAACATGAAAGTTACAGAATTCAACATAAATTTCATAAGATTTAATTTAGTAAAAAAACTTGTAACTGGAGATTTTGACATAATTTCAGCATAATACTTCTTAATAGTTTTATCTATTAATTCAGGTTTTATATCAGGATAAATTATTTTCTTAACATAATCAATTGAGTTTGGATATTTATCTCTTCTGACGAAATCGTGAAAATTAAATTTTCTATCTTCTTTAATAAGACTATTTATAACAGAAACTATTCCAAAAATAGAATATTGACACATATTATCCCATTCGATAAACATATCAATCTTTTTCTCTTTAGAAGGGATAAGATTATTGATCTCAGCTAAAGAAAATTCATTATTTCCAAATTTTAATTTTAAATTCGGATCTTTCAACTTTTCGTCTATAATATGATTAATATCAAATTTTTGATCATAAAGAACACCATCACTTTCCTTTTTATTCATGATATTCTCCTATTAATAATAAAATGTTTTTTCTATATTAATATTACAAAAAAGAGACCTAGCTCAATACGAGCTAGGTTTCTTTTTTATTTTAAATTAGTAATCAACATCTTGATCAAAAAGATCCACACCACTTTCATTGCTTCCGGCTGAGCTGTCGTTAACACTTACCTGTCTCTGTGTATTCTTATTGAAGAAACCAAATGATTTTTTCTGCTGGAAATTGTTATTGCTGTTTGAATAACTTTTGCCTGCAATAACCGCCTGATAAATCTTATCAGCACAAGCATATTCGAATGTCTTCTTTAATGCCTGTTCGATTTCCATACCGAGTCGATAAAGATCAAGATCTCCGCCATCAATAATTGATGCCTGCGAAACTTTACGGAGTCTGTCATTTACGTCATCATAGAAAACAACGCGGATCTGCTGCATTTCTGTTTCAGAATATCCTTTGATTACAATACGATTAATTCCATTTACAGGAATTGTCGAAATTGTAATTTTTCCATTTGTTACATCTTCACCCTTCTGTTTATCGAAGTAATGAGTATGGAATGTAAAACCGTCTTCAGGAAGTTCTGAATAATTTGGAGCTCCTTCTGCTCCACTTTCAATAAAATTGTTAAGGGTTGCAAGACGATCGGCAATAATTGTACGAAGTGCATTTGCAATTACAAATGCTTCAGAAAGTTTGAACTTTTTAAACACCTGTTCTTTCTTTCCATCGTCTGTTGTCATGCTGAAGTTAAGCTTTACATAATCTCTTACATAATTAAGAGACAGTGTAGTCTTATCGCCAAGACTTTTTGCTGTCCAAAATACCCCAAGGTTAATTTCGAGTGGGTTGTAATTCGAAAAATCACCTTTTGCACCAGCTGGTGCTCCACCATTAGCTTTTGCTAATTCCTGTTCTGCCATATATGGCCTCCTTTTGGTTTATGTTAATGAATAGTAATCATCCATTATATCATAATTTATTGGTCCTCTATTAAGAACCGGTTCATATTTGTCTGTAACAAAAACCATTAATCGTTCAAACATACTGTTGCGATCATAAGTCGATGTTACTTTATGAAACTTTTTATCTTCAAAGATTATTTCAATCTTATCGCTAATATCACAAGAATAATAATGAATTCTTATATTTCCATAAATCTTTGAAAGATTATCACAATACTTTTTCATTCGTTTTGCTATCATTTCGATATAATCAGTATTTCGACTTTTTATAATCGTTTTATCTGTATTGATATCTTTGATATTAAATCCTTCTTTTGTATCATAGATGAATTTATACGAACTGAAACAAGCTAGTGAATTAAGAATAAACATATCAAATGGAATTTCTTCTGCATCCTTGATACGTTCCCAAGATTCGAGAAAGTTATTATTTGCAGGAACGATGGCATTATCTGAATCTGAACACACTGTTCTATTTAATTCTGTACTTTCTTTTTCATCAACAAGATAAATGTCAGTATTTGAATCAATAAGATCTCTTGCATCATAATATCTAGATTCAAGCATAACGTGTCCCTGTGGTACACCGTTGTTGATTTTATACTGTCTAGTAGTATAATAAGTCGGATTCGGTATTTTAAGCACAGATTTTTTATCAATATCTTCGCTTTCGTTACAATGAAACATATCATTTATATTGACTTCTACTGGATCATCATGCTCATCATATCCAAAAGTAAAACCAAGATCATCATAATATAAAGAGTCTACAAATTCACCTTCTTTATAAAGTGCATCGCAATCATAACCACTAGTTATACAATAATTCAAACGTAATCTTGCATTATTAAATTCCGATATTATATCATTAGTAGTTGATGTAAATGAAAATGAATAAGTCGATTTTATATTACGATAAACATCTTTTTTAATTTTGGTTCTAGAAATATTTACCAAAATAACAGTATTCATAACGTACGAATTAAATATACTGTTTTCACCAAAGCATTTTTGAGAATACTTTTTAAGTATATAAATTTTTCTTTTATGATATACTATTCCTGCCTTTTTAAAACTTTCATCTGATACAAATTTATTATCATTTGTATCTTGAAATAAATACGGGTTTAGTAGCATTATAGTTTCCTCTTCGTATTATAATATATTTATTTATTATTCTTTTGAAATCGATTCCTCATTCGATTTAGATTCATCGCCTTCAATTTCAATATTATTAATTTTCTTATAATATTCAAAATAATTTGACAATGTTTCCAAAGCTTCAATTACTTTTTTGTTTATATCAGGTTCTTCATCGACTTCAATAGCAATTGGATTAAAAATAGCATTTTTCATATTTTCAAATGTTTTACACATTTCAAGATATTTTATTTTTGTGTCATTAGCAGTTTCAATTTTTATATATGGATTATAATATTCTACAATAAGTTTAAAATAATTTTTTGATTCATCAGAAAATACAGAGCTAGACTTTACTTTATAAATAGGTCCACCACATTCTAACGATAATGGCGGAAAATATTTTATAATAAATTCTTTAAAGAATTTAAGATTTTTTATTCTCAGAAACCTTTTACAATCTTTATGTGTCAAATAAATTTCAACGTAAAGTTTACGCGGATCATTTTCATCTTGCATTATTCTATTTCCGAAAGATTTTTCAATATAATTAGTTATAAAACCTATAACAAGCTTTTACTTAAAAATTTATCTATAATTGTCATTTTTATCTCCTATAGTTTCTATAAATTTTAAACATTCCAAAAACCGTTCCTCTCTAGCATGTTTTAATCTTTGAAAAAGATTTTTATCATTGTCTAGAGAGGCATCGATTTCCTTAGATCTTCTATATTTTCGCATTCCGATTGCATATGAATCTAATCGATTTCTATTCATTCGTTCAACAAATTCTTTTTCTTCATCATTCATTATAAATTCATATGTTTCCACATTAAATCCTTAATAATGATGAATATGTACTAAAGTCTTTTGTTTTAACTTTATTCATATTCAATGATGGCAATAAATCGGTGATTGCTTGAAGATGTTTACGCGCCATAAGATCATAATCGATAATATCAATCATCCATTGTGGAATCTCTGTCACTGCTCCATCTCTAGGAATACCAACTGTTGTAAGTCCATGAGATTTCAAGAAGTTATCTTCTCCATCCCATCTGTCACTAAATACAGCCTTTCGAATCTTCTCCCTCATTTCTACATCTTGAATAAGATATAATTGTGATTCATTATAAACTTTAGTTTCAAATGTCATCAAATATTCACCATTACCAATTTTCTGTTCCGGATAAATTCGATTCCAAATTTCAACAAGTCTACAAATCTGGGCCGATTCAAAAACTTTGTATTTATCATAACCTGAGAATCTCTGTGGAATACCCATAGATTTATCACCAGATTTGATAATTTCTTTAATGATTTCTCTTTCAGCATTTATATCAGACATAATTTTAACTGGATCAACCACCGTAGATCTTAAAATATTATCTTCTATAATTTTTGTTTGGAAATCACTAACTTGTTTTGGGATTCTTGAACCTGTAAGTTTAATACCTGTGTGAGAAATCTGTTTCTTTGGAGGAACAAGATTTCCTTCACGAAGTAACTTAAGACCAGAATAATTTTTCTTAATACCTGTATAAAGAATAACACGTTTATAGTAGAATTCGTTTTTCGCATCAAGTTTATACTGTGGAAACTTATATTTAATATTACAAGCTTCGACAAACTTATTGTGTCTCATTCCAATATAATTTGTACATAATGTACAAAGTGCATTTACAAGTTTAAAATCATTATCTCGATACTTATAAATCAAACCAATCTTATCATAAATAACATCCATGATTTTACCAAGAATGATAAATACAGAGTCTGTGTCAGAAAGAAGAATTGCTTTTCTTTCACAATCAAAATATTTATCAACTCTATGTGTAACCATGAATTCACCATAACAAAATTCTTTTGATACTTCGATAAGCTTATCACAAATAGGTTTGTAAATTTCAGGTACTTTATTTGGATTCAGGAATGCTTCTTCACCATCAGCAATCTGTCTAAAAAGATCCATCACTTTAGGATTCTTCTCAATAAAATTAATGAAATTAAATTTATAATACAAATAAACTCTTTCTTCTTCACTTAATCTTTCAATAAAAATAAACAATGATCTTGAAATTTCTTTTGTCTTAATATTGAAATTTTCGATATCTGTGAATTTAGAGAGAAGATATTTTCCTATATCTTCTTTTGTAGGTATATAAGTAATCCATTCTTTATATTGATCCCAATGTCTTTCTTCTTTTAAACAGTTGTTTATATAGAGAAGAGCTTCTCCATAATTCTGAAGTTGAAGATTGTTTACTAAGAATCTTTCAAACGACCACATCATTTCAGCAATGAGCTGTCTAGCTTGTGTTGTAATAAATGTAGCTGAGTCTGGTGAGAATAAGAAAGAACCAGGCATACAAGCAATACCATAAGTACTATTTGTATCCTGTTTATATTTTGTCTGAAGGTTATCATGAAGAGTAGCTTCTTTCAATTGATTATTCTTTTCATATTCCTTTGCTAATGCTTTTTCTTTAGCACGAGCTTCAAGGTCTCCCATAACCATAATTGATGTATCTCCAAGCACATCGTCATGAGCAAATGTATATGCTCCATTAGCTCCAACAATGAGTCTCTTTTCATACACCCATTTCATGATTTCATTGAGGTCTAATTTAATAACTCGATCTCTATAGATATCTCTCATATATGCATATCGAGTTCCCTCATTTAAAGATTTCTGAACTTCTGCATCGAGAAGTTTATCCAAAACATCTTCTTTTAATCCGCCATGATACACCATTTGAAGAGTTTCTTTCATTCTTCGTTTCCACATATCAGTGACGAGTTCATCTTCAATCATTTTTAATGCTCCTAACCCTAAATTTGATTTCAAGAATTCCTTTTTCAGTTTCTATAACTTCATGATTGTCACTATATTCTGGTTGTATATATTCAAATATAGATACTACACGTTTTGAGTTTTTGCGTTCAGTATCTATAACTGTAATATGAGTATTCATATCAACATCCATAAGTGCTTCTGTGAGTGTCATTTCTATTCCTTAAAATTTTCCTGATTTATGAGATAATTTATTTACAATCCCACTTTCAATTAAGATATATTCAATATCTTCTTTGTTAAATCGTTCACATTCATGCGAATGTTTCTTGATGATGATAACATCATGTGAATTTTGAATTTCCCAGATATTTTTATATATCTTTTCTTCTTTATTGAATAACTTAATTTTTACTTCCATTATTTATTCTCCAGAAATCTAGGTTCACCTGTTTCAATATTAACAAGATATTCATGACCATGATCGCATCTATAAGTTGTATATATTTTACCATCAATTTTTTTATGAGGTATTTCAAATACACGCCATGCAATTGTTCTTGTAGCACCATTAACTCTTTGAGCAACATTATATTCGCATTTGTCACATTTTCTAGAATAACACAAAGATCTTGATGCAGAAACAGATACAATTGCAAGTATTCCGATTAATAAAAGTGTAAATAATTTTTTATTCATATATAACTCCTTTATATAATTTTTCTTCTATATATAATATATAGATAAGTTAAAAAGTTAATAAAAAAATAAAAGTGCTCCTCTGTAAAAAGAGGAGCACAGGTTCTTTGACACTCTAAAATAAAAGGGAAGGTAATTCTAGAGTTATGAGCTTTAACAGATTTGAACTGTTGACCCACGCCTTAAAAGGGCGTTGCTCTACCGACTGAGCTAAAAGCCCACATAAAGTGGTGCCGATATTTCTATATACTAAAAAATATATAGAAATATAATACCTATCGTGTATCAGCGTCATGAGTTTGATCGGACTCTTCTAACCCCCAAATGATCAAAATTGAGTGAGAGTCACAGCTCATAATTGTTTGTATTTGTACGTGGTAACAATCGGCGTAACCCCACGTCCCTCAAATAGCAGTGCCCCACTAAATGAGGAAAGTATCGACCCTTGTTGGGTTTGAACCAACGACACACGGATTAACAGTCCGTTGCTCTACCGACTGAGCTAAAGAGTCTTATATAAAAAAGATACTGTACAAATTTAGAGTTTTCTATTTCTTTAACAATGGAGTGATTGACAATCACATGGCGTTTTGTACAGTATCTATTATATCCAAAAAATATATAAAGTGAACCTGTGGATAAAAGGACGGGTGGGAGGGGAAAATCCTTTTATAGGGTTCCACAGGTTCACATAAAACAAATAGGTGGCCGAACATTCGCTTAAATAGTCTCAGGATCAACAAGTATCTATATACTCTACTCATCAACTATCTAGACGAATCTCCTTAAACGCCGTCGGTATAAGACGCCCAACATCCGGCAATGGCCGCTTATAGCAGCAGGTCGGAATCTCAACGGACAATAATAATTGCGGTCACACCACAGATAACTAAGTATAGTTTCTGCGTACCGAAGCCGGCAGCGCGTGATGAACAATCAATTAATGTTCGGCCATTGATTGTATCATCTATCCCATTATAATGTACATTCGTATTTAATTTTTAATACGTTTTTTAAAAACATAATTGTATTAGTACTAATATTTTATATGGAGGTAAGTATAATGGAACTTACTGTTGCAACAAAATCAAAGGTAATTCTTAACCTCATTCAGAATGTACCTGGACTTATGTCTAAAGGAGCTGTAAAGAAACTCGCTTCAGATCCTTCAAATAACCTTCTTGGTTTTGAAGATGCAAGTGCAGCTATTGCAGCTATCGATCTCAGTGATGCAGATAAAAAACGTATCGATGAAAAAGAAGAATCAACACGTCTTGATGATCTCTTTCCAAATCCACGTCTTACTGCTGAACTTGAAATTATCAAAGAAACAGATCGTACAAAGTACAAATGTTTCTGCGATAAAATGCTCGAATTGGATTCAATTGCTAAGGAAATCGAAGAAGCAGCTGGTCCATCATTGGATTTCTTACTTGATGAAATCAAAGAAGAATCAAATGACGAAGCAATTGATACATTGAAAAACATGAATGTTTCAATTATCAATGTAGAAGATGGAAAAATTGCCAACAAATAGTTTTCTTTCCTTTCCTTTTTGTTGGAAATAAAAAATGAAAATTTCTACCTACTCCATATGGAGTAGGTAGTTTTTATTATTCTGAATTGATTTGAATATCAAGTTCTCTTTCACAATATGGACAATGAGTCTTATCAAATTTTTTAATAAGTTCCAAGAATGAGTTAGGCCAAAAACCTTTTTTAGTATATTCGGTAACTGCATCTTTCCATTCTGTTAAAGATATTTGATCTTGAGCAGAACCATAAACTATATAAGAATATAATTCATTCCATGCAGGTAAAGTACCATCTTTGTTATTAACGATAGATAAATAAACTTCATGAATTCGTTCAACCATATCGTTAGTAACTTTAAGGAATGCATTACTAGTCTGTTTATTAGTTTCTGATAATTTTACATTATCATCTATTATTTTTTCTTTTTCAGCAACGATTTTTTCACGCTGTTCAAGATTTTTTAATCGACGATAATATTCCATTTCGCGTTCCATTTCTTGTTTTTTCAAATTAGCAAGTTGTTCTTCACGCTCTTTTATATATCTATCTCGTTCTTTTTCTTCTTTATCTATTACAGTTTTTGTAACAAGAAGTTCTTCTTGAATGTTAGAAATAGACAAAACGTCATTAGCTAAAATTGTACCATTAGCTAACGCAGACGGGATAGTATTTTCAAGCTCTTTTATAAAATTCTTTGCTTCATATGATTTATCAAAATGACGTCTTACACCTTCTATCGTAAATTGATATCTAGTCATTTCCTGGTATTCGTCAGAATTAGAATAATCAATAATGCTTTTAGGTATAAAAATATTAGTACCTAAATCAATTTCTACCGGATCATAGGAAGAAATAGGATGACAGATAAAAATATCGGTATCATCATCAACCATTGTTAAATATGTTTTAATTCCAACTTCATCAAAAAATGTACCTCTGATATCGAAGTCCCCATATACATCAAGAGTAGCTTTTCTTGTTACAGCGGTAACTTCAACATCATAAGGTCCTTTAGATTCATAAGGTGCGATAAAAGGTAAATGATAAATCTTTCCTTGTATAATTTCATTTACCATTTATTTTAGTCTCCTCTTACATCAATAAATTTGTAAGTGATACCTTTAAATGTAAACATGATCGAATGTTTACGATATTCACCAGTTGACTGATCGTATCCAGGCTTAATTTCCTGTAAGTTTGTAGTTTCATCAATAAGAGTAACGTCTTCGCCTCTAATAGTGATATTAGTACCAATATTCATTTCAGAAATATTATTAAATCCATAAAGAATACTTAATGCTAAAATACACAATTCGTGGAATACAATAGTATCTCTATTCATTGTATTATAATATGAATCTGTGCTAGAATAAATAGGTCTATAATCATTGAAACGAGAAGAAACAGGTCTATAAGAGTTTCCAGATGCATCCTGTTCAACAGCAAGCAATGGTATATTTGAATATCTATAATCGCCTCCTGTGTGAATAGAAGATCCAACATAGAAGATTTCGTATTCATTTGGATTACCGGCATCATTAAGAATTGATTTAAGTGAAGCATTTGAAATACCAAATACATTATTACTATTCTTATCATCATTAATAGTGTTTTTATACATTGGATAAATATTAACAAAAATATTAGAGAATAAGTTAGGGAATCTAAGTAAACGTTCAGAAATCTTTCCTGGTTCATCTCCAACAATTACAGTATTTTCAATATACTCTTTAATCAAATCTCTAATGATTTCATCATCAATACTCTGACTTTCATCAAGGGAAGTAAAGATATAAAATACTTTATTGTATCCATATTCTGCTCTATTAGTTTCGTTAATTTCTTCTCCTAATCCATTCTGTTCTGTATTAAGAGTTGGAATTGTTGTATTTGGATTTATATAACCTTTATCGATAAAGAATGTCAAACCATTTGAACCACCATTAGGACAATATCTAATGTAGCGTTTGTATTTTCCATTCTTTGTTATTTCTGTAATTTTATTAACAATCATTGCATCGAATTCTGTTGTAGTTTTTCCAGTTCCAACGATTGTTTTATCGGTTACTGTATCATCGATATCCATATCACCAGTAAGGTCTTCATATGAATATACTTTATAAATTGTTTTTCCACCAGAAAGAATGAATTCATCTGGATCAAAATAAATTGTCATTGTTACACCATTAGATGAAATATTATCATCTTCGGCTCTTTCTTCTACAGTTAAACCAGTATTTGTCACAACAAGTTCTATAGCATATACTCTAGAAGAACCGCTCATATTATGACATTTTAAAGAAGCAGGTTTATAAATACCTTTAAATTCAGTATACGCCATATCATTGCTTCTTAAGAGTTCATCTCCATAACATGTATAAGCGGATGAACCATCTTCCGGTTTAGATACAGCTGGACCCATATATACTGTTTGATTTTCGTAAATAAATTCAATTAATTTAAATACTCTTTTCCAGAATGTAGTTGTAGGTTTGAGTTCATTTGCATCGTCATTATCAGATGTTTCGATAATAGCAATGTCGCTCGCAGCGCGCCCATTATTCATCTGATTTGTAACAGTAAACATTCTTGGTTTCTGAAATGCATTCATTACATTAATTAAACTATGTTTGAAAACAGGATCTGTATAGTTAATGTATCTATCTCCATCGAGAGTACTATCAAAACCAAAATTATCAAACCAGTTAAAAGAAGCAGGGATATCTTTTCCGCCTAAGCGAGTAAAAAACATTTTCAATGTGCTTATATTTGCTTTACTAGCCATTTTATATTCTCCTTAGAATTAATTTAATAGTTATAATATAGAAATGTTTTTGCAAAAAATAAAACCTCGCACATTTGTACAAGGTTTTATTGAAGAATTCAAATTTTATTAAATATTGAATTCTTTATTGATGTCATTTGTTGCTCTTAATACAACATCGTTAACATCATAGATATGCCAGGTACGAATGGTATTTTTGATTTCACCAATATTTGTATCGTACTTTAAGAGAATAAATGTAAAGATAATTGAATCGTCGAAGAATTTCTTATATTCAATAAGACATTTTTCTTCATCACTTCCTTCATCATATTTAGCAATTGAATCATTGATATTTTCAATAATGCTTTTATCGCTTTGCATATTTTTTTGAAGAATTTGCTGTGATGTTTCAACAATTTCTTTAAAAGATTTAATAGAAATTTTCATCTGATGTGATTCATAATTACCTTCTTTTCTCTTCACAGTAATAACAGTTACAACGCCATTTTCGATTGTACTAGCAATCCCTTTTTCTGTGCACATTTTAGCTGCATCAATAACCGAAGTTATTTTCTGATTAATTGTAAATGCTTCACGCATTCCGTCAACGCGTCCTTCGTAATAAAGTTCATCGTCAATACAAATACGTTCCGATACACTAGATGCCGATCCATCGATTAAGTAACCTTTTATTACTTTTAAAATCTCTGAATCTTTTTCATTTTTTGAAATAGCATCGATATGCAATTGATCAATTCTATTATTCCATTTGTCTGCCATATTATAGGCCTCCTATATAATTGGTTTCGTATTATAATATATATTAATTATTTATAATTGTTACTATCTGAACAACCCATTGAGAATATTATTAAAATCTTTTTGTATTTCTTTATCATTAAGATTTAGAACTTTTACAGAAGATGCTTTATTTAAAATATCAAAAATGAATTTAGATACATCACGGATATCTTCATCTGAAAATTCATTTTCTGTATTATCAAATCCTGCAGTTAAATGATATATTGTAGGATATAGATCGGTCCCTTTAAACTTTTAACAAATAAATCAAATTTTTTAGGTTTTTCCATATTTACTCCAAAAATAAGACTCCGGGTATTTATCGCCCGGAGTCATTTATTATGCTACTATAGATGAAGGCGGATGATTTTTAGCATGCTCTGCAAAGATCTTATCTAATTCATCATCAGAATATTCTCTTTCATCAAAGATACTATAAATATCTTCACTTTCATCATTAAGAACTTCCAAACCTAAACAGAATAAATATGCATTAAATTCTTTAGCAGAAATATTATCACATCTTTCTGTAATAGGTGTTTCCAAATTATGGAATGTTAACGGATTCTTATAAAGAAGTGTTTTACACAATTCATTACGAAGTTGTGGATTTGTTGAAACTTCAGAAAGATATCTGAATACAATTTTTGGATCAATACGAATCAATGCATTATTTACTTCCATTTCTCCATACTTAATTGGTGAGTTTCCATAAGGTCCATTTACACTGTTTTCAGATTTTCCAGATTTATTTGGTAATCCCAATGGGTTGGTGGATCCGATAAATCTAGCTGAAAGTTTTCCTTCAGGAATATGCTCAAGAAGTAAGAAGAATTTCGGAGCAATAATTACTGGTTCTTGTGTCAATACACTAATTGTAATTGTATCTTCTGTTTCTTTAACAACAAATGTTTCATCCGTCCAGTTTTCATCAATGTATTTATCGATATCAAAACCGTCTCTTGAACCGATAAGTTTATACTCACCAGGTTTCTTTTCATTTGGTCTAATAACCGAAATACCATCTTTTGCTACATCTGGACCATTTGGAATGATGAATTCATCCTCCGAATAAGCATAATCATTATCACCATATCTTTCAATATTCTTTTCTTTTGAATTTTCTAATTCAAAAGGTGTGATAAAATGATTAACGATTTCACCCTTCTTATTTGTTACGATTCCGTATTTTTCATTCTTTTCAAGAAGCATAGTATTATTGAAACCATGTTTCTTTATTTCTCTTTGAACACGAACACGATCAGGTTTAACTTTATATTTATCATATAACCTAGTCAATTGTTCATAAGACATATTGTTTGTAGGTCCCTGACGAATATAGATACCTTTTGCAATATTGCTCGCAATGAATTCATTTTTATCAAATTCGCTCATTGCTTCAAATGCTGCCTTCAAAGAATCGGCTTGTTCCTTATCAATCAATTCGAAGTATTCATAAAGAATTGCAAACTGTTTTTCGACACCATGTTTTGCGGCTTCAGCCATTCTTTTTCTGATAAAGAATGAAAGGAAGTTCTTTTCAGGTTCATAAGTTTGATCCGAATTTGCACGTCCGATAATACTTGGAGGAGACTGAATAATATCAGCTACATTTCCCCATTTATCTCTTGGCATCATTTCATCATCAATAATATGACAAGTAACACCTTTTGAAGCAGCTCTATCTGTAATCTTAGAACCTTCTTCGAATGTTGTCTGACAAGCTGTAGTAAATGTGATAAAACCAAATTCAAATACACCATTGTTTGAGCTAAACTGAATATTTGGATTCAAGAAATCTCTACTTCTTTCATAAAGCATCTGAAGTTTATAGGTATATTTATTTGATTTATTATTGATAATGCGTCCAAGTTCATCAACAATCTGTTTGTGGAACATTTTCGATACAATCCAATATTTCATCAACTGATTGCGACAAGTATTGTTTTTCAATTCTTCTTCGTCATTGATGAATACATCAATATCAATAATTCTTCCTTTACCATAAATTGTCATATCAGAATCAAGTATTCTCTTTAATGCATCCTGTGTTGTTTCAGATGCAGCAAATCCATAATTGATCTGACGGTTTGCACATACAATACCATCTTTAATTTCCTCACCAATATCAGGGAAGCATTTGAATTCTTCACTATTACCATAAAGGTTTAACATGATGATATTTTTATTAACAGTATTGCTAAGTTCTTCGATCTGTTCATATGTATGAGTTTGAGCAAATCCTCTACGCATTCCGTATCCATCTTCTTCGTTATCCATCCAAGAAACATATGCAACATTAGCATTAAAGCCTGTACAATAATTTCCGAATTCATCACGAGTTGGAGCAGCTGCGAGAATCTTACCAGACGGAATAATCATTCCAGGCATGAAAAGATCACCATCTGTCTGTGGTTTAATATGTCCATGCTTTTCAGCATAAGACTCATAATGTTTAACTTCAATTACATCATAAACTCCGGTTAGTACATTTTGTGTAATGTAATAATAAATATGTCTTGGCATATTTGGGAATTTTGAAATAACAGAAATTACTCTTACAGTATCTTCTGATTTAATTAAAGAATCAGCATAACGTCCAAATGCATTTTCGTATCCAGTATAGATAAACGGAAACTCCGGATTATCCAAAATTGCACACTGTTCCTGGAATGCGCTAGTCATGATCAAACGTGATCCTGAATTCTTTGTAGTATTAAACATCAGACCTGCACAATAAATCTTATCCCATTGATCGGGATTAGCTTTTGTATTAGAAAATCTTTCATTTAATAATTCAAGGTCTTCTTTATCTGCACTCATTTATTTAAAGCCTCCTGCATTTAATAATATATTTGCATCATAAGATTTATAAAACCGATAGTTAATTAAAACTATCGGTTTTGAGATTTATTTCTTCGGAATTAATAAACCGTCTGAAACATCGAATCTCACTCCGATATCTGCTGGGTTTATATAAGATTCAAAACCACCAACTGGTCTATATGGACCACATCCATCTTCTGTTGGAGTCATAAGAATAACTGTGAGTGGATCAATATATGAATTTGTCAAGTCATGTACAAAGTCATTTGTTCCATCGCTACGAGCTTCTTCTAAATATGGTGCAAATTCTGCAGAAATAGCTTCTTCATCATATCCAGGATATACCGAAGAATATTGATAGATCCACTTAATTCTTTCAACCAATGGGAGTGAAGTGAAAATAGTAAGATCTGGTGCTCCCGGCAATCCTTCTACGAGATCATGAATAATGTAATACTTTGCTGTGAACTGAATTGCTCTAGCAAGTTCAGGATGCTGTTTGCATTTTTCAAGAAGACTCTTTCTTGAGAATTTAATTTCCGGCAGCATAAGCATATACATTGAAGCACCTGCTCCGCCAATACCGTAATTCTGTGTAAAGAGATATTCAAAATCAGAAAGTTCTGGACGATAACCTGTACGCTTATCAAGGACCATACGATATGGAATTCCTTCACCATGACTCTTTGATTTAATATTCATATATTCAGAAATGAATCCTTCGATGTCTTCACCATAAATTGGGTTACGCATATCAAGTTTTTCTTTCATAGAAAGTCTATCAATACCATAAGCCTGATAAATTAATTCGAAACCACCACGAAGTTTTTCACCAGGTTTAAGAGATGTAAGATATCTTTTTGGAATATCAAACATGCTCATTTTCTGTTCCTGCGTAATGTGATTAATGAGCGAAAGATGAATACCATACTGCTGACAAAGCGGCTTCATTTTCATAATGAAATCAGTATTCAATTTTGCTTCACGCATAGCATCGATATTTCCGGAAATTTCTGTTTCTTTAATTTCTCCACTCTTATCTCTTTCTGTAGATTCAAGACCCACTCCAGATTTAATAGCGGCAATAGAATCGATTAACACAAATGTAGGTGCCCAAGCTTTAAGTGGTTTTCCATCCACATTAAGGATTGGAGTTTCTACATAATAAAAATCTTTATTCTTCTGTTTTGCATCAACAAGTTTCAATACGAAATTATAGATATCTTTAAGATTGATGTCTTTTCTCATTGAAAAATGTCTGTTAAGATAATCATAATTCCAATGAGTAAGTTCCATAACACGATCGATTGTTGTATTATCTTCCGAGTCAATCATGATGAGATCTGACGGCTCATTAGAATACAACTTGTTCCACCATTCAACTGCATAGGCAAACTTTTGAATTGCTAATGTTGTTTTACCCTGACCAGACTGACCAGTTTCCATGTAGAATTTAGTTGCAACGCCACGATTTACATATGGACGTCCATTTACATCTGTTTCGAGCGTTGCTCCTAATAAATCTACCGCTGTAAAACCAGTCGGACTCGACATAGTTTTACTGTTATCAATTACACTGATAACCCCATTGTTTTTAAGCGTTTGAAGTAACATTATACGCCTCCATTTGTTTTATTTTCTATTATTTTAAGTTTCTCATATAATTCACTTTCGATCTCTAAGAAAAGTTGATCATTAGCATCGACGTCTGCTTGTATGGAATCGTCTGTTTTCTTTTTAATCAAAGTATAAGTTGCTTGAAGAGATCTAATTGCTATAATAAACCATTCCGTTACATATATAACAAAAATATCATTTGCATTTCCATCTTCCAACACATTATAATATTTATTGAAAAAATATTTTAAATCTTTAGACATAGTTTCTGAAACTAATGATACAAATCCTTGTGTAAAAGAACCCATCTCATCATTTGAAGATAATTTTGATATAAGAGTTGTTACCGGAAGACTAGTGGATTCATTTAACTGAACAAGTTTTGTATTAATAAACTTGAGATAAGTTATTTTTAAAAAATCATTCACTGCATCCATACCTTTTCCGCTTCCTATTAAAGGATCGAATGATGTCTGAACACTTAATGGTTTTGAAGCAAAAGAATTTATAATTGCTTTTTCTTTACGTTTTGTTACAATTTTACTATAAATAAAATATAAAATAGTTGATAAAAAATAAATTAAAAAAATAATGAATAATGTTTTTATTTCCATATTAAACTCCTTTTATCTATGTATCAATGTAATGAAAAAAATAAAAAAATAAAGACAGGGAATTAACTTCCCTGTACCTTCCCTGTCCTTATTTTATGCATCAGCAAACACAGATTTCAATCCAGCCTTAATACCATTAGAAATTGATACCGGTAATGTATCATTTCCGTAAATTATTGTGATTTTATCATAATAAACTTCGATGGCTTTTTCTGGATTGTCTGGTTTGAAACGATTGCAGAATGGTGTAAATGCATCTCTGATACATTCTTTATACCCATTTTCTGTAAAGTTTCCACATCCGAGGAGATATTCCTTTGCTTTTTCGAGAGCCTTTCTTTCGGCTGTTTCAAAATCATCCTCGATATTTTCATCGAAGAGATTTTCAAAACCGAAATCTGGTGGTGTCATCGGGGCAAAATCAACATCAAAATCTTTCTTTTCTTCTTCTTTTCTTTCAAATTCAAAAAGATTTTCGAGGAAAGATAAAAATGAGTCATCGAATATAGGATTAATGATTGAAGAACTGTCCCAAATAATAAATGGAGATGGACTTGAATGCGATCCAACATCTTCATCCCAATAAATTTCAAGACCAATGAATACTTCATCATTTTCTTCTTTCAAAAACTGTTTTGTTTTTAATGGAGTATATTCTTTTATGTATTTCTTCATCTCAACAAAATCACTACCCTGTTTTTCGACTCTAAAGTAAATAACTTGTGTCATATTAACCATAGTTTTTTCTCCTTACTATATTGGTTTTCTATGGTATAATATATATTTGCTATTTTACATCATTACTCTTTTCATCTATAAGATTCATTGATCTGAGTTTCATATCAGTAAGCATTTTACTAATATTTACTTCTCTTAAACTTTTTACATTATTCTGAATAAATTTATTTTCAGATCTTCTAAGGATCGTAGGATATGCATCCGCTTTTGTATTGTTTTGTACAAATGTAGCATCATCCATAGCTTTCTTTAACGAATCGCTGGCATAATCTTGATATTTATTATAAAATCCTTCCCAATCTCCAAGTACCAAATCAGGATGAATATTTAATTGTTGATTATGCACTAACTTATGTGCTGTTTTATTTAATGGAACCAAACCAACTAAAAATTCATAATGTAATTTAGAAACTTCGCTAGCAACTTCCATTATTTTAAAATAACCTTTTTCTTCAATATGTTTCTTAGCAACAGCATATGTATATTCAAATAAAGTAAAAGGAGAATGATGTATTTCTACACCAAGTCCATTATGCATCGAATATCCTTCATAAAAAGCACACTCATTCATATTAAGTGTATTCTTAAGATAATAAATAAATATTTTATAGTGATAAGAAGCTCTTACTATTTTTTCTATATTAGCTATAACTTTCTTTGAAAGATTTTCATAGCGCATACATACTTCAGGTCTCTCTATCGATTCAATTTCAAATGTTTCATCCATATCATTCTCCAAATAATGCCTTTCTAAGCCATACTAAAAAACCATCTGGTAATTCTTCAAACATAGGTGTTCCATCATCATATAATAAATCATATTGCATTTGCATAATTGCACAATGCTGACCCATTTCAATATCATTATAATTATTTGATGCTATACCTTTATCTCCAAATCTAATCCACTCTGGTGTTAAAATAAATTTTTTATTTATTTTTTCCATTTTATAAATATTAGGCTCTATCAATCTGTGGAAATCTATATATTCATCGTGCTTAGACATAAAGAAAAAGAATGTTATATCATTTTTATTATACATTTCAACTTCTTGTAAAGTCGGTACTATATATGATGAAATAGCGCATAATACATTAAAAAATTTAGGATATGCATCCGATACTTTATACATAAAATTTGCACCGCTCGATGTTCCTATTAATATTTTTTTATTTATTCCACCATTGGGTTTTCCATATTTACTAATAAAATTTTTAATTATAGAAACGAATATATCTACATATGGAGTATCCCACGTATTTAGAGTCTCGTCTCCTTTCATATATTCATTTGCTACAGGTATTAATATATAAGCTCCACCTATTCGTTTTTGATATTCATCACATCCATAATAAGCTGCTCCACATTGCGATGTACATTCATCCCCATGTATAGCATTATTCTTACCATGAATAAAAACCAATAATGGATATTCTTTTCCTTTTTCAAATCCATGTTCGGTTGGATCATAGAAATAATATTTCATTCCACATGCTTTATCTTCATCGAATAAATATAAATATTTTCTACATTCAAGAGTCCATGTATAAGTAATATGACTTCCCTCTGGTATTTCATTTCCCCAAGGTGGAAATATTTCAGGTTTTTGTGGATCTGCCATTTTTATTTTCCTCCAAAAAAATAAACAGTTAAGATTTCTCCTAACTGTTTATTTTAGTTTATACTGTTGTGTTATTCTGCTTCTTCGAATTCGACACGAGTTTCGTTGTCCTCATCTATTCTATGCTTTACAATATTTACAACACAACCTGCTATTTTTTTATGACCACCGCCTCCATAAAGTGCACAAATCTCTGATGCATCAATGTCGTCTCTATTTGAGATAATTGAAATATAGGATTTGTTAGTACCGATCACCGGTCTACAAAGTACAAAGACTTCATATTTTTCATACTCCTCTTCGTTAAGACCCCATTCAAACAGTGTTGAATTAGCACAGTAATCCGCACCGAAATAAGCAAAATATGTACTTTCTTTTGTATCCAAAAAGGCTTCAAACCCAGTTGATCTGAGAACTGTTTTTGAACGACTTTTCTGATATTCGATAACAGCTTTACCATCTTTAATAGCAGATGTTTTAAAATCCACAGGATCTTCGTAAATTATTTTACGATATTCATCCAGATATATTGGGATATCAAACATATTGATGCCTTTATTCCTCATACCATACTGGAATGGAAGAATTTCTTCATCCCATCTTTTCTGATTACTCTTATTCCAGATATCGTAATCCGAAATGAGTCTAACTATTTCAGGCATATCATGATCGCCAAAGAATCTATTCCAGCAAAGACCTGCTGCGGAAATCATATTTTCAGGTTCAGATGAATTTGCTGACCACGAGTATTCTATACTCGGACATTCTTTCTTAACCCATTCTATTGAACTTTCGTGGTGATCAATGAGAACAACCTGAGCCGGATCTCCAATCTTTTCAATCAGTTTATTCATGAATTCTTTATTTGCATAAAATACATCAACAAAATAAACCCAATCGTCATATTTAACAACGTCTTCGAGTTTTATTTCATTTTTCTTTTTACCAACAAAGATACCATCTTTTCCATAGTTATATGGGACAAATTTTATCTCATTAACATTTTCCTTAAGTACCCCAATTCCAGTGATAAGACCACTGAAAAAGCCATCAAAATCTGCTGAGTGATGAACAATATAAATCATACTCTAGCCTCCTATATATTAAAATTTTATTTTCGCATTTTATAATATATAATAATTTTTATGTTTTAATACAAAAATATATTATATTCTATAAAACCAAAAACGTATTATTATTAATAATACATTTAAATTATTGGAGGTCTCACATATGGAAGACAAAAAGGAAAAAACAATTGTAGAAGAATTGGTAAATTCTAATACAAAAATTGATGAATCATCATTCGATTCAATTTTTAAATCAAAAGAAGAATGCAACAAACTTTCAAATGAACTTGATGAATTTGCAAAAAATCATCATCCAAATCACTTTATCTGGAAAAGAAATGAAGGCGAAAATATTCTTTCGAAATTCTGTATCATGAATATCGAAGAATATATTCATACTATGAATGAATTTAGACTCGCTTCACGTCAGGCTATTATTGCAGAAAATCAGCGTCTTATATTCCTTATTCGTCAGGAAGAATTACTTTCTATAATCAATGATCTTCAGAAAAAAGTTGATGAATATAATGAATATGCGGCAACTCATTCAAATGAAGAAGTTGGCGAACATTATACAAATTCTCAGCTTCAGGAAATAAATATTGCACGTTCACAATCAATTCCGATGTATATTATTGAATTGGAAACACTTTCAAGTGCAATTCGTGACAATAATCATACTTATGAATGTACATCTGAGAGCGCATTCTATTTCGCCAAATCGCTTAAAAAATATGTAGATTCTGTTCTCAATAACATCGACGATAAGTCGGATGGAACAAATTAACGGAAATGAATCGTTATTAAATGTTGTTCTATCAAAAGAAATTTGGCGAAATGACACGATAAACAATGTCATAAATTCTACAATATGCGAATACGATATTAAAGGTGCACATTTAGTAGCGATTCGTATTTTATATGGCGATAAGTTATATGAAAAGTTAGCCGCTCTTGATAAACTTGAACGTAATATCTATATAGGTAATATGGTAAAGAAGGATCCATCTTTATCAAAAAAGCTTCAAGATTTATTGTTCAAATTTAAAAAGAAATTCATTGCAGAGAATGGAATTCTTATAAGCAATATTATAGAAACGACAAAAGACTCTTTAGTTTTAGCACAAAAAATTCCAACCAAAACAATAATAAAAGTCGACGGTGTTGAGGTAGAGTTTAGAAACAAAGATGGTTCTTATAGTAGCTTCTATCGTTTAGGATCTAAGAGTATCTTATACGATTCTCTTACGGGTAACTTGCGAATCAAAGGTATTAATGTTCAAACTGTTAACGAAAGTCCTTTTGTAAATCTGTACTTCAAAGACTTATTAAATACTCTCGAAACAACTATAAGCTTTGGAACAGTCGAATGTATGAAGTTAATGAAACAGATGCGAAAAAGATATATCGAAACGGATGATATTAATATATATCGATCTTTGAATGATAAAAATAAATTTATTTATCAAATTGGAGAAGAGATGATTGAAACGGATGTCGAGATTCAAAATTCCGATGCGAAATTAATGAGTATTATAAATTATAAAGAATTTGTAATGCCATTGATGAAATGTATCATTTAAAGAAAAAAATAAAGGAGGTTTTTCGCCTCCTTTATTTTTTTAGTTGCTAGTAGTTAGAGGCTAACGAATAACCTCCAACATATACTGCGATTTGAGTTTTATCTTCTTTAGCAGCAAGATAATTCTCAATTTCTTCATAGTGATGAATCGGTTTATATTCATCATCACTTATTAATAAGCGACAGATGAATTCTACATCATCATCGATAACGCGCACCTGTTCCATATTAATCTCATACTTCCAGTATACCTGAGTATATTTTTCGTCTGGGATTAAATATGATTCAAATCCATCTGTGACTAAGATGAATTCTTTTCCTTCCACTTCATATTTTTCAATGAAGTAGCGTGAGCCGATTGAAATAAAGTGAAGTTCTGCACCGTATGCAGCGCCGCACTTTCTTTCGTTTCTTTCAATACCAATAAGGTTTCCCTTAGCATCGAATTTTCTTTCTGCATATACTGATGCAGCAGCCATAACCATAACTATAAGAATAAATAATTTTTTCATATATCCTCTCTTCGAAATACATTTTAATTTATAACTTTTTTAATTAGTATTATGTATTTCGTTATTTTCTTATTATTCACAATATAATATGCGATTAAAAAACGTGTTTATTACGAATCATAGGAAAAAATAAAAGGAGACCAATAGTCTCCTTTTATTACTAAGATTTTTATAATGGTATTATTATATTCTTATTGAATATGCAGATAGAATCACAATCCCATCCATAAAACTGATAATATAAAATTTCGCTACTTCCAGCTGCAACATACATACCATCATATGATGAGAATATCTTATCCCAGTTTTTATGATATTCTTCATCGGTTGCTTCTTGGCCAAATATTTGAATCGAATTTTTCTGGATCATATTTAGTAGATCCATAATGGATGAATTTGTGCTTAATCATCGATTTCTTCTCCCTCTTTTCTTTCAATTATCCAACAAATTAGCCAAGTGCCTCTATCAACTAATATCCACATCATAGATAATATCATCGAAGTCTTTATACTGATTTTGATTAAGTTTGGAATTAAAGATAATGTACAAATGATAATGCTAGCAGCACACCCTGCACATTTTGTAAGAATATCATATTTTTCTCGCCCTTCGCCTTGAAAAACAGTATTCTTTATAGAAGTACAACATCTATTCATTAACGTTGCCAAAAATGCATAGGAATAGATATCTATTATGTAATAACTTCTAACATCTCCAGTTGCTACTCCAAAGATAGTCAATGCAATTAAAAATAAAAATCTAATACCAATAACAATCGGAAATTTTTCAATTAATCTTTTAAGTTTTAGTTTTTCCCATAAACAGCATACAAAAAGCATACAAGAATTAGATAATAAAATCTCAATTCTATTATACATTTCTGCGTCAGATTGAGTCATAGACTGAATACATGCTGTGTGTAATGTTGGTTTTGATAATGACCATAGTATAGCACCGATAAATGCCAATATTGTTGTTACAATATGACACATTCTTCTTTTTTCTTCATTCATTTTAATCTCCTTATAAGATATAAATATATTCTTATATCTTTAAATAATATACAAAAAATAATAGAGGTCATTACAGACCTCTATTATTAATCATTTATATTTATCAGTTACCACCAATCGGCATAACTTCTAATTTTGGAGCAGGTGTAAATATTTTTAAAGCATCTTCGAGTTCAACACCAATATAAACATTGGTTAAATAAATTGTATCTGTTTCAATGTATCCTGTACGACAAAACAATACTTTTTTATTTTTATGTTTATAAACATCAACAACACTTTCTACTTTATAGATTCGATTATCTTCATCATTTTTGTAAATTTTATTTTCAACTTTATCTATCATTACATTTCCCCTATTTGTAATTTGATTCACCTTCTAATGAATTATCATGTTTTATAAAAACATTGTCTACATCAAAAGATTTTATTTTCAAATCTTTGAATTTTTCAGGTTGCAATTCTTTATATTTCTTTATAGATTCATCAGATTCGGCCTGAAATTTTAATATTGTATCTAAAGTACAATATACGACAATATTTTTTATACCTGAATTTACGATAAATCGTTCACACATATTGCATGGAAATCCTTCAACAACTTCATTTGTCTTAGGATCTACTCCAACAAGATATAATGTAGAATCAATCATATCGCGTCTGGCAGCTGAAATAATAGCGTTTTGTTCTGCATGCACCGAACGACAAATTTCATATCTCTGTCCATGAGGTATGTTTAATTTGTCTCTCACACATTTATCCATACTTGTACAATTTCTACGTCCTCTTGGTGCACCATTATATCCTGTCGAAATAATTTCATCATTCTTTACAATGATAGCACCAAAATGACGACGAATACAAGTAGACTTTTGCGAAACGCTTTTTGCAATGTCTAAATAGTATTCATCTTTATCCATTTTATCTTCCTTCTTTCTCAGATTTAATTGCTTTGTGTAATTCGAGAATTGTTGTAAGATATTCGATTCTTTGATTTATACCTTTTACAAGTATTGTATCGCCTTTAATTGCAGCATTGCGATATTCTGCAACTTTTTCATCGATTTCTTTTTCGACGACTTCTACATTTCCATCTTTTTCAAAATAATCATAAAAATTATTTAATGCTTTTTCAACTTTGATTCCCATATTATCTCACCTTGTATTCTGGGCAGTCTGATAATTTATCACCGTGTATATAATCGAAGATAGCTTTGCGAGCACACTGATATACAGTTTCAACATCGGCATTTGCATCGATTTTAACAATATGAATTTCATCTCCATATGTTTCTTTCATTCGTTTAAATACACTTTTATAATTTTCTTTGACTTTTTCAAGTGTAGCTTCTTTTTCAAAAATTTCTTTTGCTTCGCCGCGTCCAGAAACTCTATTGAGTGATGTTTTAACATCTACATCAAAATAAACGATAAGTCCAGGAATGCTTACTTTAGAATTTTCAAATTCTTCCCAAGTTTTATCAAATCCATTGTCAAGACTCTGATAAGCCAACGTAGATGCAATAAATCTATCTGTAAAAAGATAATTTGTGCATCCAGGATAATCAAAATATTCTTTGATATCACTTGAATGAATAATATTATCAGACATAAATGCTTTCAATAAAGCTTCAGCTTTATATTCAGGTCTTAAATCTCTATCATCATCTGATGAAAGAAGACTTCTGATATAAGCAGTAGCTTTTGAATCGTATGGACTTGCATCAAATGTTACATCTGTTATTCCATTCCAATCACTTGGTGAATGTCCTCCTTCACCATCTTCAATTTTAGGACTAAATTCAACATCATTTTTAAATTCTTTTAAAAATGAACTTTTTCCGCATCCATCGATGCCTTCAATTACGATATGATTTCTTATTGATTTTTTCATATCATTTCCTCCTACATATTTCCTTGTATATTCTGTTTTAATTTTTCTTGAGCTGTTTTTAATCTCGTTTTTAACGTTTCGAGTTGAGATGTTTTAAAATCCTCAACAGCTGTACCAGCAGCCGCTGCATCTCCACTAGCTGCTGCAGGTGGAGCAGAACCATCAGCTGCCGCATCTCCTCCTTCTGCACCTCCAGCTGCTCCTGCAGCTATCGCAGAATCTATTTCGCTAAAAAGTGAAGAGTTTGATGAATAAAATAATATCTGACTTACTATTAATTTAATTTCGTTTATTGCTACAATAGCATCATCTTTCTGTTTATTAGTTATCATTTTAATGCTCCTGTAAATGTAGTTATAGCAGTTTCGAGTTTTTGAAATCCATCGCGAATAACACTTCTATTGCATCTCTCCAAATCTCGCATTACACCTGTAGCACCTTGTGCTTGTGCAGCATCTAACTGCTCTCTTAGCGATTTTACTGAATTGGCCATATTATCACATTCGAATAATATTTTTGCAGCCATTGTATATAAATCTTCATTCATATTAAACCTCCACTAATAATATATTTTTATATAATTATTTTATATAATAAATAAAAAACTACTCCGTCATTAAGACGGAGTAGTAATAATTAAACTTCTTTTATGATAGCTTCGATGTATGGTTTCACAATATTCTTTCGAATATGTTCAGTAGTGAAACCTTCAAACTGAACATCAGAAATCAATCCTGTTTCCAAAGCAAATGTTTTACATTCAATATCGCCCATTTCATCTTCGCGTTTGTAAGTATGATATGGCTGAAGTTTGTAAATGTCACTATGTACAATATAACTATTGATAGCCTGTTTTGAGGTACCAAATGTATCAGGGATACTAATTGTACGTAATGAATCCCAAAGATATGGGATGTAATATCCATCAAAAAGAATTAAATCGTTATATTTAATCTTTCTGAATGTAATCTGATTTGGTTTTGGATAATTGCGAATCATCTGTCTTTCATAATATAATTTAATTTTCTTGTATTTTTCTTTAGATGAAACAAATGCAATAGAGAACTGTGACATATTTTCATATGACGATACAATCTGTTTTACATGACCTGCATAACCAGGTTTTGTAACATCAATATTTTCTCTAAGAATTGTAGCGATATATTCGGTGAAATTCTTAAGAGTAATATATGTATCATTTTCAATAATCTCTACATCATATTCATCAGGTGTAACGATACCACCATCCATGAATAAAATAAATGTTCCTTTTTCACATTTTCTATTTCTAAGTTTAAACTGATTAAATACTTGAACATAAACTTCTCCAAAATAGAAACCTCTATTTTTTCTAAGCTCACAATCAATCATTGCATCATTTTCCATAGAGTGAATCTGATAAGGTCCATCGATTTTAACATTTTCCCATCCAAATGCTTTAAGATTAATATCCCATCGCAATTCAGTAGGAACAGATGGTTCGATAACAGTTGCACTATCAACGGATAATTTTGGCATTTCATCTGTCTGTTTTGGTTCTCCTAAATCAGGATATTCACAAATGCGTCTAGAACCTATTTGACTAAGTCCATCTCTAATACAGAATGATTTTCTATTACCATCGAGATAATGATCGTTATTTACGAATTTACCATTCATCCAGATTAACAAATCATCAAAAGAATATTCTTTATCATCATTAGGATCATCTTGTATTGATAATTTAACATCATCTCTCAATTCAGGAATATCATCAACTGTTGGATCGCTATTGCGATCATAATTGATTAATTCGAATTTAATTTTTGTGATATTAGATTCAACTGTTTTAATAGTTGTTTCTTTATCTATACAAGATACTCCATCTTTTTCTACGATAACTGGTTCCGAATAAGAAAAGTCTCCTGATTCTGTGAATTTAGAATGAGTATACTTAACAGTTTTAAGTTCTTTTCCTACAACTTTCATAGAATCAAATGAAATAGAATCTGCAAATTCAAGATAATCATCTGTTGATATTTTATCAATCAATGAATTATTGCTCTTAATTGCATCTTCATATTCTTCAATTTGAGATTCAATAATAGCGATTTGAGTTTGATATTTTTCAATATTTTCAGGATCGCTTGTTTTATTTAATCTTTCTTTATATTCATTAAGCAATGCTATTCTAGTACTAAGAACTTCAGTTATAGGTAAATTTGCTCTATCGATTTCTGTTTTTGTATATAAATGACAAGCAATATTATCACCCACATTTATATGCCAAATATTCAGATTTTCATCGATATAATCAACTTCAGGTATAAAACGTTTATTGATTTCATATTCGCTTTCAAGAGATGGATGTGATTCAATATATGCAGCATATGAATCAAAATTAATATGAGAGTATAATTCTTCATTATTCACATCATATTCAGTCTTGATATTATTTTTAATTGCCGACAAATCGATACATTTTTCCATGTATTTCATCCAATCAATCCATTTACCATTCGCTGTTTTATAGAAAATACCAACAACTTCATTTTTATTTAAGATATCATTTCTATAAATCAAATCTGTGTAGTATGACCAATATTCTTTATTTTTATCAACAATACGTTTAATATTATTTGTATTGTCTTCGATTGGAGTCCATTCTCTAAGTGGAATATTGAGAAGATCTCTACGACAAATGATTCCTTCATTAAATCCAGAATAATAAATCAATCCATTTTCTTTGACTACTAAAACACCAGAAACGCTTGGTTCATTATATAATTTAACATAGAAAATTGGTTCATATGTATTATTTGCATTTTTTTCTCTCGCAATTTTTGTAGGTTTAGCGGTTTGTAAAAATCTCGTATATGATTCACCATCAACCATGATAGTTTTAATATCTGAAATCAATGCATTTTTATTTTCATTTCCATCTTTATCTAATTCATAAATTTTCTTATTTTCATTAAAGAGCGCAAGTTCACCATTAACAAATGTACCAGTATAAATAAACTTACCATCAAATGTTAAAAAGACAGTACCATAATCAGTACATTTAACTTCTTTGAAATACGAATTTGGATATTGGATTCGTTTAATAGTATTATATATAGATACATCGTTTTCAAATCCTAACTGATAATAACTGTTATTACCAAATCCGATAGCGGTTCCATCAGTTAATAAGAAAATAGTATGATACTTACCAATACCAACATCTTTGATTGAAATATTGAAGATCTGATCATCTTTAATATCTTGTGTGAAAGAACTAAATACTTTATTAAAACCAGATCTATTTATATTATCAATATTGATACCTAAACCTAATGTTCCGTAATTATCATTACCATTAGCATATACTTCACCATTTTCCATAATAATAAAAGTACGATTATAAGCACTTTTAATATCTTTAATATTTTTATAAACACCTAAAGATTTAAGATATTTTGTTTCGTTTCGTTTATCATCAGAATACCAATATTCCTTAGAATAAAAATATAATTCATCATTAGATGTTAAAATATATAAACCATAATAATTTATATTATTCTCACAATAAGTTCCAGCAAAAATATTTTTATATCCAACTTTACAACCCAAATCTCTTTCGAAATTAAATTCAACTCCCCAGAAATAATGGCCATCATGTAAAGATCTATTATATATTTTTCCCATAGCTGTTAAAATATAAAGATTGTATGGATCACTAGTTATTTTAATTCCGTAATCTTTAACAAAATTATTATTTTCATTTTCAACATTTGTGAAATTTATTTCTTCATAATAATTGTCAATATATTGATTATATGCTATAACACGTCCAGAATCATATAAGATTCCGTTAACTGTAATTTGTTTAATTTTTTCTCTTTTTACTTCAGGTAAATTTTTTCGAGTTAAAAGTTCTCTTCCATTTACATCTGTAGAATAATTATACATCTGATTTTTGAAGAGTTGATTTTTATGGATAGCAAAAGCCTTTGATTTCGAATATTTGAAAACAAAGGCTCCATTATCCATAAAAGATTTAACTTCGTTAAGTTTGGTTTCTATATCTTTAGCCATACTTTTCCTCCATTAAATCCTTTTAATCTTAATTATTACTGTCTACGAAATATAATTCAAGTCCTACAGTATTAATAACTCTATTTAAAGTAGTAGGATCTGTCTGAATATTAATATATTCAACAACCAATGGTGTTTTAACATCCAAATTAGTTTCGTTATCTCTACTTCCCTGATTGAAAAGAACACCTGATTCGAAAATACTCTTTGTAATTTCAACAGGCGTGCTTACATGCCAGAATGTTGGGTTTTTACCATTACGGATTCTGATATGTGTAGCAGTAAGTTCTTTTCCACCAACAAAAGCTTTGTGGGAAGCTTTAAGAGATGATGCATATTCTTCAGTTGTTACAGATCCTTCTTTGATAAGTTTAATTCTTGTTTTAAGATCAGAACCAGAAACAACATTTGCCAAAAGTGGCGTTTTGAATGTAGTGAGGTTGTTTGTATTTTCAGCATTAACACAATCTGTAAACTTTACATGAGTTCTTGCATACGATGCATCTGTTTTAAATGCATATGGGAGTTTTGAAATCGAACCATATGGAACCTGAATTACGTGTTCATACTGATTACCAGATGGGTCATTGATTGCTCCTTCAAGTTCATAACAGATTGTATCAGGATTTGATTCATTGCGTACAACGAATCCACTATTAGATACAAATTCACCATTTTTATTTGTTGCTGCATCTTCTTTAAGACGATATGTGTGATCAACAAAATGAATTCCGCCAGTAGAATCATCTTCACGATTCAATCCGAAGATCTTCATGCGCATTTTAGATGTTGTACTACTATTACCTTCAATCCATGCAACTGGAAGTACAGAGAAGATGCTTTCTTCTTTGTTAGGTACGATGTGTACTTTATAAGTATGTGAAATACTTAAAGTATCTGGATCAACCTGTGGATTATCAATATTTGTAGATGAAGCAAAATATGTTACTGTAATAGGATAACCATCTTCTCCATCAGTAGTGATAATAGAGCTGTTGATAGCATCAAGGCCAGAGATTACAACTCTACCGTTTGAGCTACCATTGATAACCCATTCTGGTGTTACATCTCTATTTACACCATTTGCATAAACCAAGCTTACACGGATATTAAGATCCTTCCAAGATGCATTCTGAGCAAGATTGATAATGTCGCCTGTTGTAACACCTGTTGCTCCAAGAATAATATCTGTGATAGCATTTTCTGGTGCTACATCAAATGTCATTGCACGTACAGAATATGCCTGGAACGCAATCTGATCAATAAGAATACGATCTGCATCGAAGAACTGAACTACATAGTTATTTGAATGTACAAGAGGCATAACGAGATGTCCAGAGCATGTTACACCGATAAGATTTCCTTCAGCATCTCTTACAATATCTGTATTTACAAGATGACTGATAATCGAACCATCACCGATATCATTTGAAATACCAGTGTAATATGAAGCATTTCCGTCTTCACTAACACCACGAATTGCCCAGTATTTGTAATTTGAACCGAAAATTCTTTCTGGTGAAATTTTTACCGTCATACGATCTGAATCGAAGTACAGAATGTTTGTAGATGCATTAAACATAAATGCTTCTGCATTTTCGAAAATGTGTTCATTTTCAAGTTTTTCGATCTTCTTACGAAGATCTCTAGATGCTGATTTAGCGACAACTGCATTTGTTTCAGGGTCGCGTGCCAAAACAACGAAATCACCTTCTGGAGTATGGCAGAATTCGTTTGGATAAGGAACCTGATTATCTAATCCTCCAGGATTTTCTGTTGTGTTTTTATTAAACCAAGATTCTTCTGTAGATATGACAGCAACACGTCCCTGTCTATCCTCAGCGTCGTCTGTATAAGGCGAAGATGACATAAGTCCACTCATTTATTTAGTCCTCCGTTTTATGACTTGTGGTATTTGAATATATAAGACCTGGTTTACCACCAATAACAAGGTCTCTATTTGTTTGTGATATCATTGTTTTAGAACTGATAGCACAAGGAAAATCTCGAGGATACAATGCATTTGAAATTGGCAAATGATCTCTTAATTTTTCAAAAAGTTCTTTTGTTGATAAATTATTTCCTTTTGCAAATTTTAACATTCTACGAACTCTATCAGAATATTCTATAGGATATTTAGATGCATCAAAAACAATATCATTAAAAGTCTTTGTTGTACGAGCAGAAATAACTATATCTTGTCGCTCACTAAGAATCGTATCTTCAAGATAGAATTTAAAATAATTCATTATATCTTGATCGATATCTTTGTTTGTATCAATTAATGTTTTGGTACCATTTGATTTTAACCATAACAAATATGCATTTTCATAAAGGTTATAACGTTTTGATACAAGCTCTTCAGCTATTTCCATAGCTTCATCTGAATCTTCTGCACGTCTAGTATTGGCAATGTGACCCCAAGAATCGACGTTATCATCAAAAGATTCATATATTGCATTAGCACCAGAATTTTCTGGTGGATTTGTAATTGTAGAGAAGTCATAATCTACAAAGATAGAAGCGAGTAATTTTTCAAGAGCACTATCTTCATATTTGTTTCCATCATAATCAAAGAAGTATTTTAATTTTTCAATATCAACACCAAATGATGTTTCAGCAAAAATATCAAACATTGGATTTGCAATTTCTGGATCAATACGAATAAGTTTATCTGACAAGATATCAATCTGATCAGGATAAATGTATTTACCGTTAACATACAAATCGATATATTTTGGAGAATAAGGATATGAAAGATTACCAAAATAAATCAAACCATATTTATTCCATACAGTTCCAGAATGTGAAAGAATATCGTTTGAACGACCGACTGTGACGTTTTGCACACTATCAAAGTAGATATCTACTTCGTCGTCAACTTTAGTTTTACGTTTCAAGCAAAGAGAAGTATAAGTAATAAGATTATAGTTTCCAGGATGTCTGAATACATAATCGATACCGTTATACAATCTTTCACCATTTAAGAATACTGTAAATGAACCATTAGGAATAATTGGTAATCCGATAGCATCATTACTTCCAACAACAATCGACATATCTTCAAGAGTCTCAAGATCTTTAGAAATATTTATGTGGAATTTAAATGCAAATCGCTTACTATAAATTATAATATTTTCTGTTGGTTTATTCTTCATGAGTAAAGTAATTGAACCATCAGCATTTCTATTAAATTTACAATTTCTATTTACAATCCATCCACTATTTCTTTCATCAGAATAATAATATTTAGATTCATTAAATGTGAAATTTAAACAAAGATAATCCGAAATATCAAGAGGCGTCTTAAATTTATTAAATGTATATTGATATTTATAACTAGCAACTTTTGCATTTTCATATGTCTGAATAAGAATATTGATTTCTCTTTTTCTTTCTTCAGATGTGTTAATATCATTGTATTCTTCAATTAATTCATCGATTATAGAATCATAATCCGTATTATCATCAGGTATAATTCTTTCTTCTATTTCGCTCGGATATACTACTTTATATTCGATATCTCCATTAGTACCAGTATCATACTTATTTTCACGAATATGAATTCGATTAAAACCATCTTTTAAAAGAGTAGTTGGAATATTAATATGATTATACTGATAATTTTCTTTTATTTCATATTTATTAGTTGGGATATGATCACCATTAATATCAAGAAGATAATAAAAACCGGTAGTGTTTGTTTCTTCGCTTTTCTTTGTAGAGAAAGTATAAGAAAGCATTGGTGGAATATTTTCATCTTTAAATACTTCAACAAAAATATCGTTTTTACTATAAAGATTCATAAAATCACGAATCAGATAATTTCCAGTTTTTTTAATTAAACTTCGTGTTTGTGATTCATAATCAAGATATATATCAGTTAAACGTCGTAATTCTTCAAAATATCCTTTAGAATACATCTTCATATTTCTATTCATAAGATACATATAATCTAACGAATTATTTAAAAGATATTTATTAACAAAAGGATCAGTTGATTCTAACTTATTTCCATTTACTAATTTATTTAAGATTTTAGTAATATTATCCATACCATAAAAATTACTTAAATAATAATCTTCACCGTATATATAATTTTTACTTTCATCAATAGTATCTTTATCAGTATAAACAATTGTACAAGCATAAGGAGCATTTGGAGTTTCCTCATTTTCATATACATAGTTTAAACGACCAATTTGTTTAATTCTATTTAATGGAATTCGTTTATTATTTATATAGAAATAACAATTCTTTTTTGGTAATGAACCGTATAAGAAATTTGTTTTATAGTTGATGCTTGATTCTTTTAAATTAAAGAAACATCGAACAAGTTTTGCACTTAAAACATCATTATTCCCTTCTATATAAATAGTATTAACCTCTTTAATATTGAAATCAAATACAACTTCAATCGCATCGGTTGCAAGATAAGAATCTGGGAAATCAATATTTAAAATATCTCCATTTCTAGTTACTGTATATGTATCTGATAATTTATATAAACCATTACAGTAAACTATAATCTTTTTATTATAATCTAAATTTTCTTTATTAATTTTTGCTTCATTTAAATCTATAGAAATTCGCTTATTTGCGATTCCTTTTTGATATACAGAATAATACTTATTAGCTAAGTATACATGTTTCTGTACATAAATTTCCATACTTTCATATTTATCAGTATTTGCATTTTTTCGCAAATATGATTCCGGAATTAAAATATCAGTACATGATTCACCCATGTAAATATAAATTAATTCATCAGGTATTTTAACACCATTTATAAACAAAGAAAGAGTTGGGAACTGTTCAATAGAACGTTTATAGAGTGATATAAGGCTAAATAATTTTTGACCTTTTGCTTCATTAAGTTTCTTAATACCAGCATCAACTGAAATGGCAATATTAGTAGTGAATTTAAAATAATATTCATCTTTATCGATTTTCATTATTTTTCCATCACTAAATGTACCATAGTTACGATCAAACTTTTCCTTACATCTCACAATATCTTCATTAGTTAATGTGAAAAATTCATAATCGAAAATAGAGGATTCATATTCTCGTTTTGCATTATCCAATGGGATTATGTGATTCTGTAAATGATCGATGACCTTTTTGGAAGATTTTAAATTTCCGTATTCATCGTATTCAGGTTCTATAACAGTACTACATTCTTGATTCAAATCATAAAAATGTGTACCTTTAACCATTTTCTTACTCCTATCTGTCGCTGGCTATAATTTCACAAATGGACTTTACATCGTCTTTTGCAATATCATAAATACCACGATCATTGTATATACCACACTTCAATTCTGAAGTAAGGATCATATTAATAAACGATTCACAATGTTCCATTGCTGTCATAGAATTTTGTCCATACATACTTGTGAATCTGTCGAGAATAGTTCTATCGCTGATATTACCAGTTCTCATTTCTTCAAATTCGTGCTTCAATGCTAATACATAAATATCAATATTATATAAAGCATTTTTCTTATCCTTAGTTTCTGCAGAAATCAAACCTTTCTTATTAAAATCTTCAAATCGAGCTTTTGGATCAATAGAAGATCTCATATTAAAGATTTCAGATTTATTTGTTGAATAAAATTTACATTCCTGCATAATATATGCACGATTAATTCCAGGGAACGTAAGAGCAAATTCTTTTGCTTTTTCAGTTTCCATGTCAAAAAAGTTTTGAAGTCCATATACAATTGTGATATAGAGAAGTTTCTGTGTCCATTGTTCTTTAGCACCAGTACCATAAACAGCTGAAATAGGTTTAGCCATAATTCTGGCATATGAGTTTATAACAGCTTTAACAAATTTAGGTGTTGTGGATAATGCAGAATTATTCATGAAAAGATATCTTGCTACATAACCCCTTTGAGCAGCACAGTAAAAATCTCTTTCATTAATTGCATAAGCTTCAATTTCTTTAGTAGTTTTGTTTCTTACATAGCTAGCTTTCATACTAGTATCTACATATGTAATAACCTTTTTAACTTTGTCTGGTGTTGAAAAAGAAGTGATCGAAGTAGGAATTGACATTGGCTTATCATCAGGATTTTTAGGATCCTGTGAATTGTATGGTAAAACCTCGCCTCGTTCCAAAACATTCACAACACTTTTAGTTAAAGGAAATTTATATGTTTTAGAAATCTGAACTAAGTAATCATATTTATCTCTATCAATAGTATATTTTCCAATCCATTGATTTAAATTCGCAACCTTTGGGGAGATTAGAAAAATTTCATCAATTAAAGAATAAATCTTAGTTGTTTTAAAACTATTCATTTTTTTCTCCTTTATCTACTATCCATTATTAATTTAAGTGACTTATAATATATTAATGTTTTAGTTATATAGGAAAGAAACAAAAAATAAAATCGCTCCTCATATAGAGGAGCGATTATTTTATTTAGTAGCAATTGGCGTTAAGAATGAATTTGCAGTTGTATAATGATCTTTGATAGGGATAAAGTTTGTATCGATCAACGAATCACCAGTACGATCCAAAAGTAAATATCTAGGAGAGAATCCTTCGATATAAGCTTTTGCAACCTGGAGTTCCATTAATGCATATACATTCAATACGTCACCATCAAAGTCACCAGTCATAGATGAAAGACTTGTTAAAGGTACATTCATAACATGACTATTTGCATCTTTAATAACATGAACTACTTTTAAGCACTGCTGCGATCCAAGGTCCATTGTAGGGTTTCGATTAAGAATTACCCAAAGACCCTGTTTATGATTCTTAATTAAGAATTCACAAATCGAATAAATGCTTTCATCTACAGTATCTGAAAATTTTGCTTTCTTTAAATACGCAATCAATTCAAATAATGTCATCGTTCTAAATCTCGGATTTCCAATTCCTCTCATCATACAGTTAAGAATTAACAATGTATAAATTTCGATGAACTGTTTATAGTTCATAATAATATGATCCATACCAAGATATTTTGCATCAGTCAAAGATGCGATAACTGAACGGGAACTGAAAGATGTACGAGCTGATAAAATAGTATAACGAATGACTTTATGCTTACCAGAAAGTTTAGCCGAAATTGTCATACTATAATATGCTTGCAATTCTTCCTGAATTGACCAGAGAATAGTCTTTTCACCACCATCTCTTAATCTCTTACTTGTTCCGTTTTTCAACATCTTCGCATTGCTAAGAATTTTTGTTAAGTTACCATTTAATTTATCGTAACTAAACATTTTCTTTTTAGAACTCGCATATGCTGGTCTCAACAAGTTTGAGAATACAGGAATTACATTTGTGAAAATTCTCTGTTTCATACTTATTAAGAATTTTGCTTTATCAGCTTTTGCTGGTTTAAGCATTGCATAATAGTTCATGATTTCTGCGAAATTTTTCTTAAACTCCATCATACCTATATTCTGATAAGGTGAAGCTTTAGGATCTGTTTTTTGGATATCAATTGGATTTCCTTCGATATCAATATTCACTTGATACTTCAGAATTCTTTCAAGATTTTTATTTCCTATCACAGACTTAATCATTTCATATGCATCCGGCTGGATAATATAGTATTCGCCTAATAAGATCCAACCATATTTTTCAAGATCAGCACCAAATGTTTCATGACACACTGTTCCACATTCTTCACAGATATCACCTTCGTACAATCTTGAATTTAATTTGCCACAATAACAAGAATATTCTCTGAGATCTTTGTCTGTATCAACAATATTACCGAGTTCAGGCGAATAGATTCCTCCTTCAATTGCGGTAACATTTCTTTTATCAATACCAACATCCTGATTAATAATATAAGGGTGGCCTTTTAAATGTTTGTCATAGTAATACATAACGCGCCAATTGGGCATTATGAGCTGTGTCTTTTCCAATTAATTTCCTCCAGATTTAGTCGTTTGGTTTTTCGTCCAAAACTTCTTCTGATTCTTCGATCACATTTCCTTTGTTTCTTACGAGCTTATGAGCAACGAAAGTTGGTGACCATTCTCTTGTTGTCTTTTTACAATCAGCAGAATAAGTCTTTGATTTTTCCATTGCTTCATCGAAATCGTTGAATTCTTTGGCATTACTGATGCGTGTTACCAGCATATCTTTTTCACCAAGATAGAATGCATGATACACAGTGTTTCCTGCATCAACCGCTTTGAGTACTTTTACTACAAATTTGAAGGTCTTTTTGTCTTCCATATTTATCTCCTTTTTATTTAGTTTCTTCTTTATGAACAACTGCCATAAATATATTACCGAAAACTTTTTTCATAAGTTTACGACGTTTTTTAGTTGCTTCTGATAAATCAAATTCTGTTGCTTTTGAAACATCAGTAACAAATTCATTGTCGTCTGCATTGTAAACTTTAGGTCCAAGTTTAAGAATATACTTTTCCATTTAATCCTCCTACAGATCAATAATATATTTTTCTAAAATTGGTTTATAATTTTTATTATAGTACTCTTTCATTTCTTCCTTTAATTCATTTGGAGCCATATTGATTAGCATCCCAGAAAATTTACTATTTATAGTAGCAATTATATTAATATAACTATAAATATCAAAAGATTGAATGAATTTATCTGTAGTATCTACATATATTTTGTTTAGCTCCAAATAATATTTTATCATTATAGTATTTGTCATCTTTCTTTTATATTTTTCTAATGAATCACATGCCCAAGTTCCAGTTATAGAACTCGCATCTCCGCGTCTATAAATATACAATTCATCAGGTATATAAAGACATTCATTGCATGATAATACAAATATCATTTTTAAAAAATTATCTTCATTATATAAACAATAATCATTCTCATCAATATATAATTTTCTTAATAAAATATTTATTTTATTTCGCTTAACACAAGTTGTCCATAATACTCTATCAATAACACATTTTGAAAATGTCATAATGAATAGATTATTTTCTTCAACACTACCATCTTCATTTATACATTTATTTCCAACTATTTCGTGTTTTTCTTTTCTCCACCCAAGACTTCTACTCATAAACTTATTATTATTTGTATTCATGAATTTAGAACTATATTCTATATAATCATAATCTTTTTCTTTAATATATTTATGAAGAGTTTCTATAGTATTTGGAACTATATAATCGTCTGGATCAACCCATATAATATACTTACTTACGCTATTCTGAATTCCTCTGATCCTTGTGATAAATGTTCCCATATTTTTTTCATTATCAATTTTTTCAAAATGAATGATTGGATTTTTTAACGATCTATAATATTCCAAAAGTTCTTCATTTGTACTACAATCATTAACTATAATGACATTAAAATTTTTATCAGTTTGATTCAAAATAGATTTTATACATTTTTTAAAATATTCTATATTGGTATTATATAATGGAATTATGATATCAAATAAACTAGGTTTCATATAAAATCCTTTTTAATTTAAATTTATAAATTCTTGTTCTTTTAATTCATAATCACCCAATAAACTTTTGTAATTTTCATTATAATATCTTATAAATTCTTTACCTAATTTTTGATTATTTTCTGTATATTTGTCTTTTATTAATTTCTTTATATAATATATTAAAAAATCTTTTTCGGTTTTAATGAAACTACTAATCTTAATGTTTGGTATACATTTTAATTCGTCTGATGATTTTAGAATTTCTTCATAATATTTAATAGTATAAACATAATTTGTTTTCTTTCGAAATTCTTCAATAGAATTTATAATCCAATTATGACTTTCTCCGCTACGCAAATTATAATTATACAATTTATCTTTAAAGCATAAAATACTTTTAGAATAAATAGAAGCGATTATATTAAAAAATTTATCTTCATATAAATAAATATTAACATCATCCAAATTAAATCCTTTAAGAGCATTGATGTATACTTCACGTTTTATACATTTTGTCCATATGTATGTATTGATTTTTTTTCTAATAGTAATAAAATAAAAATAATTACCAAAGCCGGTTCTATTATCTTCATCTATATATTTATCATTTTCACATTTTCCATAAAAGTCCCAAAAATTTATATGTTTTTCTTTTTCAGAATTTATATGATTATATTCAAATGAAAATACATCAATATTAGGATTTTCATTAAATTTATTTTTTAAAATTTCGATAGTTTTAGAATTTATCGTATCATCACTATCAACCATTTGAATAAAATGGCTACATGAATTTTTTATACCGGTTATTCTTGTATTGAATAGTCCGATGTTTTTTTCATTATCAATTTTAAGAATATCAAAATCATCACTTTTCAATTCTTTATAATATTCTAAAAGTTCTTTATCGGTACTTCCATCATTAACTATTATTAAATTAAAATCTTTACACGTTTGATTTTTTATGGATTCTACACATAACTTAAAAACATCTAAATTTGTATTATATAATGGAACTATAATATCTATAAATTTACTTTTCATTTTATATTCTCCTTTTCTTTAATTTTTTCCACTTCATCTCTTGTTATTTTTTTAGTAAGATCAGAAAAGTTATTATTAAAATATTCTATACTTTTATTAATATGATTTTCGTCACGTATAGTAATTAAATAATATAATGCTACAACTCTATAAATATTAGTTAAATGATCAATTAAAGAATTTAATTCTAAATTCATAAAATCAATTTTTATCTTATTTTTATTTATAGTTTTTAAATATCTAATTGTATCTAAACGATTACATTGTCTTTTAAATTCAATTGAATCAGGAATAAAACTTTTATAATCTCTATATATCACATAAGTATGAAGTATATCTTTTATTCCCAATGCTGTATTTATATATAAACTAGTGATGAAAGTTAAAAATTCATCTTCTCCATGAAGAATATTTTTATTTTCATCAATTGATACATTTTTTAAAGCTTCTAACCACACTTTTCGTTTTATACATTTATTCCAAATAAAGAAATTTACCTTTCCTTTAAAATAAATCATATCGAAATAATTTATATCATACAATGTTCCATTTTCATTATATTTATTATTTTCAATATAACCATCAAATTTATTTATTATATACTTTTCTGGTCCATAATAATTATTTCTAGTATAAAACGTTTTAGATCTAAATAATATTAAGTCAGGATAATTATATTTTTTCATATTAGTTATAATACACTCAATTGCATTTTTTTCAAGTTTATCATCACTATCAAGCATTTGAATGTATTTACTAACTGAATTATTAATACCAACTATTCTCGTATTTAATAAACCTTTATTTGAAATATTATCTATTTTTTTAATAGTAAAAAGCGAGCATTTTAGTGATCTATAATATTCTAAAAGATCTTCATTTGTACTACAGTCGTTGACTATAATGACATTAAAATCATAACACGTTTGTTCTTTTAACGATTTAAAACATTCTTTAAATAATTCTAGCGGCGTATTGTATAATGGTATAATTATATCTATAGTTTTGGGTACCATACTATTCTCCGAATTTAATAATACATACATGTAAATTGCAATTTATTAAATCAAATTCATTTTTACTATTTGACTTACAAATTTCATTTATATATTTTTTCTTTGGATTATCATGTGCATAATCTATTATTTTAGATCTCATATGATAAGCTTCATCTACTCTCATTATTTTTGCATATTTATACTTTTCTGTAAAAATTGGAGTACCATCTTTTCTAATCTCTCTAAAAATCTTTTTCTTTTTAGGACAATACAGAATACAGTTATGATCAAAATCTTTTTGAATTTTAGAAATCAAATCTGGATCTTCTATATCATCTTTAATTCTTAATTTTTCAAATACTTCTAAAGTGTATTCATCATATACTGCTAATTTTTTATTCATTATATTCTCCTTTTCATATATAAATTTTGTCAAAAAAATAAAAAAATACACCGAGGGAAAATCCCCCGGTGTATATTATTTTATTGCAGCTTCACCAGATTAAGCGAAAAGGTTTGCCTTTCCACCATCTTTGCCTTTTGACATCATCTGCATAATCATCATCTGCTGGTAATCCATTTTACCGCCGCAGAGCATGCTGAGCATCATAGGATTGTCCTTGAATTTGTCCAATCCGCCGTTCATCATCATAAGTGGAAGCATGTTGTTTGATGTTCCTTCACCACCTTTGTTGTTCATCATCATGAGCATCATAGGATCGATATCTTTGTTTCCAGAAAGCATCATCATTGTCATAGGATCAATGTCTTTC